TCTTGTACAAGCGAACGTCCAGAATGCAGTTCAGAACCTGAGTGGTCTGACTGGAATGATGGAAGAGTTCCAGGCCAAATATGGTGCTGGTCTAAGACAGTCAAGCGTAGCAGCTGACCGAATTCTTAAATCGGCAAAGAATCTTGGCAAAAACCTTGGTAAGCAATTGGATATGTCTGGTCCTATTGCCCAGATGCAGGCTTTCCAAGGACAGTTGATTTCAACATTTAATGGTGCCCATAAGGTCATCAGCTCAATGTTTGCTGGTGACATGAATGCCATGAATAAGGCCATCAATGGATTGGCGACAAGTGGTTTCAGAAGTGAACAAGCCATGAAGCGTATTCGTGGTGAGGCTAAGGGAACCAGTCAGGAACTTCGCGGTCTTGCAAGGGAAATGAAGGAAAGTCAACAGTCCTTCAATACTCTTAGTAGCTTTATGCAGCGTCTTGGAAATGCTAAAGTCGGCAAGGGTGATAAGGCTAAGTGGAGTAAGGCTGCTTTAAAATCATTTACTGAAGATGAGCAGAAGATGATTGCCAAGATTGGCAACGACAAAAGTTGGATGGGTGTTTCCGGCCAGCGTCTTGAAAAAATCTTCAGTAACTTTGACGAAGAACTTAAAAAACGAATTGCAAGACAAGCTGCTGCCAAGAAAGCTTACGAAGACTATAGGGCAAAGAACGGCACTACCACAACAACAGCTTCAACTGTAGGTGCTATTACTGGCAATCCTCTTCTCATGTCTTCTGAGGAGATGGATAAAAAAGTTGCATCAACTCGCAAGATGGTTCGTTCGATGAGTAAGCTCATCGCAGAACAAAAAGGCAAGCCAAAAGTAATTACATATACAGCCACTCTAAATATTGAGGATGCCGTTTCAAAGTTAAATACTCTTCAGGAGCAGTTTACAAAGTTGCAGTCAATGGCAAATATCAGCGTCCGCGTTCGTGGTGCTGGAGCTGCCAAAGGATTCAAGGGGTATTTGGATGACATTAACAAAGGTGTCAAGGATCTCCAGACTACACTTTCGACTGTTGCAACTACACCGACAAAGAAAGCACCAAAAGCAAAGAAAATAGGCAAAAATGAAGCTGTTGAGATACCAGCTAAACTTGTCTATAACACAGCGGACCTGAAGGGCAAATTGAGCAAAATGAAGCTCACTGTCCCAGTTACTCTTGTGCCTACTCTTGGTGACAAGGCTACAAAAGCAAAGAATCTGGAAGCATTCAAAACAAAGATACCTCCAGTAAAAATAAAGGTAGACCTCAAACAAGCCAGAGCTAAGTTTGATGAGTTTATCGCGCATATCCAGAAATTCCGCAATCAGACCATTAATTTGAACGCCACTGCCGGTTCACGTTATCGGACCGGTAGAAATGGAGGTGGAACTACTGTACAGCCGCCAGGTGGAGGTGTCGGTGGCACAACAACACAGCCTTCAACTGGAAGAAAGGGGCCCGTCGGTCAGCGTACTTATGGACGTGGACGCGGATTCTCCACATATCCATTAGTGGGTAACACCTCATTCGGAGTACAGACACCAGCTTTCGTCGGTATGGCGAAGGGTATGGTTGGTATGATGGGTATCGGTGCTGCATTTGGTCTTATCGGTGATGCCATGAGGCAGGCTGTTGAGTACCAAAACACAATGGCTTCTGTAAAGGCAATTCTGGAATCCAACCAAAAACTTACAGGGTACACGCCAGCCAACTTCCGTGCTATGGAAAAGAATATCCGTAGAGTCGGTATGGATACCAAATTTACGGCTCCTGAAGTTGCCGGTGCTGCCAGATTCATGGCTATGGCTGGTCTCTCCGTTGACCAGATCAACAATTCGATTCGCCCTATTGCAGATGTGGCCCTGATTGGTGACAATGACCTTCAGACTACGGCTGACAAGATCACGAATATCCAGACAGCATTTGGACTTGGGAAGGATCCCAAGCAAATGAGAAAGCTTGCTGATAACCTCACAACAACATTTACGCGGTTCAATACCGACATGATGATGACAGCCGAGGCTATGCAGTATGCGGCTCCTATCGCCAGTGCTGCTGGTCTTGGTATTGAGGAAACGCTTGCTATGATTGGTGTTATGGGTAATGCCGGTATCCAGTCTTCAATGGCTGGTACTACACTTCGTATGGCACTCCAGAACGTCATCAATCCAAACAAGAAGCAGAAGAAGCTCTGGGATGCTATGGGTATCCAGCGTTTCAACAAAGATGGCAGTGTTCGTAATATTGTGGATGTCCTTAGTGATTTGTCTGAGCATTCCGATGACAAGAACCTTGTTAAGTTGGTATCCAATATGTTCCGTGTAACATCAATGGCTGGTGTTACTCAGATCATCCGCAACTTGGAAAAAGTAAAGGCTACGAGGGATGACATGAAACTTGGTCTTGACAGTGGAATATCAGAACGCCTTTCTTTGGAGAAGCAAAATACAGTTGCCGGTCTTTGGGCTCAGGTAACCTCTGCATTTACTGAGGATAACGTCCAGATGTTTGAGAAGTTCCAGGGTTCATTGAAAGAGATGCTGATCAGTATAAGAGATTATCTGAAGACTCCAGAAGCAGCTGAAAACCTCAATAACATCATGGAGCTTGTTAAGACGATGGGTAGCGCATTTGGTACTGTCGCAAAGATTTGGCTTGACATCTATAATACGTTCCCTGGGGCTGTTAAGGCCATGATGGTAATGCAATTTGCACTTAACCAAATCGGTTTGTTGTTAAATCCATTCATCGGCTTGTATCGTGTTCTCAGGAATACAGGTCTTGCCCTTGGTGCCATTGGAGCTGGAAATGCAGTTGCTGGTGCAGCAAGTGGCGCAGTTGGTCTAAGAGGTGCTTTTGCCGCCGCTAAAGCTGCCGGTTCGTTTGGTGCTATAGGTTCTATGGCTGGTGGTGCCATGACTGGACTTGGAACTGCAATTGGTGGTATTGCCGGAGCTGTTGCAAGTCCAGTTGGTCTCGCTATATTGGGAATTGCCACAACAGTTGGACTTATTTACAAAGATATTAAGGATAAGGACAATGCTGTTAAGAAATTCAATGAAAAGGCCAAAGAAACACAGAGCATAAGGGATAATGCAAGTGGTATTATCAACAATACTTTGACTGACAATATGCTGGAACTTGGAACAAAAACAGGTTCTATCGTAAATGTCGGCCAGATTATGAACGAAAAGGGTAAGCCTGTTGTCGGAAGAAAATGGATTAGTAATCCAATGTTCCGTCATACCAGGGGCTATTCCCAATTATTTGATGCCGACATGATGAAACATGCTCCGTTAGAGTATGTCAAATCAATATATGATCAATTTGTTGCTCCCGCAACTGGTGGTTCGTATTCATTTGAGAATTTCAGAAGAGACGCAGGCTTTGGCGTTCCGCAAAACATGGGTAAGGTGGGATATATCACAAATAGCACCAAGAACGCCCAGGCAATAGCAGCAAGGTACGCAATGACAATGGATGCTGTCAATTCATCAGACTATACTGGTGCAAGAGACAGAATCTTGAAATTGTTTGGTAGGGCCGCTTCTATTGAGGACAAAGACAAGCGTATCGAAGCGTTTAAGAACGCCAGAACCAGTGCCATGAAAATTATTGATGCGTATCGCCCTGGAAGCAACAATGAGAGCATCAGAAACATGACTGGTGAGCAAATTGGTAACATGTCTGCCGCCAGACGTTATAACAGTTTTGAATTCAAATACGCCATTGTTGAAAACCTCACCGATATGCTGAATGGTGAGGACAATCCAGTTATGCAGAAATATCTGGCTATTGAACAGCTTGACCAACTCGCCGATAATGAGGTTGCGAAGCGTGTTTATTGGTTACAGAGGTCTGTAGGCGGTATCACATTTACCGGTATCAATATGGAAGACCAAATGGTTCAGTTGAATCTCCAGATTCATGATGGCCAATTGAGCTTCCAAGAATACCTTGCCAAAATCCAGGCGTTCAAATTAAAAGTCAGTGATACAGTAGGTTCGTTCTTGTTGTTGTCGTTACAGGCAGCTAAACTTGCCGCTGCAAATGGTGACCTTCCAGAAGGTGTTACAATTGATAGTCTGGGCGCAAATATGGGTGGCTTCAGTGTTGGCTCAAAACTATCTAAGGAACAGTCGCAATGGCTTAAGGAAAAGGGTCAGGCGTATGCTCTTGAAAATGGTATTGACCCAGCTAAGTTTAGCCTTACCAATGGCAGCAAGTCAAAGCAAAAGAAAGACATCGACGCTGTTGTTTCATGGTATAGAAAACGCATGGGCCTTAACTTCGAAGACACCAATAAAGGCAATGGTGGAAACAATGGAAAGACAAATCCATTGACCAACAATAACGGTGGCAATAATAGAAGCACGAACCCATATCAGATAGATCAATCTGGATACAAGAATCAGTATCAGCGTCCAACAGCACGTCCTACACAGATTGTCTTTAATATTGCGAATCTGTGCAATTTCGACAAAAATGAATTCTTAACTGCCGACGAGAAGGAAGTTGCCAACCAGATTATGCCGAGAGTGATTCATGCAGTCACTCAGGCTGTTGCAACAGCACAGACACAAATTGGCGCAATGCCAGATGCCGGTAATGGAAGTCAAGTATAATCAAAAATTAAAAATATGAATTTTTTCGGAAATCTTGGATACAATGTCTCAAATGGAGTTGCTACCAGTGCTATGAGCATGGGTAATAACTGGCTGCAAGGTGTTCTTGGTGTCACTGGAATGCGTACCGGCCAGCATATTGAATATTACTATAACTATCAGCCTGGTGCCAATTTTATATTGACTCATACAGCACCTATTCTGAGAGCTGCTGCCCAGTATGCAAAAGAATACGCTATGAAGGAATTGAAGAAGTTCCTTAAAGGCAAAACGCAGGGTGCTGAGGGTTCTGCATGGACTGTTCTTATTGAGGATTATGCGAACAAAGTCAGAGAAAAACATTATGGGATGCTTCAGGTGAATCGTGATGGCGGTGGTCAGGATTTTATACCAGCAGTCAATAATTATGGCGAATATTGCCCAGAAGCATTTGTCATGGGTATCAAATTGCAGGACCCCATCAGTTATAAGATGAACAAAAGAATGCGTGGTGGAAAGCAAATGGGTGTCGGCGCAATAGGCGTGAAGTCACAAGAAAGCCAATCCGTCAACATTCCGGCAACAACTGATATGCTGGTGTGGTTTGATCCCGTAGCTATTCCCCAAATTAATTCGGATAAGAATGTTTTGTTGACACCAGTTCAGGGCCGCGATTATACTCGAAAGGAAATTATTGGCAATGGTGATGTCAAATTCTCTGTAAGTGGCAAAATGGTTTCTGGTGTTCCTGGTGTCTATCCTGAAGCTGAAGTTGAGAAATTCAAGAAAATTATGGATTACAAGGGCATCGTCTACTGTAACCATTATATTCTTGATATTCTTGGTATTGACAAGTTCATTATCACAGGATGGTCGCTTAATCCTCGTCAGGGATTTGCGGACAACACTCAGGACTACACATTCTCTGCTGTTGGTGTAATGCCTGACAAAGAAACTAAGATAGAAGCAGACACCATTAATATCATCGACTACAGTATTCAGGAGGCTGAAAAGAAAGAGCGCAGCATGTGGGCACAGCTTGTTCAAAAGAAATTGGAAGGTTTGCAGAATGGTGCTCTTGACACTATAAACAAAGCAGCTGATCAGGGTATTAATAGTTTAATTGGATTGATGTAATGGCAAACGACAAAGGAGTTGAAACTGCCCAGGGGATCATAAACGGGTACGAAACCCCGAAGATGGGTATCGGTATGCGTCACACCGGAAAAGAACGTTTTCTTGAAGGTGATGATGCTCAGAAGTATGTTGACCAGGCACCAGACATTCTTGTGTGCCAGATTAAGATCTGGAACCCAGCAGAAAAGGGAATCCAGCCAGCACCAGCCAAAGGAGAATGCAAAATGGTTCTCCATGAAGTTGAGTCCCTGGTAGTCAACAGCTCATATAAAAACGTGATAAGTACGGCATCTATAGTTATACCAAGAGGCTCTATCATCAAAAAGGTCATTACAAGTGCTTCTATTAACAGAAACACTGAGGGGCAAGATAATCAGATTGCGACTGACATGAATTCCGAGAGCCCAGATGCAACTGTTGATAACGACAAGAGTTCGGATTCAAATAAAGTTGGAGATACCTCATTATATGAGCCAGACCATGTAAATGAAATGGGGCTGCTTCTGACAACCACAACAGAAAGTGGCGCACCTGTTTCTCCAAGTATGTTCTCAAATGGTGACCGTATAGAAATCCGTTGTGGATATACACAAGATCCCATTGTTGCTGAAAAAATAGATGAGTATGAAAACCACAAGTGTCTGAATCTTGTGTTTTCTGGTTATATTACTGGTATATCTCCACAATCACCAATTGAATTAAGGTGTGAAGATTTGGCTTATGTATTTCGCACAGTTAGTTGTGAAGATATTCTTTCTAAGGGAAATCGCAAAGTCATGGATTTCTTTGATGAAGGCGGGAAATATAATTGGCTCAAAGGAACTGGTATCGAACTGCATCCAGATGTAAAACAGCAAGACATCAATGTCGGTGTGGTTAATGTTACTCACCATATCACCGTTGCGGATGTTCTTAATGAATGGTCTAAAAGTGGTCTTGTGTGTTTTATGCGTCGCTGTGATGATGGAATCTTCAGGCTCTCAATTGGCAGGACATACATGAGTACGACTGCAACAGATACCGCTGATTCAATTATGTACCATCCAGACGGAAGTGGTATTCCTGTGATTTATTCTGACTGGGATATTGCGGATGATAATTTGTCAATCATGGAAGTTGACAAAAAATTTGTCATTATTGATGCTGAGGGCTGGAAGGTGGAGAACGGTCAGAACTACCATTGCAAATTCTCTCTCAGATTAAATCCTGAATGGTCACCACAAAATAACAGTGTTGAAAAATATCAGTTCATCAATGATAAGGATTGGACGAGTAATCGAAAGGGGAAGCGCAAGAAAGGCTCTAAAGAACCCGTTCAAAATAAAGTTGCGGATCTGAAGAATTATTCCAGATACCCATATATGGCAAAGAAATGGGGTTTGTCAAAAGACGAATTGAAACGCGAGGCCATTGAATATTACGAGAATTTCAATCCCAGTGGAGTGTCTGGAAAGCTTACTATATTTGGTGGACGTGACATTGTTCCCACAACCATTATTGCATTTGTTGACTATATGCAACCAGCTCGACAAGGATTCTATGTTGTCGAAGAAGTCAATACGAAATTTGGTGTGCATGGCTACAGACAAGAAATAACCATGCCTTATAGAATCAAGATTTTCGAAAACGTAAAAATCATCAAATAATGTTTGAAGGAGAATTTTTAGGGGAGGCAAGGAAAATTGCTGAAGGCATACAAAACATTGCTGGTAAGAGGCTTCTTGACAAGCATGGCAATCCACTGTATTCAGGAAGGATTGTCGGATATGTGTGTAACGTCTATCCGGAAGGCGATGAATGGGAGGGCACCATTGATGTTCAAGAATTCAACAAGAACTATGATGATGAAAGTGCAGACGTTGGACTTCATGAACATGTCAGGATCTCAGCTATTCAAAACAATAAATCTGGTGTACTTTTGGTGCCTCAATTGTATTCTGAAGTTGTTATTGTTCAAGACCCGACATCCCAGGAAGAATATGTAATTTCATTTTCTCATGTTGATGTAATTCAGATGAATTCACATCAGAGGGCCAGTATAGGCGTTACTGAAACAGAAGAGTTCGTTGAAGATCAGGATGACGATAAGGATTTTGACAATCTCGAAAAAACTGGAAGCTCATCACATACTTACTACGATAAGGATTCTATCACGGATATTGTTACCGAACACGATAAAGAAGGCGATGATGAGACAAAGGCACAAGATGGCACGGTTTCAAGAAAGGTGACCAAAGATAAGGTCGTAGAGAAAATCGGAGAAAAAACAACTCTTACTACAGAAAACAACAAGCGGACACTCCAGATTGGTGATAACTTGACTATTGAAATGGATGGGTCAGGAAAAATTGACATAAACGCCAATGGAACGACCATAACTATTGATAGTAAAGGGCAGTCCACTAAAATCGGTGGTTCTGACAGTGCCCAGATTACGGTTGACAGCGGTGGAAATGTGATAGTTGGAGCGACTGATGACAATGCTGTTCTCTTCACTGAATTGCAAAAACTACTCAGTAAACTATTCAATTATCTTGCAACTGCTATGACGGCCACACAAATAGGTCCTCAGCCGCTTTCTACAGGCCCTCAAATCGGAGCCCTTTCAGGTGAGTTACCAAACATAATGTCGAAGAAAGTAAAAATAGCAAAATAATGGCAGCAGAAGAATTCAAGAAGGGTTCGACAAAGGACTCGTTGATGAAGAGCATTCTGGAGAGTGCCCTTAACACCCTTATAAGTGCAGATGTTCATCATAATTATGTGATGAGCGGATCCAGTGTGGAAAATCCGAAGTTTACTGAGACAGGACAATCCCTTTATGAGAAAATGCAAAAGGGTGTCAGTGATGTCGCAAATACAATTGGTGATGCTATTGCCGGTGAGCAGTCTGGTGGTGTTATTGGTCAAAATGATGGGATTTTCTTGTTTGATGAAGCAAATGAGAAAAAATACAGAGTCCCATTTAAGACACTTGCTGCCCTTCTTGTAGCAGAAGCTGTTCAGGGAGCCGGTGGTGATGGGGCACTTTTGACGGCAACTAATCTTTGGACTTTGCTGAGCGCAGATTCTGATTTCCAGATTGATATTTCCCATTTGAGGGATGCACTGGAGGGTTATCTGACTGCTGAAAGTATGCAGGGCCTTTTCAGAGATCATGGCTCAGACGCATACCTTTCCAAGATATTCGATGATGAAGCTCTTGGAATGATTACTTTCTTGGCCGGATTAAAATCAAACGGTGTCGCATATCTGATGAAGGGCCTGCAAATTGGTCTTTACCAAACAGGTATTACTGGCATTGGTGCCAAGATTGATGAATTCGGTAATGGTGAATTCGAAAGCCTTATCATCAGGAGATTCTTGGAAGTTCCTGAATTAAGATATAATCGAGTAGAAGTTTTGGCTGGTGACTCTTGGAGAGCACCTGGTGGTGGCATCATCGAGTCTGTTGTTGTCAATGATGATGGCCTTACTGGAACCATTACTCTGAAACTCGAAGAAGGAGAAGTTGGAAATATCCAGGTGGATGACATCTGTATGGGTATCTTCCATGATTACAATAATGCCAGTGTCAATGAAACCGAAACAACGGATGACGGATTTGGTAACAGGACTTTTGCTGGATTCTGTACATCTTATTTCCGTGTCACCAGTGTTACAGACATAACTGAAGTGGATAACGTGAAATACTATAAGAAAGTATTCACTTATGCATTGCGCCCAGTCAGCACCCGTTGGAATAAGCAGTTGCATCCGCAGGAATTCATGACCTTTGTGGCATACGGCAACTTCACGAAGACTGATCGCCAGAACGCCACATATATGACTCCTGCATATACCCGTATGTTGCGTGGCCAGAATACCTGGGAATTCTCGTTTGAGAATATCGGTATGCAATTCGGAGACCTTTCTATTCTTGCAAACTTTGACACGCAGGATCATCCGAATCCAAGAGCCCGTGAAGCATCTACATATCTCTTTTATATTGATGGTGATATTATGCACACGGGTATATTGAGACAGGTGGATTCTCATGGACGAGATATTATTGATTACTACGACCAGGGTGAATGGGACCCGAATACCGAATATTTCTATAAAGATCGTGTATATTGGAACGGATCGCTATGGCTCCTTGTCAAAGAGGACGATATAGACGAGCATGGCGTTCATCATGGCGTGATTGGAAGTGAGCCAAGTCTTGATAATCCGAATTGGTTGGCTGTTGTATATGCCCAGACTATTCAGTCAATGGGACACTGGGAATCCTCAAAAACACCGTATCCAGCGCAGTCTATCGTGAATCTTGGCGGTATTTTGTATCTGAGCAATAAGCAGACATCCAATCCACCAAGAGGACTGCTGATGTTTACGGAATCTGGTATAAACAAGTATGCAAAAACAAAAGAAGGATTCTATATCTTTGCAGACACCAATTCAAAGAATATCAGCGATGATTGGGATTTACTCATTGATTTAGAAGAGGCTGTTCAGGGTGAAGATGCAATCTATATTAACCTGACCAATGACTCTGACTCCATCATTACCGATATTAATGGTGTGATAGCTCCAGGCACCGTGTATCCAACCACCAAGGCACAATTGTATCGAGGCAGTGTTCAGATTACATCTGGTATTACATGGGGTGTTTCTGCTGATGGGTGTTCTGCCACGATTGCTCCTGAGAGCGGAACTGTTGTGACATCGAACATGACCAAAGACAAGGCCGTTGTCACTATCAGCGCAACATATAATAATTATACATACACCAAACTCTTTACGTTCAGTAAACTGTTTGGTGCTAACAAGTATATACTGGAACCGTCTGCCGATGTAATTAAGTTTGATCCGAACGCAAATGACGGCCAAGGACTGTTTGAACCTCAGGTACTTGTTGTACGTGCTTACTGTATCAAAAATGGTGAACGTAAAGAAATCACTTCGACAAGTAATCTTGGATTTATCAAATTCAATAACCAGACTTATTATTCTGGGATGTCGGTTAACACAAATTCGATGTCTGCATTCACAAATGGCAGATTGAAATTTGAGTTATTTGACAACTCTTCTGAACCCAAACTTGGTGACATGGAAGAGATACCATTGGTTCAAGACGGTATCAATGGTGTTGGTTCGGTTACTATAAATCTAACGAATGACACCGATGCCATTTGTACAGATTCGGATGGAAACATTGCAGAAAATGAGGAATATCCGACTACTACGGCTGAATTGTATTATCAGTTGACAAAGGTTCCTAATGAACAGATCAGTTGGAATTGTAGTGGAAATGGTTGTGATGCCATCATTGACGAAAATGGTGTTGTCACAACATCAAATATGACCGCTGATGTGGCTGTTGTTACTATTATCGGCTCTTTCCAGGGTCACTCATATATTAAGACATTCACATTCAGAAAACTGTTTGGTCAGGAAAAATATTATTTACAGACCAGTGTTAATACGATTGTCCGTGACAAACTGGGCAATTACAACCCAAATAGCATTACTGTTAGGGCCTTCTGCAAGCGTTTTGGCGAAGACCCGGTTGAATGTACGAGTGCTCTCAATATAGCTAAGATCGTATATGCAGGACAACAGGCCCCGCAATATTCGCCAGTCACTGTCATTATACAGAACGATACATTTACTGACAGGCATCTTGTCTTTACATTGATAGACAATGATGGGCGTATTCAAGATACCGAGGATGTTCCTTTGGTTACAGATGGCCGCGACGGTCAGGATGGCCGTGATGGTAAGGATTTGACTATCAAGGGTCACTGGGATTCTGAAGAAAGCTATGTTGTTGGTGATATTGTCCGTTTGGGAGAAGTCCTTTACAGCTGTATTGTTGACAATACCAATAAGCCACCTCACGCTATTTTGAAAGATGGTGGTGACGGTAAATACCTCAAAGATGAGAACGACATGTATATCCTTTGTGGTGATGAAGAGGACACTATCAATTGGATGTATTATGTTAGGGATGGGCGTGACGGTATTGACGGTGAAGACGGTAAGGATGGCCGAGACGGACAAGACGGAGACACACCAGTTTTCATCAATCTTACAAATGACACAGATTCCGTTATTACTGACCAAGCTGGTAACCCGCTGGAAGATTTGCCGACTACAACCGCCCAGTTCTTCTTTGGAACACGTCAGCTCTATCATGACGATGGCGTTGAATGGGGTACAGAGCGAGTTGTTGGTTGTCATGTTGACTGGGATCAGGAAGGCAATTACCGAATCACCAGCATGACAGCTGACCGTGCTCAGGTTATCATCAAGGCTACATACAAAGGCGTATTTTATCTTCGCACATTCACTTGTGTTAAGCTGTATGGCCAAGACAAGTATGTCGTAGAACCAGAATACGGCACAGTTCATTTTAATCCGCAGAACAATTCATACTTCCCAGAATATCTGGAGATATACGCATACGTCATTAAAAATGGCGAATACATAACATTGACTGAGGAATCTGGACTTGGTTATATACAATGCGCAGAAACAGTCGGATATAATGGAATGAGAATCCGTACCAAGGATTATTTCAGTGAAACTGGGCTTGATGTGTTCTTGAAAGACTCAGAAGGAAATGTCAAAGACAAGGAATACATACCAAGGGTTTCTGATGGTAAGAATGGTGAGGACGGCCATGACACTATGACAGCTTGGTTTGATGATACCAATATCCATTTCCTTTGCAATTCTGATGGTAATGCCATTGCAGGACAGAGTTATTCATCAACTGGTAGGCTGTATGTCGGTCCAAATGCTGTGTCGTTGGATACCCAGAACAGTAAGGCAGAAAACAGCGATTTGAATTTCTCATTATTGTTTGGCGGTGCCAATAACACCGAGGCTGTTCTGACTGTAACTGGATTCAAGAATTCAGCTAAAGATAACAATATAATAGTTGTGACTCTTGTAAGTGCCGACGGCTCTGAAACTCGCGTTGCCAATATCCATGTTGACAAAGTTCGCCCTGGTGCCGATGGAAAATCACCAGTTGTCTATAATGTGATCCCAAGTGTAAATATCCTCAAAAAGGATAACGACGGCACATTCGCTCCCGCAACTGTTGGCGCATCTGTCCGTAAGTCATACGTTGATAACGATGTTGTCAAAAATGATACACTGACACCAGAACAGGCACAGTCACAAGAGGGAATAACGATTTATTATGGTTACGATAAGGTTATCAAGACCATTGCCGCTGCTACAGGAACGTTATCAAGTGGCGAGCTTACACCACCAAGCACATTGGAGTCATTCATTCATTTTGTCATTGCAAAGAGCGATGGCAAGATTCTGGATTCGCAGAGTACAGGCGTTCTTATGGATGGCGAAAGCGTCATAATGATCGACCTTGACAACGAGAATGATTCCATGCTTTATAATGGTGATGACCAGCTCATTTCTGGCAGTGCCATTACAAACGGACACCTTTATTATGGACTGACTGATATTACGGAAGAAGCCACTTGGACTATTAAGAACAAGATTAATGTTGCAGCCACCATAAATGGTTCTCAGGTTATCGTTACAAATGTCACTGGTGATGCCGGTTCTGTTGTCATAAATGCTCATTATGGCAACAATGACTATGAAGCTAAATTTACCGTAAAGAAGCTAAAAGGTGTTGATAAATACGACATTATTAGCAACGAGACTGCCATCAAGTATAATCCCAATAATTCGCAATGGGTTACTGGAAGTGTTAAAATCGATATTTACAAGACATCCCAGAACAGAACCAGAACAAAACTTGGGCCAAACGATCTGTCGGAAGGATTTACTCTGACATATACAATAGGATCTACCACTAAAAACATAGCTCCTGGTGGCTCTATCCCCGTAGCTGAGTTCAAGACATCTGGAATTATTGTCACATTGAAGCAAGGCGATATTGTCATTGATTCAGAAACTATTCCTGCAATTGTTGATGGAACAAATGGCCAAGATGGTCGTGATGGCAAAGATGGTAAAGACGGCAAAGATGGCAAGGACGGTAAAGATGGTAAGGACGGAACCAGCATTGTTGCAATGGGTCATTGGAATTCATACACAGAATATCCGATTGGATCATACGTCAGCTTTGCTGGTGGAATGTATCGTTGTTTGGTAGCATGTGAAGGAATTCCTCCACTCCAGTGCTTGACCAATAACGGACAGCATTTTATCACTGACCAGAACGGCATGTATATTATCGCCATGCCTCAGGTTCCGAATAGCACATACTGGGTTCTTGACATTCCCGCTCATGCAGATACTGTTCGTCTTGACCTTGACAATGAGAACGATTCAATTCTCTATGATGGCGCAGGCCACAAAATTAGCGATAGTCCAGTATCTCATGCGACTCTTTATATAAATGGTAATGAGTATGCCGGTAATGTCAATTTACAAGTTGTTGGTGATGGTTGGGTAGGATGTACTGGTAGTGTCACCAACAACACGATTACCATTACCGATGTCGAATCACGTACAGGTGGTCATGTTGATGTTGGCGTAACGTATGATGGCACTCTTTATCGGGCCAGAATGTCCGTTACAAGACTGGAAGGCACCGATAAGTACGAAGTTTCTGTCAGCACAAAGTCAATTTCAAAGAATTCGAATACTGGTGTTTTGACTCCAAACAGCATCACAGTTGATGTCTATAAGACCGCCCAGAATGGAAATCGCACCAAGTTGTCTTCAAATGACCTTGAAGGGACTGGCATGACTCTTTCTTATCGTAAGGGGGAAACTATAACAAACATCAACCCTGGTGTTGTCATTTCTGAGGATATTCTTAGCAATGCTGTTGAGATTGAAATAATCCTGAAAGATAGTATTAATAATATTGTCGATCTGGAAACAGTACCTATTGTAAGCAGTGGTAAGGACAACTTTAGAGTTGACCTTGATAACGAAAACGATTCAATGCTGTACAATGGTGCTGGAGAATTGATTTCTGGTTTTGCCGTTGCTCATGCTCAGCTCTATATGGGTGATCACGCAATCACACAAAACGTTTCGTGGAGTGTGGAAGCTGATTTTACAAAGGTTGAATATGAATTGAGCGGCAATACTGTTACAGCTAAGAAACTAAAAGCCGATACTGCCCAGATTAAGGTTATCGCTACATACGGTAATGCCCAGTATGGTGCTATTTTCAGCCTTAAGAAATTGGTTGGCGTTGACAAATATGAGGTTGTGCCCAGTGATTCGTCAATTGGTTTTAATCCCAATACAAATGTTTGGACTACTCAAACTTTGAAGGTTGATGTTTATCGCACTTCCCAGAACAGATCAAGAACAAAGCTTAACACTGATGATTTGCCCACTGGATATTCTCTCACATACAATAACGGTAGTGGAGCAACTTCTATTACGCCTGGTTATGAGATTCCAAAGGGCAGTTTCGGAAACACTGGAATTGAAATTGTTCTAAAAGATAACAATAATTCTGTTCTTGATTCTGAAACAGTTCCAATCCTGTTTGCCGGTGTTGACGGTGAAAGCATGAATGGACGCGGACATTGGACTCCTGGAAATACATACAATAGCGGTGACATAGTGATTTTTGCTGGTGCTATGTATCGTTGTTTGAACGATGGCATTACAACAGCCCCAATGGGTATTCTCAAAGACCACGAAAACTGCTATTTGAAAGACAAGGACGGTGGCTATTTGTTGGTTGATGGAAAAACAGTTGACTCTGCAAACTGGAATCTTGAAATCGCTCCTGCGAAGGGTGTTGTCCGTCTTGACTTGGATAACGAAAACGATACGATTCTATATGATGAATTGGGTCGCAAGGTATCTGGAAGTGTCGTTTCTGAAGCGATCTTATATATAGATGGCGTAGAGTACACTGGAAATCTAAGCCTCCAGATCGAAGTTAGTAACTGTACGGCCACAATTTCAGGACGCATCTTGACTGTTACTGATGTTACGGCTACTAATGGTCATGTTATCGTATCATGCGTATATGATGGTGCTACATATCGTACTGTCATGAATGTTACCCGTCTTGTCGGAACCGTGAAGCATGAACTTTCATTCAGTGCAAGTGCTATGTCTAAAAATGCCGATACCAATGAGTATTCAGCAAATGGCATCACGGTTGGTGTTTATGAGACTTCACAGTTTAGCTCACGTACAAGGCTGACTTCGCTTCCAGAAGGTTTCCACATTGTGTATGTTCCAAATGGAGGCAGTGAAACAAGTGTTGCGTTAGATGGAAAAATCCCATCTTCAGCATGGAATAATGGCGATGTATTGGTGAAGCTTTATGATAACATTCAAAGAGTTATCGATTCCGAAACACTCCCACTGGTAACAAGTGGTGAAAGCTCTCTCAGATTGGATTTGGATAATGAAAACGATTCTATTTTGTATGATGAGAATGGTAAGAAACTCACAGGTGATGTCGTTACCCATGCCAAACTATATCGCGGCTCTGACCTATATCCTGGAACTGTAACGTATAAGGCAGTTGCAAACGGATGCACAGTGACACCAACACAGAATACAACTGGTGAATTCAGTATTACTGGTGTAAATTCCAACGTTTCTGCTGGCACCGTAACCATCAGTTGTACGATTGGTTCGGTTACATATACTGCAATCCTGAGCGTAAAGCGGCTCCAAGGTGTAAATAAGTACGACCTTGTGCTGAGTGACAGTTGTATGAAAAAGAATGCTGACACTGGAGCATATACTCCAAATGGCGGCATAACAGTCGATGTGTACAAAACCGACCAACTTGGAAACCGCACCAAACTCCCCTCAAATGCCTTTGGTACAGGAAAGGATGAAGCCGGTTATACTCTACAGTACACACCAGCTGGAGGTTCTGCTACTTCAATTAATCCTGGAGGTACTATCGCTGCAAGCAAATTCGCAAATGGCGATGTACTGGTAGTTCTAAAGGACAAGAATTCCAAGATTCTTGATTCGGAGACAATACCTCTTGTGATTAGTGGAGAAAGTGTATTGAGACTTGATCTTGACAATGAGAATGATTCTATCCTTTACGATAATAACGGAAAGAAGATTTCTGGTGATGCAAGTACAAAGGCTACATTGTATAGAGGCGCAAATCCATACCCAGGTACTGTTACTTATAAAGCTACGGCTACTGATTGTACTGTGGATTCTACTTCAAATACAACTGGAAACTTTAAAGTTACAGCAATTTCTGATGGAAAATCATCTGGAAAGGTTGTGATTAGCTGTACAATTGGTACTGTTACATATAGTGCCATATTTAATGTGACGAGACTCCAGGGCGTTAACAAGTATGATTTGGTATTCAGTGCAAGTAGCATGAAGAAGGATCCTAATTCCGGTACATATTCGCCAAGTGGAGGCATCACTGTTGATGTTTATAAGACTGATCAGTTGGGAGAAAGAACCAAACTCCCCTCAAATGCCTTTGGTACAGGAAAGGATGAAGCCGGTTATACTCTACAGTACACACCAGCTGGAGGTTCTGCTACTTCAATTAATCCTGGAGGTACTATCGCTGCTAATAAGTTTTCAAATGGTGACGTGTTGGTAGTATTAAAAGATGATTCCAGCAAAATATTGGATTCTGAAACACTGCCATTGGTTTCTCAGGGTACAAATGGTGTCGGTGCAAAATACATATCTGTTAAGGGTACATGTCACAATGGAACATCGTCGCCCAATGATGGAGGTGTTACGATATTTGATGGTACGAATACTGTAATTTTAAATGTTGATAGCATTAATGCAGATACAGTTGCTGGAACAAGAAGAGGTCTTGCTCTTGTGACTATCAATAGAAACACGTTGGCCGTTTCAACAAAGCAATTTTATGACACTTATTATAGCAGTGCAAGGTGTGATGCTCTTGCTACAGCGATTAATAATGTGACATCATCTTATTTTGTTTGCTTGTTTAGTAATGACGCTATTGGTTGGACTGACAATCTTGTGGATGCTTTAAGAGCTTGCGGTAGTATTGGCATTGACCATCGTGAGACAACCAGAAGACCATTTGCATTTATTGGTTATCGTGGTCTTCCAGAATGTCATGCAATGCAGATGCTTGGTGAAGTAGAATCATCAACTCCTGCTGAAGTAATGGCTTATGTTGCTGATGGCAAACTCACAACCTCTTTGGATGGTAAAGATAGTGTCCGTTATTTCTTAGAGGTCAACCCAAGTGCTCTCGTCAAGACAAGTGGTAATTCCTGGGTTTCTTCTGGAAATATTACTGTTCACGCTTACAAACAAAAGGGTGACCAGGAGCCGATAGCTGCTGTTCAAGGTGATGTATATTGCCGTTATATCAAGAGTGATGGCGGTAGCGGACTTATTTCATTATCAAATGGAACTGGAACTATCTCGATTAATAATCTGTCTGCATACATTACTTATTTGACGGTATTCCTTTCTCATTCAAACAGCGATTCTTCAACCAGACTTGATTCTGTTACCATCCCAGTCATTGCGAATGGTGCTCAGGGTTATGAAGGTTGTCAGGTTCGTACTACAAAATGGGAAGACACCTCTGACAATGATGCTTATCGCGTTGCATTCCAGAATGATCGAGGAACCAATAAGGCATTCAAGGTTGTGGATGTTATTGCTGTTCCCTGGAAGGATGGCATCAGGGATTTGAATGGAAATGTCGTATCATATAGACCGACATCTGGTTATTTATGGTATGTATGTAAGACAGCGCATACTCAAAGAAAGACTTGGGAAATAGAACGTGTACAATGCAAGGATTACTGGGAGGCCATGTCTGATCCAGGTCCTATGTTCATTTCCCTGTTGGTTGCCCAGTATGGTAAAATTGAGTTTGGCACAACAAACGAATTCATCGTTGTTAACTCGCGTAATGAAGTCGTTGCTGGGTTCTCTGGACTTATTAATACCGAGGATGAAGACAACAGCATAAGAATATGGGCCGGTAAGTCATTACCTACTGAAACTTGGAATACATACGTTCCTACTCGTGTTGCTGGAAAATACTTGTGGGGCCGTGTTCAGATAAAATACGGTACTGCTGCATCAAGCACAGACATCAGATATTATATGCCGACTATGTTGTGCGATTCAGCCACCTATTATTATACGGTCAACACATATTATCAGTATCAACCGGTAACTGTTGAAAATGCTCCTCAGTCAGGATGGGTTTATTGGGACAAGAATGCGGAACTTGTACCATCAGAAAGACCGACTGGTTATTATCTGTGGATAAAGGCTGTTGTCTTATCTAATAGTAGTGGATCTGTTATTTCAACATTCTATTTCAGAGTCAGGGTAAGTTCCCAGAATATCTACAGTTTCAGAATGAACTTTGTCAATAGTGACAGACAGGGTTCAGAGCCATCTATTGCTCCATTCCGAGTTACCCAGGCTGGTGCTATGTATTCGACAAGTGGTGAGATTGGTGGTTTCAAGATTACTGCTGATTCTATTGCGTCAACAAATGGTCTTGTTGGCCTATATAGTGGTGACATTAACAATAGTGATACAATTAGGTTCTGGGCTGGAAATTCAAATAGGGCATTTGCTCCATTCCGAGTTACCCAGGCTGGTGCTATGTATGCTTCTAAAGGAACTATAGGTGGATTTACAATTACATCATCTAACCTGTATGCTGGAAATATAGAAAACATGTACACATCCAAAAATAATTATGTGTATATGAGTCCATCTGCAATCAGAGTAAGCCAAGGCATTGGTTATTTTGCTCCTGGAGATATAGCCAATTTAAAAGTTCTTATGGGTTATGGAGCCGATCCTTCTATGGATAAATCAAACTCATATTGTAACTGTGCTATGTATATTTATAGGAGCATGAATCCTGATCTTGGAAGCAAAACAGATTACTATTGGCCAGCGGTAAGAGTTGTTTCTGAAAATGTTGTCAATAGGAATATTGCAATGCGCTTACAAGGTGGTTTGCAAGTATGGGGTGGCGTTATAGAAAAAGGACATATTTTAAATATGACATCACAAGGTACAGCATATCTTGTTGATTTATCCTTTGGAACCACATTCTTGACCTATAACACATCAGGCGGCGATGCATGGATTTCGCTTCCAGGTCGTACCAATATCATTAATCAACTTGGAATTGGTTATTCAGATACATTTTGTGTTCCTGTAACCGTTGTCAATACTAACAAAAGTAATGGAACTGTGTATTTAAAACTTGAAAATTATGAAAAAATTTACAATCAAAATGGTGGTGAATGGAGAGATGACAGCAGCAGCAATTGCCAAATAAAATTATCAGCTGGTGATAGCATTAGAATAGCACTATGTTATGTTGGTAGCTCATTTTTCGGACAAGTAATAACAGAAAGTAGATAATTAAAATTATGAAAGTAGTATTTAACAAACTCATCCCGTTCAAAGGCTTTCTGGCTATCACTCTCTGGCCATTTATATTCGTCAGGAGTGAGCTAAAAGCCAAGTTCGGTGATGTTAGTAAAAACCATGAGAAAATTCATGGTTGCCAGCAAGTAGAGGTAATGGCAGCTGCAACACTCATTGCAACTGTCACAGTATTGTTCGGTGCCTCAGCATGGTGGTTTATGAGTATTCCGGTATCGTTCTATACACTCTATGTTTTTGAGTGGTTGATACGACTGGTGATTCATGGAAATAAGCGGGAGGCATATCGGAATATATCTTTCGAACAGGAGGCGTATCTACATGAGTCGGACTTTGGTTATATTAAGTTCCGCAAGCATTTTGCGTGGATAAAATATCTATCCAAGAAGACTTTTATAAATGAGATAGCAGACCACCGTACACAACTTAACATGGATAACTTTTAAAAAATATCGATATGACAACATTAAAAAAAGGAAGCAGGGGTAACGATGTCAAAGAACTACAGCGTTATCTTAATCTTATTCAAGATGGCATATTCGGTGTTATAACCGAAGAAGCCGTTATTGCCTACCAGAAACGTCACAGGCTGGTAGCAGATGGTATTGTCGGTCCGAAGACCTGGGAATCTCTCGTCACAACCAATTCTGTTGGCCGTGAGTCAAGGCAGGAGGTTATTGAGGGGTTTAGGGTATTGCCGACAATCAAAAAATCTCGTCGTATCATTAAGGAGATCATCATCCATTGTACGGCAACTCCTGAAGGCAGGCCCTACACTGTGTCAGACATCCGTAGATGGCACAAAGACAAGGGTTGGAGTGACATCGGGTATCATTATGTCGTATATCTCAATGGCGATGTCATGGTTGGCCGTGATGTGGATATTGTCGGTGCTCATGCAGCTCCAAAGAACAATACGTACTCTATCGGGATTGTCTATGTAGGTGGTCTGGAGAACATCCCAGGCGTACCGGTTTCAAAATTGCCAGCAAAAGACACACGTACTGAAGCACAAAAAGAGTCACTGGTGATTTTGTTGAAGAAGCTTCGTAAGTTGTATCCAAATGCACGTATCATCGGGCATCGTGATGTCTCCAGTAAACCGTGTCCGTGTTTCGACGCAAAATCGGAATATTCATGGATCTGATGAAAATTAGTAGTACATTTAATCAACTCTTGAAATTTCTGAACCTTATTTATATATAAAGGACAAGAAGTTTTTAAACATCACATTATTAATTAAAAAACAGTAAAATTATGGCGCAAAATTTAGACAAAGCGGAGAACCAGCTTTCAAAGGTTTCTGATTTTGCTTACCTCCGTGCCGTTGATGGTAGCGGAAATTCAGTGCAGCTCTCCAAGGCAGACATAGCCAGGATTCTGGGTAACCATGCCGAGATCATGAGAACTGGAGGTGTTCTGATTGCCACAAGAGAGTCGGACGGTTACCCACGTTTCCGTCAAATTGACCAGGCCGCTTCGTACAAGAACCAGGCTGTTGGTGTGGCTATCTTTGAAGGTGGTCATTTGATCATCGTGGCGAAGGACGAGGCTGCTAAACAATGGGCTACCTCGAATGTTAGCGGTGGTAATGCCGCGAAAGGACGCGAGGCTGCTTTAGCGGACTTTGCTGGACGCTCTAACACGGACACAATCGTGACCACTCTTGGCGCAAATGCTCCTGCGGCTCAGTATTGTCGTGGTTACTACCCATCGAATGTCGAACAAGGTGATGCGAACTTTGGTGCTGGGCGTTGGTGGATTCCTTCTGCTGGTGAGTTGTTCACTATCTGGAGTCATCTGTTGGAAGTAAATCGCGCAATGGCGGCGATCAGTGGAACCGCGCTGGATCGAGGAACCTGGTATTGGAGTTCGTCCGAGATCAGTGCCGCGTACGCCTGGCTCGTGTACTTCCCCACTGGCACTCTGGGCGACGGCAGCAAGACGTACGAGCGCAGGGTTCGCCCTGTCTCCGCATTTTATTAATCTCTTTATCTCTTCAGTCCTTTATCTCTTGTGTCCGGCCCTCCGGGGCGCGGACACAGAGAAAAGAAACAATTTCATAACAATAAGTTGAATCTAAATCAAAAGGGATAGCTGGACTGGAGAGATCTCTTAATCTGTTTCTAAAATTAAAATAAGCGCAAAATGTTAGCAAGCGATACACAAATATACAAAGATACATATACTTTGGCAAACGAGTTGTTCGCTATAACTCAGAAGTTCACCAAGGATGTCAAGTCAACTCTTGCGAGAAGAATTGAGAACTGTGTTCTTGATCTGGCTGACTCCATTGTTGAGGCAAATATCGACATCAATCATAGGTCTGAGGTCTTGAAAATAGACTTCATCATCAACTATGAGCGTTTGCAGTTTGTGTTGAATCTCGCCGTTGCAAGAAAACAAATTACGCTTAGGCAGCAAGCACATATTGCAAGACTTATGTCAAGTATTGGTAAGCAGGCAACACGATGGAGACAATCCGCGCCAAAACGGAAGGGTCCGAATGGGGTCTCATAAGTTGAAAATCGTTTATCAAATGACAGAGTAGACATGAGAATTCGTCCTTCTATGATGAAATGGTCCGCACACGCTCATTTAGCGTTAAGAGTAAGAAAGTTGCGGAAGCCGTCCGAGAACAGTGCCACGAACGCTTGGAACGTGAACTTCAACAATGGCAATCTGAACAACAACAACAAGACGAACGAGAACAGGGTTCGCCCTGTCTCCGCATATCATCGAGAGGACCGCCACTATGAAATGAGTGGCGTACATTCAGTTATGTATAACTAAATGTAGGAACGTGTATGGTCAAGGATGAGTATATATTCGAGGCGTTCCGAATCTGCCTTCGTCACAAGACTGGTTCGCCAAGCGCAGCCAAGTATTTCTGGGGTTATGAAGAAGACCTGGTGGCACTGTGTGACGAAATCAATGAGCGTACTTATTATCCGACCACAAGCACTGCTTTTGTTGTTACCAAACCAAAATACCGCGAGGTGTTTGCTGCCAATTTTAGAGATAGAATCGTACATCATTACTGGGCTATGAGAATTGAGCCTCTGTTGGAATCAATCTTCTCTCCCAGGACTTATAATTGCAGAAAAGACAAAGGCGTTCTGTTTGGCATCAATATGCTATATCAGGACATATACGAATGCTCAGAGGAATACACTAAAGACTGCTGGGTGGCAGAACTTGATCTCCAGGGTTTCTTTATGAGCATAGACAAACAGCTTTTGTGTGACATGCTAACACAATTCATCCATGATAATTATTTCGGAGAAGACAAAGATGATATAATCTGGTTGAATCAAATTATTATCATGCATGAGCCGGAAAAAGACTGCCACATCAAAGGAGATCCAGACTTGTGGAACTATCTTCCAAAAAACAAAAGTCTGTTTACAAATGGGGAAGGACTTGGATTGCCAATAGGTAACCTTTCCAGTCAGCTATCTGCAAACTATTTACTGCATTGGCTGGATATGTTCATGGAAAAACTGGGATTCAAGTATCATGGGCGATATGTTGATGACTTCAGGATTATTGACCAAGACAAACAAAAGATTCTACATGCCATTCCAAAAATCAGGAGATTCTTAAGTTTGTACCTACATGTCAAACTGCATCCAGACAAATTCAACATTAAGCATTACAAACAAGGTGCAGATTTTACTGGTTCCGTTGTTAAACCTGGAAGAATATATCCGGGAAACAGGACTGTTGGAAACTTTCACAATGCCATCTGGGAACTGAACCAGTGTCACACCAGAGAACAAATAGAAAAGGCTATTTGCAGCATTAATAGCTACCTTGGTTTTCTTAGACACACCAGTTCCTATCATATCAGACGTAGTGAGATTTTACAAATACGACCAGAGATTTGGGACTATATTTATGTAAAGGGACGTTTCTATTCGTTGAAGATGAAGAAAAAACCTACTTCCAAGCATTCACATAAGAATGATTGGCCGTTGGTTATCTATATGAAGGATCCGATTCATTATGAACTCTTACAAGAGGAATTTATATAATATTCACTTTAAAGTTAATTATTATGGCAAAAGAAAATGTAGAAGAGATGGTTCCTGAGGTAATTGACCAGGACCTCTATGGTGACAAAGTTGAAAAGGTTGGTGGCCGTGCCATCATCCATGTTGAAGACGTGATTGTGTCCCTGGTGATTCCAGTGACATATCCTCAGATCGTAAGCGCACTGGTAGACAAGAAGTATCCGTTCGACGCTATGCAGGCCATCCAGAACAATTATCTGGCAGATCCTGAGGATGCTGATCACAAGGCTGAATTTGATGCTATGCAGACATGGCGAGCAACGGCCAAGGCAGCAGCTCACGAAATCCTTGGTGAGTAAAAATCTTACAAAAATTGGGATTAGAGGGAATTTTATTCCCTCTTTTTTTATTTTTATAAGAAAAAATTTGGCGATTTCAAAATTTATATGTACTTTTGCATCCGTTATGACAAGAACTCTTAAACATAAACGGATTTAAGTCACCGGCCTACAGCTAATGAGGTCGGCAAAACGCTCTCATAGCTCAACAGGCAGAGTACATGACTTTTAATCTTGGGGTTCAGGGTTCGAGTCCCTGTGGGAGCACAGAACAACAATATTATATCGCGGAATGGAGAAGTTGGTATCTCGCCACGCTCATAACGTGGAGTTCGGCAGTTCGAGCCTGTCTTCCGCAACTAAAGAGGGTTTTGAAGCCCTCTTTTTCTTTTTCAACAAACCATGCTATAAGACAGTCAGCTATTTAAATTAAAAGAAAGATATGACAACAGATATATTGCTGGATGTCAGCCAAAAGGACTTTTTATACGATGAGTCCAGTGCTTCACAAACATTCTTTACGGCAGAATATGGAGCACACCAGATAGGAGAAGACACAAACTCTTATCTGGATGTTGTCGTTCCAAACGGTTATACAATCACTCCCGCTTCGCAAGATGTTTTTATTAAAGCACCATACATCCCAGTCCTAACACCAATTACGATTAGGTTTCTCAAACAATCTGGAACTTCATATAGCATCATCAAGGTTTTCGGACAAGACAGTCTCCAGCTTTATTTCTACAACCAGAACGGAGAAAAGGAATCGCTTTATGGATGCAAACTGATGGCAATGAATATTGATGGACTTGTAAGGCTCCATTGTGTGTCGGCTCAAGACGGATGCGAAGTGTTCCTTGCTACTAATGGAGATTTCCAGCTTGGCAATGCCGACAAGAATTCTGTTGATATGATGATGGAGTGTGCGCCTGGAAAGAATTACCGATACCCGATGAATGGTGTTGGCGTTGCAAGGTTTCTTGGTTCTATCATTGACAGAACACCGGCAGCTCCTGATATTCTCAGAGAACTTGGTGATGACAAGCAAAGTGTTCGTGAAGTCTATTATGATCAAGACACTCAGAAAATGAGGGTTATTACGGACGAATATAACAATAAACAGAAGATCGACCCTGTTGACACATCAACACTCGACGTAAGCGCATTTGAGGAGGACGAATAATGAAAGAATACACGGTAAAATACGGCCAGAACATTTACGACATATCATTGATGTTGTATGGCTCAATCGAGGGCATATTCGATCTCCTTGCCAACAATGACGGTATCGATGTAAATAGCCAAATTGCAATCGGTACGGTATTGAAATATGACGAGACATTTGAGGTAAATTCCCAGATCAAGAAATGGCTTTTTGACAACAAAATTATTGTCGCAAATGATGAATCTCAGTTTGATGTCTCAGGAATTGATTTAAACAATCTCCGTATTGTTGTTGATCAGCATGGTCCAACATCTGTTATTGTGGTAACATTATCTTCAGGCACAATGTATATTGACTGGGGTGATGGTAAGAAAATCGATGTCGTAACAGGCACTTCTGAATTTGTGTTTGACCACCCATATTTGGAAGACGGTAGGCATACTATTCGTATTTATGGAAATTTTGCACTCAGGAATCTTGACTTTACGGAAATTGGAGGCATATACTATGCAGTTAGTAATTGCAGAGTCACTGGAACATTCAAAGAGAGCACTAACAGAGCAGATTTAAAAACACTATTTAGATAAAAAGTATATGAGTAGAAATATCAAAACCATATATCAGTCAGCAGTGGAGGTAAGGAATCAATATCTCCAGCTTGCAACCGATAAGACAAACCAGTTGTCTGCAAGTAGAATGTCTGTGATGAACATGCTTACTTATGTTATGGCATCGCTCATTTATGTGTTTGAGAACATGCATGATGTCTTCCTGGCAGATGCTACAAAAATCATCAATCAGCGAACCAATGGGACACCTCAGTATTATGTCTTCATGGCAAAGAACTATTCCGTCAATTGTCAGGTCAAAATCAACAAAGACGGAACGGGTCTTGATGTGATTTCTGCTGGAAACCCGCTTTTGATACCGTATGCCAGTTTTGAGACCATCAACATCAGTAATGGAATTGTCCTGAAAGTATGTAAGGATGTCAATGGAGAGATTACACCGCTTACTGCGGCAGAGCTTTCTGCATTTACGAATTACATAAAACAAGTCGAATTCGTTGGTGCATCGGTTGTTATCAGGAGTGTTCCAGCCGATATTCTGACACTAAAAATGAGAGTCGTGTATGACGAATCACTTGTGTCAAAAGAAGAAGCACTTGCAAATATCAAGACTTCAATTGATAATTATGCCAAAGGTCTAACCTATGACGATTACGTGTATCAAGCGTCTATTGTTGATGCTATCCAGGCAGCTTTTGGAGTTGTGGATGTTCCGACTACGTTATCTAATGGGACGAGAGGGCAGATACTTGTAGAAAAGAATAACTATTCTGCTGTTGGTGGATATGACAACCCAGTTGAAATTACTGGGTGGTACAGACCTTATAGCGGATACCTCACCACAATCAAGAATGGCAGTTCTACTATCAATTTGAACAATATAGAGCTTCAGTCAAGAAGTGAGTATCTGATGACAAAAAACTAATTCGATATGGCATTCAGAGACTATAGTGTAAACATTGAAAAGCAAATCAACAGACTCTTGCCTTATTATTTGAGAGGCAGGAAGATGATGCTTTTTCTTCACGCTATCAGTTCACCACTCCAGTTCTTCAATACTGGTGATGGTGAATTCAACAAGTGGGCTCATAGAAAACTCTTGGATCTTTCGATGTGCGCTCAACGTATGAGATTGGTGTGGTATCTGAATAATGTAACTGTTCCAGATAACGGTATTACTCTTACGAATGGCATGAAAATCGCCATTAATGATGAAGCTACGAGTGCCACCATTGCGTATCTAAAAAGTGAAATACGTGACCAGTCAACGGCACCTTTATTCTATCCTCATTCGATACCTACAGTATTACGTCTAAAGTCAAACCAAACAGACAAGGCAAAGGCAAAGATTGTTACTCGTCGCATGAATGAGCTTGGAAGTATTGGTGGAAGATTCACCATATCTGTTCCCTACACTGGTCAGGACAAAGATGATGTCTCCAGGAAAATAGTCGCCTCAATAGGCAGATTTATCCCTGTTGGTATTACATATAGAATTGTATATATTTAAAAAGACACAATATGAAGGAATTAAAAAGCACTACAGGAGGACGATACCTGTTTTTCGAGGATCTGGATACACTCCAGAATTCCGCACTTGCGTCTGCTGCTGCCATTTTCTTCGGGAAAGGCAATTTCGTTATATCTGGTTGTCAGGTAGAAGGAAATTCAATCAGTTCCGGTTTTGTATATCTGGATGGTAAGATAAGAGAGGTTCCAGCTACATCGAATCTTTCTTTCCCAGTATATATCATTTCCAAAAATACGACAGAACAAGGCATGTATCTTGATTCTGCTGCACTCCAGGATACGGCTATTACCTACGGTGTTCAGTTTACGACCACCTATAACGCAAACAGTATTCAAGTCAAGAGTACAGGTCCTGTCAGCACAATGGAACAGGTGTTGTTCTCCGATATGAAGCTGAATGGCGGTATGTCGCTTACAGATTTGGATGTTGCCAATGTCATTCGGTTGAAATCACAGACAACAGCGTCAAATATCGGCCAGATTCATTTTGACGATGACGGATTCCACTTCAGTACAGGAATCGTGACCGGTACTGGTAAATTTTCTGGTGATGTAAGTGCTGCTGGAATTACTGGTTCTGAATTGCTCATTAAATATGCGTTACAGACTGCTGAATCGCAAATCGGTATGCAGATTGGTTACAACTTCATCAAGCATATTGCGACAGCAGATGGAAGTAAAACGTGTACGATGTCATTCACGGAATATGGCACCACATTCGACAAGAAGATCAATGTGACAGACATGATTACTCTTAAGGATACAGACAATGCTTCTCACAACATTATCCTTGGGCCTCATGGACTCCACTATAGCTATACCGACAGACAAATCCTTCAGTGGGGTGAATCTGACAATAACACATCGTTCCTTCGTACAGAGAAAGAATTTACTGTAGCAGGAATTAACGGTGATGGTGCCATCATAAACGTACAAAAGCAGACTGCCAGGGCCAATGAACCAACTTATAAGACGGTGATCACAGAATCATCTATTATGAGTTATTCGCCAGCAACTCAGGACTATCAAAACAACCGCGCTGGTTTCGATTTCCTTGACGGTAACGCAAAACTGTACATTCATGGTCACATGTATGACATAGGTGTTTCGCCAAAGGGGTTCCTGTATGACAAGAACAACCCTGAGTTTGTAGATCCCATTGCTGGTGGCGGCTCAGGTAGTGGCGGTTCAATTGAAGAAGTCTCTGTTGCAACTCTGGATGACGTATCAGTTATTAACTGGAAAAAGACTCAGGATGGATCTACCTATACTGGTAAACTTTCACTGGGAGCACCGAGTGATGGTCTGATTTACGATGGTAACATGAAGATTGGTGGTAGCCTTAAGGTTGTCGGCAGTATTGTTGCCGGTGCCTCTGTTACTGCCAAAGATGTCTATAGTGAGAGTATTCGCATCAAGAATGGCAGTGCTTATGTTCAGGGAAAGGCTGGTGTGACAACCATTTATAACTACACCAATATTAGATTTGAGATTTCACAGGGTTCTTCTCAGAGCTCACGAATCATTAAATTGATGGGTGATAAGTTGACATGCACATATATTGGCGGTATATTGACATCAACCGTTATGAATGCCGGTGAGGTGTTGTCAGGTATTATAACGCCGCATCCAGTATCTATGATAGATCAGTAATTATTAACATCTAAATAGTACGACTATGAGAATAATGAATTATGGTAATGACTACGCCCATAGGGACAAAATGGAGACTGTAGGAAATGTTGAAGAGCGTAAAACCCAAGTTCAGGAATCCCCAGAACCCGAAACCAAAGGTGAAGGAGAGGCCGAGAAAAACAAGGGCAGAAAAGCCCGTAAAGCATAAGTTTTCGGATACAAGACTGGGGTGGCTTATTATGAATGAGGCCCCAGTTTTGTATTCTGTGATTACTGAGATATGCCCATTGCCAAGCAAAGATCTTCTTAGATCAATTGCTGGGAATTCCAATGAATCCTTTTTTAAATCAGACGAGTTCTGGAATGAGTTGGTCAAATACAATCCAAACAAAACGTGGAGCCCATCTGTAAAAGAAGAAATCAAAAGAATCAAAAGGAGGGTTTTTTCTAAGCAATCGATAGACAGAATCATCGATTCCAAATAACAAAGAACCCCAGCTGTCCTCACGGATGACTGGGATTTAGCGTATTAATTTTTAAAATTCCAACAGAAAATATTTATATCCTATATTATAGAGGGATAAGGTTTGGCCTATACTTGATCCGAATTGAGTTGAAAGCGTAGAACAAGACTTGTGATGCGTTTGGCGCAGTTGCAAGTGTCTCAGTCCACGTACCCCATTTCCAGCGTCTATTATCGAATGTGGCCAATTGGATTTGAAAATATGGTTTTACTTGTCCTTCAATGAAGAAACATACCGCAACACGCATAGCCGTCCATGTGTTGTGTTTCAAATCAATTGGAAACTGGAACCGCAAGTTCACCATCATGTCATTACACTCAGATGTCCTATCTGGTTCGAACCCCATTTTCTTAAGCTGATTTTTGAATTCCTGTACTGTCATATCAAATATAAATAGAGTCAAACTTATTGTTGCGGATTATTAACCTCATAATTTTTACGAGCTTGCTTAGCCCAGTCCATCACTAAATCGTGGTATGAATTATCAGTTGCAGAATATGGCCGTTCCAATATCCATTTGTTTATACGATGTTTCTCACGAATAATATGAGACTTTATCCTGGAGCCTTTTGTGCTTGCGATGTTTGCATCGCTCAGTGTTTCCAGAACCGGATTGCTGTCACACACAATTCTGACTATAACACCCTTTGGCATCTTTGCGAGGACGCTCCAGATAGACATCAGACAAAGTTCAAAATAACTCTTTCCGACAAATACTTTGCATTGTTGCTGAGTCTCGCCAGCTTTGTTAATGATACAGTATGAAGCAGCACCGGTTGACGGTACACGTTTTAGATTTGCTGAGTAACCAATGTATGCAATATAGTTCGGCTCACCTATTGAATCTCCAAATGTCTTATATCTTCCCATTCTTTTTGATCTTTGATTTCTTATATTCTTGATATTGTTTTCTCTCTTGTGCATTCATTTGGCGTTTGTATGGTCTGAACAACATCTTCCCTACAGGGATCACGCCACATTCCATTAGGCAGCTTTCAAAACTTAAAGGGGAATAAGCGATACCATTTGGAACACGAATAACCTTAATGCCGATATTTGAAAAATCCCTGTCTCTATTTGAATCATAAACAATTGCATTTATGTTCTGGTGACTACGGCCATCAATCTCAATAGCGGTCTTTATAGATGGAATGTAAAAATCCAGAAAATAAGGTTTTCCGTGAATGCAAAATGGTGCCTGGTGAAGAAAATTTATTTTATGGCCTAACATTACACCAAAAGCCATCAACTCATAAATATTTGCTTTGTCTTGGAGCTCACACATATTTGTGAGTATCCAGTCACGCCTATGTTCTGGAATAAATCTTATTCTCGTTTGAAGTTCATCGGATGTGAATTTTTGCGCATTGTATGATACCAAAGTACGCCTAAGAAGATTGTAATACTCTGGACTATTTATCCGATACTCTTGATTGTTGATTTTATAAAAATACGGCATAACTCCATCTTTTTAAGTTGGGAATTATGCCCTGATTCAATTACACACAATTTCGTGATTTTTGGCTGGGTGGCCACATTATTTTTTTAATAAATGCCAGAACTACGGAGAGCTGACAATTCCTCTATAGCGAGGTGTCGTATCGCTCCGAAAGTTCTGCTCATTATCCCGTTACGTATTCGGGAAGAAGTCAACCATTTATGCCATTTACTGACTTCCGAGCGAGACTGAAGACGCGGAATCATACGTCCTGTCCGTCTAAACCGTACTGGAACGGTTGTCTCAGGGAGCTATTAGGAATCCAGTCCTTCTGCTTCGCCGTGCTCCCGATTGCGAGTGGTTAATTCGCAACCCAATCCATTGGCGTGGTGCATTGCTACTAAACACCTCTCGTTCATGTCCGAGTGCCGTCATCGCGCCGAGACTATACTGGGATCTCTCATTTTCCAGATATAGCTATGCTACATGAACAAAGTCCACTTCCCAATTTAGCACCCCTGTTGCGCCCGTATAGGGTAGTCGTAATGCGTCAGGACTGTTTTTGTCAGAGCACCTTACTATCAAGCGACCCAAGTTCAGTGCCATCTGCCAGTTCTTTGAAATTATCGGGTTTTGGAACTGGTAGCCCAATATCGGTGGCCTGACTGTATAAAAACAATTATGGCCAAGTAGCTTAATTTGGGACCTACTACTTGACCATTCGTATTTAGAGCGGGAACAACTCCCGACAGTTAAATCAATATGTCCGTCGTTAGAGGTCCCAATCCTAACTACGGGTGCAAAGGTAAAAATTAAATTTGAAACTAAAAAATATTTTTTAAATTTTTAAGAATTATTTTTTGAAATAGTTCGTAACTACTTGAAACAAAGACAGTCACAAAACAAATTCCCCATATATATTATATATTACCTATTAAAATACGTGCGTGTGCGCGTGAAAAAGTGGCTGCGCAACATCTATAAAATCTTATTTGCGTACTAAATCCACATAACTCTGGAAAGTCTGATTTTCAAAGAGATAGTATTTTTTAATATGAATGTTAATACGAATTAACACGAAATATTTTTTAGATGCGAAAATAATTAGTAAATTTGCACCCAGAAATCAACGAAAAGTCAAATTTAGAGCTATATAAACCCTAATATGAAGCAAAGTTGATTAAGAAGCACGGCAAGATTAAGGTTGAAGGAGGAGTCCTTTACCGACGGGAGCTGGATGAGGCCCTTGACAAGCTTCCCGATGACGAATATCTTTTCGTCTTTGCCAACAAGGACAAGAACAGGGCAATGAACAAGCTTTCATATCTACACTCTGTTGTATTGAGGACGATAGCCGAAGAGCTTGCTGAGCGCAACCCGGACAAAGAGCCGGTAACACCTTCACAATTATACAGGTATTTCGAAGAGATCTTCGCGCCGATTCATACCTGCGTAATTAACAATGAGAAGTTTGAATACTTTGACCTGAAATCGGAATCGTCAGCTGAAATAGGGGCAGTAAGTGAGAAAATTGCCCAGTATGTTGAGAAGAAATGGGGAATACATGTTCCAACCGAAGATGAATTAAATTCGGAACCATACTACAAGACATACGCCGAAGCCTATCTCAATCAGTGGAAAGGCTATTGGTCAGAATTTTTATCTCGTCGTAAAGAATTAAAAAAAGATGAGTGAGAATTCTAAAATCAATTACAGAGATTTACTTAAGAAAACTGCGGTAACTTATGAGCAGACCGTAGAACGTGTAAAATCAGAGCAGCAGAGACCCCAGGTTGACCGCTTCCGCATTGGTGAAGATGGTGACTATGCTGTTCGTATTCTTCCGCTTGCTCCTTATCTTACCAGTGACGGTCAGATTGATGAGACACGTCCTCTGCGTGAGTCGTTCGAGTATCCGCTGAAGCAGATGTTCCTTGATATTAAGGGTGAACCCAAGAAGAAGGGGGGCAAACCTTCTGTCATCAACATCCCTGTTATCTGTGCCACTCAGGATGGTGTCGGTAAGTCTGTTGACTTGATTGATACCTACAAGAAGCTTGTCAAGGAATATTATCCTGATGACAAGGAGATCATCGATCTGGTGAACAAGGGCCGTTTCGAGAAGGGTCTGAAGTGGAGTTATCTTCGCGTTCTCTATGTGTTTGACTTGGATTCCAACAAGCGCACACCTCTGTTGTGGCAACCTTCATTTGCACAGTACAATGACTTCGTTGATCGCCAGATTAAGCTCTGGGATAAACTGAAGGCTAAGAATTCTGATGCTGAGGATCCCCTGGCTGGTTTCGGTGTGTCTTACGCTCTTGAAATTACACGTAAGACCGAGAACAAGAAGACCGGTTATTCGTTCAATATCGACATGACCAGCGAGGACGAGCTGGACGATAAGGATATGGAGGCATTGTTCAATGCTCCACGTATTCCTGATGTCATCTACCGTTATACCAAGTATCAGATGGAGGCTACCATTGAATTCCTGAAGCAGTATGATGAAGAGCATGGTCTTGACATCATGCAGGAGGAGGCAATGCTGAATGCTATCGATAAGCTGAAGGGTGAACTGGATGCAAATGACCAGAGTCACTTCGATCTCGCTACTGCCGGTGATGGTAAGGGTGAAGGTGGTGCCGGTAAGCTGACCTTGGAGCAGTTGAATGACCGCTATGATGCACTCTTGGATGCTGGTCTTGCCGATGATTCAGATGAGGGTATCGAGCTTCGTGAGGACATCCGCGCTTATGTTGAGGAGAACGACCTGAAGGTTACGATGAAGCACTCTATGAGTACGGCTGATATTCTTGATGCTGTTGAGGAGGCTGAGCAGAATAAGCCTGCCACCACAACAAAGAAGGACGAACAAGAGCCTGAACCGGAGCCTGAGCAAGCACCAGCCCGTCGTTCACGTCGTGCTGCCGAGCCAGAGCCAGAACCAGAGCCCAAGAATGAGCCGGAGCCTGAGCCAGAACCAGAGCCTGAGCAGACTGGTCGCCGCCGTCGTGCTGCAAGACCAACACGCGAGGATGATAACGATGCAACTCCTGAAAACAAGGAGAACGAGGCACCAGCAGAAGAAAATACAGGTGAGCGTCGCCGTCGCCGTCGTTCAACAGCTGAATAATCTACGCATCTTCTTTTAATTCTGGGAGGTGTCGCTCCCCATAAAGGAATGACACCTCCCTTAATCATTAAAAAGTATAGGTTATGAAGCACCCAAGTTTTTTATTGGTTAACGACTTGCATGTTGACAAGAACTGTATTGAGGATTTTAATCTCAATTGGGATGAAATGCTTGAACAGTGTAAGGCCAACAAGGTAAGCTCTGTTGCAATTGGTGGTGACATCTTCACTTCCAGGTCTTCTCAGACTTTGGATGTATTGATGACTGTCCGTGATGCATTTGATCGTGCTGAAAGGGCTGGTGTCACTTTGTGGATTGCTTTGGGAAACCATGATCTTTTGGATCAAGAGGCTACTTATGGCTATCCAGATATTTTTGACTCTCATGGTAATGTTTGTCTGATTAATAATAAGCCTGAGATTCTTGAAGTTGGTGGTGATTTCTACTTGGCCATTATGCGTTACTGGAAAGAAGAAACAACATTTCCAGGCAAGATGGAAGAGCTCCGTGAAATCCTTTCTGAAAAAAATATAGATCCAAGTCAGGTTATTCTTTATATTCATGAAGGCATTCATGGTGGCCTTGGTGATTTTGAAGCACCTAATGAAGTTCCGCAAGAGGTTTTTAAAGGATTCAGGAGTGTATTGGTTGGGCATTATCACAACAGGAAGAAAATCGATGGCACCCAGATTGAATATATAGGTTCTTCTCGCCAGGCTAATTTTGGAGAGGACGAACATAAGGGATACACATTGTTGTGGTCAGATGGCACCCATTCATTTATTGAGAATCAAGTCAACACCCGTTATGTTACTTTTGAAAAGGATTTTGAAGAACTGAATAATGCAGCTTTGAAGGCCATTTCTGAGTGGCGTGATGATGACTACAAGATACGTTTGAAGATTAATTGTACAGATGCACAATCAAAATTGATCGACAAACAAGCTCTTTTTGCAGCTGGAGTAACAAAAATCGAAGCTGAGACTGAGGAAACAAAGGTTGAAAAAGTAACCGATGAAGACCTCAGTAAAAAGTTTGACAAGAAAGGCATCCAGACTGAATATGAGACTTACTGCAATGGTAAGAACATCAGTAGTGAACTTGGTATGAAATATCTAAATCAAATTTAATCATGGAACGCAAATTATTTTTCTTAGGGCTGTTTTTGGCGATTATTAGTCTTGCGAATCTTGTTTGTATTTGCAAGTTGATTTCTGTTCTGAATGGTAATGGGTGTTGGACCAGTATAGGCGTTGTCGCTGCAATGTGTGATATGCTTGTTGCTGCTGTTATAGTAATTGTTTTTGCGCTCAAATATAACGATTAAGCTATGTGGAACCTACAGTCTATTGAAGCAAGAAATATATGCTCATTCACTAAGCTTCAGTTTTTTATGAAGCAGAATGTGGCAACTCTCATTTTCGGCAACAACGAGGATGATGGAGAGAATCAGCAGCACAATGGTTCTGGTAAGTCGGCATTCATGGAGTGTATCGGCTTCGGAATCACAGGTGAGGCTTTTCGTAAAGTTGACACCATTGAAGACATAATTCGTGATGACGAGGATTACGCTGAGGTCAAATTGGACCTTTACAATCAGGAGTCAAACAAACGGATGATAGTCTCCAGGCGTATAGAAAGAGGGCAGTCACAAAAAGTTGAAGTCACTATTGTTGAAAATGACATTCCGTCTTACATTCCTTTTGTGTCTGTTATTGAGACCAATCGCCAGATACTTGAAATCCTGGGAATCTCAAAGGATGATTTGTACCACAATTATCTTTTGAATGCCAATCGTTTCAAGTCGTTCTTTAATTCTTCTGATAAAGAGAAAAAAGAAATCATCAATACTTTCTCGAATGGTATTATTGTTGACGAGGCCATCGAAAAGTTGAAGGTTGATATTGAGGCAGCTGGTGAAGAGGCAGACAAGGCTAATCTGGAAGTCTCCAGAGTTACCGGTGCTATTGAGGCAATCCAGTCACAGATTGACGAGGCAGAAAATAATGCTGAAGCTATGGAGTCTCAGCGTAAGGAAAAAGTTGATGTTTTGAAGTCTAAGATTGCTTCTGAGCGTGAACAGATACGTTCTATCCAAAAGGAGATTGATGATGCACATGATGATGCTACAAAACTCAATAATGCTGCCATTAAGATTGAGTCCATTGAGGATGCCGGTTTGGATTTGACTACTTTGAATCATCAGGTCAAAAAAGTATTGACAGAGGTTGGTTTTGAGTCCAAGATGACAGACTGGAATCTCAGAATTCAGAGTCTTAATGAGAAGAAAGAGAAAGATTCCCAGCTTGTTTCTGAATTGAATGCTGAACTAACTGGTATCCAGGCTAAGTTGAATGAGAGTAAGCGTCAGTTAGAAGAAGCTGGAGCAGAATATAATAAGGTAAAAGAGTCAAATCACCAGAAGGACGAGGCTGACCAGAAGGAGATTATTGAAATTCAGGAGGACATAAAGAAATATGAAGAGAAGTCCAAAAAGATTCTGAATGATATTATTGCTACCAATGAACAGATTGCCAATGCCAGACACGATATTGTGAAACTGACAGCCGCTATCAATGGTGCTGTTGAATGCCCGAATTGTCATCATAAGTTTGCTTTGGATTCAAATTTGTCCGTTGACGAGCTTAAGGTTGAACTGGATCAGAAAGATGCCAGTGTAAAGAATATGGAAGAAGATGTTGAGTCTTACAGATCTAAGAAATCCAAGAATGACGAGGAAATCGAAAATTGCAGACTTGACATGCAAGATATTCGTGATGACATCCAGAAACGTTCTAATGCACTGAGTGAGCTCTTCAATAAAGGACAGGCTTTCCGTCATTCTTATAATGGCAATAAAGAGGAATTCGATAAGTTGGAAGAGCGTATCAATTCTTTGAAGTCCAGTATCAGTAATGCTGAGAATGAAATCGCAAAACTCTCAGAATCTATTGTTACTGAGGCACTGGATATTCTGGATGGCCAGATTGACGAACTGAAGCGCACACAGAAAACCAAGAAGGCTCAGATTGAAGGATGTAAGTCTGCTATTGAGGTAAATGAGGCTTCTATTAAGGAGCTGGAGAGTGCTACGGTTTCAGATCATGTTGATAAATTACGCGCTACTCTGGAATCTAAGGAATCAGAGAAGAAAGAGGTTGATGCTGTATTCCGTGAGAAGCAGGCAGCTCTCAATGAGCTGAAAGAACAGGAAGTGCGTTTTGTTAATTTCAAGACTCACCTGGCTAATACCAAAATCAATTCGATCTCACAGATTACAAATCAGGTACTCCAAGACATCAAGAGCCCAATTCGTGTTCATCTTTCTGGGTTTACCGTTACAAAGTCAGGAAAGGTGCGCGATAAGATTTCCGTATCAGTATCAAAGAACGGTATCGATTGTGGGTCATTCCTGAAGTGTTCTGCTGGTGAGAAAGCTCGTATTATGTTCGCTAATATCGTAGCCATGCAGCGTATGACCAATCTCACAGCGTTAGGTGGTGGCCTGAATCTTATCTGTATTGATGAGATTATGGATAACTGTGAAGAGGCCGGATTGATGAGTGTTGCTGAAATGGCAAACGAACTTGGAATCACGGTTCTGATGATTACCCAGGGTAAGACCTCAGAGAACTATCCATACGAGTTGGTTGTTACCAAGCGTTGCGGTGTATCATTCATTTCAAAACAGCCTAAATCAGATGAAAACGCTTAATGATGTATTGCAGGCGGGACTTCGTAAAAACGAGGTTCTTGCCTTGGATATTGCTGAACACTGCGGTTATTACTCCAGTGTTGACAACTATGGTGTGGCACATTTCCCAGCTAATGACAAAGCACCAAAATATCTTGGTGCCGACTATAGCCAGTATGTTGCGTTTGCCGACTGGTTGGAGAAGATGATCATCGATAACGGTATTAAGGTTTTGGCTGTTGAGGATTTGAAATTCTCAAAATTCGCATTGGCCACTATCAAACTTGCCCAGCTTCATGGAATAATGCTTCTCGTAGCTGCCGAAATGGATATTCCGGTTAGGTATTTCAATGTACCAAGCATCAAGAAACACACCACTGGTGATGGACGCGCTGACAAGGCTAAAATGCTTAAGTATGCAGCGGAACGGTATCACCTTGATTTTGAAGGAAAGCATGATGCCTGTGATGCATCATGTGTCTGGTTCTATTTCATTCATTTGTACAATAACGATTTAAAACGATAAAATTATGGGATGCGTAGCAAAAACAAAAAAGATTAAGTTTTCCAAGATGTTGATGGAAGACGTTCTATTAACGCTTGTGACGAAGTACGTTCTGTATCTTCGTGGTGAGGAAATGTTCAAGTTTAATGGCGTTCCAGTTGACACCACTGTTACTTATCATGAGGATGGCTCTTTCACTCCGACTGAAGAGGGTATCGCTGAGACATTTAAATTTATGAACAACATCTGGGAACGTCAGGTCAGACATAGAATGAAAGAGGAGTCATGGCCAAAGTATATCGATATGTTCAAACAGTCAATCTCGAAGGAATGGAACGCAAGCAAGAAGTCTTCTTCGACAGCAACGGAAAGCCAATCCTAAACGGTAAGGATCCCAGGGTAAACAACGAGTTATTTGAGGAGTATATACTTCCCAATTATGACATGGTGCTTACACTGACAAGGAAATACACAGATCGTCCGGAGAACGTTGACGAAAATTTCGCCATCGTTCTCACGGAGTTCTATAAGTATATCCAATCCTATAATCCAGAAAAGCCGCTAAAAACATGGATTCACATTTGTACTAAACGTTGTTGCCAGGAACAGAACAAGAGGCGGTTTGATCAGGATTCCAAGTATTCTGATAATGACCCGTATTCCTCTTCTGTTGCCAGAGAACACATCATGCAGACTGGAGCATTTACTACGCATGATATGAGTCATGGGCTTTCCGACGAGATTGTGACAGCTCTTAGGATGATTCAGCCTCATAAATTGTCGGCATTCATTCTTCAGGTGCAGGGTTACTCCATCAAGGAAATCACCGAGATCGAATATATGCGTGGTCACTTGAAACGCAAGAATGAAGAAAACGTCAAAAGCAGAATCTTCCAGGCCCGTAAGGAACTGAGAGAGCTGCTGAATCGAGACGGTACTATCAAAAGTGAGTTGTTGAAGTTGATTTTAAAAAAGAGGATGCAAGGTGGAACAGGAGAAAGTAAGTAGGACGATTAAGATTTTTGTCCGTATCATCAATAAAATAGACCAAAAATGGAGACTACCTGGAGGTGGCCAGCCTGAATTGTATATTGCAAATGGTCTTGCTGGTCTGGAGAAGATGTTTCCAATGGGAATGTCTGACCAACGAATAGCAGACTACATTGTGTATCAATTGTATCGGTATGCAGACAATATAGCCGGTGTAGCTCCGACACATTTTCAGTATTCTTGGTGTTTCAGTGAAACCGCATTGGCAAAGTACAAGAACCAGTATTTTGGCACTGGAAATCCGAGGATCGACTATTATATTGATCAGTGGCTAAAAGGGCTTGGTATTCAGCGTCAGCAAGTTGTTGAATATATCTCAGGCCCAAAACCTAATAAATGGAGAAAATATCTTGAAATGCCAAGTGACGAATTGGTAAAGAGACGGTTCCACAACACAGAAAACGGATTTGTCCTGTGTTCTTCGAGGACAATGGGGTGGAGTCCTGGCTCTAAGGCATGTCAAGAATGCAATTTCATAGGTAAATGCAAGCAAGTTACTGGGAAGAGATACCCAGAATTGCTTAGGTTAAGAGAAGAAAATAAGAATTAAAAGAAGATCAATTATGGCAACAATTAAGAAAAAGGTTTTGACGGTAGAATATCTACGTCAATTGTATTGGGGAGCGATTAACAATAGTTTTGTGTGTTCAGCTGTCAGTCAGCACATGGAGTCTGAACTTTTGCCTACACAAGATTTCCAGACTCTTCATGAGGCAATAAAGAAGCATTTTGTAACTCACAAAGACGCACCTAAATATGGCATCATAAAACAAACTGTTGCTTCCAGTCGTGCTGTTACTGAGTTGTTGGAAGAGATTCACGATGATGCTCAGGACATCGAGCCAGAGGTGCTTCTGGAACAGTTGGAGGAATACCTTAAATTGACGATGTTCCAGAGGGCCTATAAAGAAATTGGAAAGAAGTATCAGAATGGTGATGGCACAGAAGCTATGGCTTTGTTCTATCAGGAGGCAGAGAAAATCAAACAGTTTACTCTTAAGCAGGAGGATTTTATCGATGTTGTCGGTTCATTCCGTGAACGTTATAACGACAATAAAGAGCGTCACCAGGAGAATAGCCGTAAGAAAGCTGTCACAAGTTTCTATATACACCAGTTGGATGAAATGAATCACGGACGCAATCTTCGCGGGCAGGAAACATTATTCTTGGCACAAACTGGTGTCGGAAAGTCTCATGTTGCCAGATGGATTGGTTCGAATGCCTGTTATACGAGTGGTCTGAACGTTCTTCACATTCAGTTGGAGGGAAAGACATCTGAAACAACAGATGCTTATTCGGCTGGCCTTGTTGGATGCGAGTCTTATTTATATGAGTCTGGTCTTATCAATGAACATTCTATGCAACAGTACCAGAAGATTGTTGAAATGGCAGCTGGTACATTGGTTGTGCGAGGATTCCCGAAGTTTGGCAAGGAAATCACAACTATAGATATTAAAAATGTTCTGGAAGAATATCGCAAGAAATATGGTTATTATCCAGATGTGCTTATTATCGACTCCGTTGACTTGTTAGGTGATTCAACAGGACGCAACTGGGGTGAGAAAGGACAGCGTTTCAAGCGCATCCAGGTATCTAAGGATTTGAAGGATATTGCAGACGATTATGATTTGTGGTGTGTTGGAACCTATCAGGCCAATATCTCAGATCCTAAGTTGACGGAAGACGAGAATTTTGTTTTGACGGAATACAATTGTTCTGAGGCAAAGGGTCTGGCATGGGCACTTACGCATCTTATTTCTTTGAATCAGACATCGAAGGAGCGCAAGGAGCGTACTATGAGGCTTTATGTGGCCAAGTCCAGGTTCTTTGCTAAGGGTGAGCCATTCAAGATTGCAACTGATTATGAGCATGAAAGATTTTATGATGAAGAAAGAACCCTCAACATGGCAGCTTAGGGATTGAAAATTATTTCAAAGAAGTGCTAACAAATCTAAATATCGGTGTATAAGGTATTGTTTTCGGGATTGAAAATCATTATCTTTGCACCGATATTTCAATTGATTTTTGGGCAAAATTCCCTCTAACTAAGTATTTCCTACGGGAATTTTGCAGTATGCAAGTATCAGACGAAAGAAAACAGATTATTGTCCGTGAGCTTTGTGCGGAACTAAGTGGACGAGTTGATGGTGGAGGCAAGAACATCGTTGTTCCAGTCTGCCCTTATTGTGGCAAGAAAGGTGGTAAATTTGGTATTTATGTCGGCCCTATTGAAAGTAAGCTGTTTTGGACCCATTGTTTTTCATGTGGCCACACAACAAAGGACTTCAATAAGTTCTTAGAAGATATTGGTCGTACAGATCTGGCAGTCAAAGAAACAGTCGATCTTGACATGGATGTTGATGATGAGATTGATTTCTTTGAGGACGAGGATGATGATCAGGAGCTTGTTGAAGTTGAAATGCCAAAAGGTTGGAAGCGTTTCTTCAAAAACAAATATTTGAAGAGTCGCGGTTTCATTATGGAGCTGTATGACATGTTTCCAGTTGGCAATACCAGGGGTATGAACTGGCAGTATGATGATTATGTGATTTTCCAGATTATCATGGATGGCATTTGTGTTGGGTACATCGGAAGAAATATCCAAAGTAAAGAAGTTATCGATGAACACAATGCCCGTTCAAAATTCCAGATACGCCGGTATTTGAATTCTACTGAGAATGATTTTTCAAGGCTTCTATTTAATTATGATAGTATCGTGTCTGGAGAGACACAGACTGTGATTTTGACAGAAGGAATTTTTGACACCATAAGATTGGTGAAAATGTTCGAGCTTTATGAAAACAAGATGATAGTTCCTGTTGCTACATTCGGAAAGAAAATATCACAGGCTCAGATGTTATTATTGCAGAAAAAAGGCGTAAGTCAGGTTATTGTGGCTTATGACATGGATGAGGTTGGAAAAGAGGCTATCACAAAAACGATGGCTCAGCTTGACCCATATTTTGATGTGTTAGCTCTTCAGTTACTAACAGATGATGCTAAGGATATTGACGAGTGTACTTGGTGGGAGTTATATGACTCATTTGCTTATGGTTTGAAGGAACAGGTTGAATTTAATCTGAACGAAATATGAAATATAAAACAGCTGAAAAAAGATTTATCGACGAGTATTGCGATGGTTGTGAAGATGGTCCTTTTTACAAGGACGATCTGGTGAATGCGTTTAGGTCTGGCAGAAAGTGGAATCTGAAGCAAATGTTCATAGATTGCCACAAACAGCAGCCTAAGCAGAATGATGATGATATTGCCGTTATCTGTAGTCTTGGTGATCAAGCTCCATTTTGTTTTGGCATTGAGGTTGTGACAGTAAAGGGTTTCGAATATCAGAATTTTGTCGAAAAAACACCATACATACCTCTCTTCTGGTGTCGCTTGCGTAGTTTGTTGTCAATTTTAAATGGAGGATGGAATAAAGATGGCAGAGATAAATGAACTACAGCAATGGATGGATGACCACATGATTTCATACAAGATTATGAAAGACGTGGTTACTATTCCTGAATTTGGCCGTTGTCTCTTTCAGGACATGACCAAGCGAGAGCATATCTTCAAGGAGAATAAGCTTACTGGGGATGTCGAATTTGATTGTGTTGAAGTTTCGAATCTCCTGATAGAAGATGAGATATATTATGTCATCTTGAAGTTTGGTGACCAGTTTTATTATACTGACATCCGAAAGGATTTTAAATTGACACCACTCAGGCATATCGGAAAACGAAAAGAGCGTGAGGAAATGTATGTCAGGGAATACGTAAACCTTGGAATACATACGCCATTCGAGTTGTTGAATGGCTCAGGTGCCATATCCGAGTGGATTAAGACCGCCAAGTGGATGGGCCACAAAAGTATCGGTATTTGTGACAAGAACACAATGGCAGCAACACTTCAGCTTCAAAAAGAAGCCAGAAGTGCCGGTATTGGGTATGTTTTTGGGTATTCACTTGTAATGCAAATTGACGGTGAGGAAATCGGTGCTAAGATATACGTCCATACTCAAAAGGGATTTCGTAATCTTCTGAGGATTCAGAAAGCCATAAATGTTGACCGTGAAGACGGGATGGTGGATTATTTGGAGGTTCTGAATAGGGCAGATGGTAATGTAATTGTGTTCGATAAATGGTCTGGTGAATGGATGACCCAGAACAAAGAGCTTCTGAGCGATTTCGACAAGGCATTTGATGGGTGGGTGTTCTTCCAGGTTGACATGAGCGAGTACCGTGCTGACCGTATTGATTCCAGATTGTTAGAATCACAGAAGGCATTTTTTGACGGTTTTTACAAATCAGGAAAGTGGGATCTTGGAATTGAACCAGTATTGATAGAAGACTGTTATTATATTGATGCCGACGAATACAAAAACAAAATCGTGCTCAATAAGATTGATACTGGTGTGACACATGAGCTTTCGTATGCCCAGTTCTATAAAGATGTGGATCAGTTATATGATGAGTTCTGCGATCTGTTTTCAGAGAAATACGGTGATGATGTGTTCGATTTGATGGTTGACAATACTGTTTTGATTGCCAGTGAAAGCGATGCTGAGTATAACACATCTTCTGTAAACTATGCGCCTCGTTATTCAATGACTGAAGAAGAGGAAGCCAAGTATGGCAATACTCATAATATGTTCAACCAGCTTATTGAAGACGGGTTCCAGCGTCTTGTCCCCAAAGATAAAGAATCTGAGTATCGCAAACGTTTGGAATATGAGAAATACGTTATTGAAAGTACAGATAATGTTGATTATTATTTGATAACTTGGGATGAAATCAACTGGGCCCGCAAAAATGGTATTGCAGTAGGAGTTGGTCGTGGTTCTGCCGGTGGATGTCTTCTAAGTTTCTTACTTGGGATAACCCAGATTGACCCGATGCCGTTTGATTTGCTGTTTGAGCGTTTCCTGCTTCCAGAACGCGGAGGATTGGAGCCAGCAAAGGTAACCGTTATTGGTGACGATATTTCCAAAAAGGAATATGTCGAAGTAAAATTGGAGAATGGCAAAACAATCAATTTTGCCGACGATGCTGAATTCCTTGTCAAACGAAACGGTGAAGAAATAACTGTTATCGGAAAGGAATTGCAACCTGGTGATGATATTGTTTTGGATAGAAAAGACGAATTGTTTACAATAGATGAATTGTAGTTATGAAGATAGATAGCGTAGAAATTAAGTGTGGCAAGAAACCACGTAAAGTTGTTTACTCTTTTGTTGATGACGGATACAGAAAGACCATGCGAGGATCACTGCCTGATATTGATACGGACTTTGATGCGGATAAGCGTCCAGAAGTCAAAGCATATCTGGAGAGACGTTACAACCATGATGGTAAACAGCGCGTGTTCTCTGCCGGTACATTTACAACAGAGCAGATTCGTTCTGTCATTAAGGATGTGTGCCGTGTTCACCGTGTTTCTGCTAATATGGCCAATTACATTACGGCTATTATTGACTCTGGTACGGATTGGACCGGATTGATGCAGCTTGCAGTCAAGGAAAAGAAAGTTCGTGATTTCATAGAGAAGCACTGGGATGTTTTTGAAGAGATACGTCCAATTATGTTCCAACCTCGCTCTCCAGGTGTTCATGCGTCTGCACTGGTGATCACTCCAGATATTATCGAAGGTGAAGACGTAGAGTGTTTTGACATTATTCCTATTAAAAAGATGGATGGACTCCTGGTATCTGAATTGAGTGGTGTGGAATTGGATGAATTGGGTCTCCTAAAGAATGACGTGCTTGGTATTGCTGAGCTTTCCAGATTGGATGAAATGATTCAGATCTGTAATAATGTATATCACACCAATTTATCTATTGAGGGTTTGGCCACCAGTTCTTTAGATGAACCAAAGGTATTCGAGATCATCAATAAGGGCCTTACACAAGGTATCTTCCAGTTGTCATCTGTTGGTATGACAAGATTTGTTAGAAGTATGCACCCTGATTGCATTAATGATGTGATCGCTGCCAATGCTTTGTTCCGTCCAGCTACATTGGATTCTGGAGCTGCTGGGATGTATGTTGATGCCAAGAACGGTACTGTTGATCCGGAATATCTTTGGGGAACTTATGATATTCTGAAAGATACCTATGCTGTCGCTGCATATCAGGAACAATATGCTGCACTTGCAAGAAATATCGGTGGTTTGAGTTTAGGCGATGGCGTGAATCTTGTAAAAGCCATTTCTAAGAAAAAGATAGAAAAAATCCGTAAGTTTAAGGACAAGTTCTATGCCGGTGCTCAGAAAAATGGTTGCCCTGATGAAGTTCGTGATCGTGTATGGAGCATTATTGAAGGTGGTGCCACGTATGGATTTAATAAATCACATGCTACTGCATACGGCATTACGGCATACATCGGAGCATATATTAAGGCACTATATCCAACAGCTTTCTATACTGTATTGCTGAAGTGGGGTAAGGACGAGAACATCCCAGCTATCCTTGCAGAAATGAGAGAGCTTGGCAATATCACGATTACCAATCCAGACATCAACGTTTCAACTGATAATTTTGAAACAGACTACGAGACCAATGAGATTTACTGGTCACTTCTGAGAATCAAATTTGTCGGTGTCAGTATGGTTGATTTCATTGTTAAGAACAGGAATCGCTATGGAAAGTTTATGGATTTGGAAGATTTCATCACTCGTATCTTCAAACACAAATTTAAGAAGTATAAGAGCTTTGAGGATGAGGATAATGAAGATGAATACAAACGTTGCCCAGTTAATGCCCGTGCCGTCAGGAACTTAATTATGGCTGGTGCATTTGACAAGGTTGAGAATGTCGGTTCTGTTACTGAGCGATATGGACTCTTGAAACATGCTGCTGAGCTCCTTGGGTTTGAAATCAAGGAGAAAGAAGTGCCACAAGAACTTCGTGATAAGCATTGGTTCTGGAGCCAACAGCAAATCAATCTGTCTGGCATCGGCTCTGTTGACTATGAACGTATCTATAAAAATGAGACGTTACCATCCAGTATGTACAATTATACCTATTTTTCTCTTGACAATCTCCAGCAACCTGGACTTGGTGACAGAAAAGTCGGTATTTGTGCCACTATTGCTGAAGTCGAAGAACGTAGTTATAAAGACAAAAAGACTGGTGAGAAGAAGTATTATGGGAAAATCCAGCTTCAACAAAATATCGATACAGCCACTCTTGTTATCTGGAATGATGCATGGATAAACGCCAAACAATATTTTATGCACAAGAAAGATTCCATTGTCATATTTGCCGGTAACGCCAAGTGGAGTGATTATGACGAGAAGAACATACTCCAGATCAATAAGGGTTCGTATATTACTAATATTTAAATTTGAAATTATGCCTACAAAAGACAAGAATGCATTAAAGAATTACAATGCCTCGTATTATCGTGACCATCGTGACGATAGGAAAGCAGCTGCAAAGGCCAGGTATGAAGAAAAAAAAGATGAGATCAATGCCAAGGCCCGCGAACGAAGAAGACTCCAAAAATTAGAAAAGATCAAAAAAGATCGTGAAAATGGAATCTGGGATTTTTAAGAATGGGTGGGAAGTAATCCGTGAAGATGAGGATGCAGAGGCTGTAAGAAATCGTTCAGAACGTCTCAATCCAAAGGAGCGCGAGTATCATGCCAGGAAAGCTAAAGAGTGGGATCTCGCACATCCAGAGCGTACCCGTGAACGTAAAAGGAGGTGGAGCCAGAGTCATAAACAGTATTCGGATTATTCAAAGGAAAGAGATAAGCAGTTAAGGTATTTAAAAAGAAAAAATATGAAAAAAAAATTAGCAGACAAAAGAAAGAAAATCATGTGCATCTATGGTGTTTCTGGTTCTGGAAAGACACTGGCATCGATGCATCTGAAAAAGAAGTATGGCGCACAAGTCATCTGTTCGTACACCACCAGACCAATGAGATCTGGAGAGGTTGATGGTGTTGACCATTATTTTGTTAGTGAGGTTCCAGATAAAGAGACGATGCTTGCGTACACTCAGTATGGCGGTTATGAATACTGGGCTCTTAAATCAGATGTTCGGGGAGATATTACTGTTTACGTAATTGATGAAGCTGGCATCAATATGCTGGATAAGTTACAGGATGAATTTAGGATCTATCCAGTTCGTACCGAAAGAAGTGAAACAAAGAGGCTTAAGGCTGGTGTTTCAGAAGAACGCATAGCCCGTGATAGAAACCGTCAAAAACTCAACAGAAGTGTATTTGCTGTTGTAGAGAATGTCGGCACAAAGGCTCAATTTTATAGAAAAATAGAAAGTGTTTACGAAAGAATTTTAAAATCATAAGTTATGGCAGCACCAAAAGAAAAACAATTTGTGCCAGTAGGTATCGTATTTGATACTGAAACTGGTGGTCTTGACAACCAAAAGTGTGGAGTTTGTCAGATATGTATGCATTCAGTTCGACTTGATACGTTCGAAAGGACTGGTACGCTCAATATTTACGTCAAGCCATATAACAAGCGCGAAGAGGTATTGAAACCAGTCAAGAAAAAGCAGCTCAAAACCAAATATGAGATTGAGGATGAACAGGCAGGCATCGGCGAGTTGATGGAGTATTCTGATAAGGCGAAAGAGGTTCATGGGCTGTCTTTGGATTTTCTCAGGGAAAACGGTCTCACATTGGAAGAGGCAGCTCAGGCAGTCATTGATTTTGTGAAGGGATCCCAGATTACAACCGGGAATAAAGGAAAGCCATTTCTGATAGGTCAGCACATATTGTTTGATGTCGGTATGCTGGAGCAGCTTTTGATGTATGCTGGTTTATGGGATGAGTTTTGTAAATCTGTTCAGGGTGACAAGGATTTCTTTGGGCACTTCCAGCCATTGATTCTTGACACAATGGTAATGGGCTATCTTGCTTTCTGTAATACCAATTTGACAAGTTATGCTTTGGGAATGTTATGCGAGGCTCTTGGAATTGAGATCGATGATGCCCATGATGCTGATTCAGACGTAACCGCAACAGAAGATATTGTTAGGATATTCACTACCAGAATGCGAAATGCAAATAGCGGCGACGAAGAAGGTACTGGGATGGTTGAAAACAAACAAGAGAAAAAGCGTGTTCATTTTAAGATTTGATAGTTATGGGGTACGTATTGGATAAAGAGACTGGGACTTTTGTTGAAGAGACTCCAAAAGAAGTCCAGATTCAACAGAAAGAAAACATTATCGAAGACAAGAGTGATAATGTTGATATAGTAAATCAAGGAAAGCCGAATGTGGTTCCTGGTGGTGGTCTTGAAAATGAGCCAACAGAAACCTTTAAGAGACTTACTGATTTGTCCGTTTTCCAGATTGTAGATCAACAGTCTGGAAAGATTATGGGAATCATCAGCGGATATGCCCTTCAGATCAAGTTTAATCGTGAGGTTATAACATGTACAGCCGATGTAGAACAATGCGCTGAGGGTATCAAAAAATTATTCTACGGTATTATTATGGATCAATTATTGGAAAACAAATAATACTTTCAATCACCTGGGGTATCACTTGCCAGCTATTTTAAATAAAAGAATAGATATGGCAAGTGAATTCTATACACGGCTAAAAGAAGTAGAGCAGGATTTCTGCATTTTGCTTGTTGAAGGAAGCAAGGATTATGCAGGCAATCCTGAGAAGTGCTACATGGAGACTATCGGCAAGGAAGAGAAGGTTGAAGAGACCGACCCCTTCATTGGCCATTATGTCAGAGAAACCTTAAGCCGTGAGGACATCCAGGGTTATATAAAAGAACTGAGAGAGTGTGTTAACAGTGAAGTTGACAACGAAATCTTGCGTTCTTATATAAAATCTCGTCTCATTGCAATTATCGATGAGTGTTCGACTGCAACATATAAGGACCGGAGAGGCACCCCGCTTTCTCCGGCCCCTTTGCGTTCTGTTGCCAATCACTCTATCAAAACCCTGATCGACTTGACACCAGGATTAGTCAAAAACGAAGGTGGTGATGATAATGGCGATGAGGAAGACAAGGGTCTTACGTTCAATGTTGTGGTTCCAAAGAAACCAGAAAAAACAAAAGAACAGATCGCATTGGAGAAGTCCGTTGAATCAGAAAATAAATAATTAAAAATAAGAAAATGAATAGTGGACTTCGTAACACCATTGTTGGTGCGCTCATCACGATTGTAATAACATTTGTGGGAGCATGGATTCAAGTAAACAACCGGATTGCAGTTCTGGAAGTACAAATGGATACCTATGTCAAGGCTCAGCAGAAGAGTGAGGCTGACATGGATAAGGTGTTGGATAAGTTAAGTGATGTCCAAAGTAAAGTAACCAGGTTAAGCACCGAATTTGAAATGGTGCATACTAAAGAAAATCAATGATATACAATTACGATCCACATCAACAAATCCAAGAAAAGGCCCACGTTATCATTGAAGATTCCAGTGAGCTTAAAGCCATGCATCTTGAAGGATTTATCGGGATGGAAGGTATGGTCATATCTCTCGTAAAACGTTCAAAACGGAACAGTGGCGCATGGGTCAGGATGTTGGGCGGTGAGTACGATGGTGAGGAATGGTTTTTTCCGATCCTTGCTTTGCGTGATGTCAATGCAAAGTCGATGGAAGAGGAATTTGGTGAATTTGTAATATAAGAATATGAAAAGAAAGACAATACTTGCTACGCTGTTATTGGTGTTGCTAATGATAGTGGCACCATGTTTCCTTGGCGGCTGTTCTCCGAGAGTTGTTGAAAAGATAGTCCGTGAGACAGATACTGTTAGAACGGTTGATTCCATTATCGTAAAATCTCGCCCTGACACAGTTAAGGTTGAAATTCCAAGTTCTTCACAAAGTATTGTTACGAATGATACCACGTCACATTTGGAAGATGATTTATATGAATCAGACGCATACTGGGATGGTCAGTTTCTGCACCATTCATTAAACAGCAAACCTGGTGCCCACTTGACCAAAGAGGTTGTAGTTCATGACACAATCAAAGTCAAGGAAAAAGAAGAGTCACATAACAAGGAATCGAAGGAAAAAGAGACCATATACGTACAGCCAACTCTGAAAGACAAAATCGTATATGTCGGATATGGCCTTGGTATCGGACTAATAATTTTGTTATTGTATGTGTTTAGAAAGAAAATCGTCAGAATTTATGAAGCGATTGGGCTCTAACGTTCCCAGTCGTTTGAAGCAAGTCAAATATCAAACCCAAACATCAAACAGTTATGAAAAGAAAATTGCACATCAAGGAAAGACTCTACCTGATGAACATTCTTCCTCAGGAGAATTCGCTGGTTAATTTCCAGTTGAAGAAAGCCCTCATGAAGAAGGTCGAACTGACCGATGCAGAGCGTGAGAAATTCGAAGTCAAAATTAATGAAGAGAGTCAGAATATGACATGGAATGCCCAGAAAGATTTTGATGATCCGACTGAGTTCGAATTCTCTGAAATGGAGTGCGAATATGTCCGTAATGCTATAGAGGCACTGTCGGACGGTCAGCATCCAGACGAATACTGGCTAATAGTTACGTCATTGTACGACAAGCTCCAGAATACGGAGCAGACAAAGTAGGTTTCATAAAGTATTTGTTTAGTTTCCTCCTGGTTTAATCAGCCAGGAGGTTTTCTTTTGGCTATTTCTTATAAAAGAGTAAGATGAGAAAACTGACACCTTGTAAGGGAAAGATCAATTTTGAGCCATCATACAAACAATTTCTTGTATGGGAGATGCTTGAACCGAAACGTTGTGATAAATGTGGCGGTGAAATCGAGATGCGTCCAGTTGGTTTTGACAATAACGGAAATGTCATTAAGAAACCGTTCTGTAAGAAATGTGGAACTTCTGATATTCCGCGATTGGTTCTGTATGGAGGCGCAGCGGGATCTGGAAAGTCATGGCTTGGTTGTGCCTGGGGTGTTAGCACATGCCTCAGGTTTCCAGGTGCCAGGTTTGCTCTTTGCCGTAAAATCCTTAAGGTATTGAGAGGTACGACGTTTGTGACACTCCAGGGTGTGTTGAAAATGTTCGGCCTAAAAGAAGGTGTCAATTACCACGTTGATTACGTAAACCTCATTGTCACATTCTGGAATGGCTCTAAGATTATTTGTCTTGGACTGGAAGACAAGCCAAGTGATCCTGAATTCTCTTGGTTGGGTTCTTACGAAATCACAGCTGGATACATTGATGAGGCATCTGAGGTTTCAGAAAAGGCTGTCGAGGTACTTCTTTCTCGTTGCCGTTGGATGATTGCTGAGACATTCCTGGTTCCAAAGGTTCTGATGGGTACGAACCCAGCTATATGTTGGTTGAGAGAGAAATTCGTTCAAGATGAAAACGGAAAGCCACTGGAAGCCCTGCCAGAAGGTTACAGGTTTGTGCCTGCTACAGTATTCGACAACAAGGATCCAGATTTCGTCGCAGTGTATGTCAACAACCTTCTCAATATTAAGGATGCATATACACGAAACCGTCTTTTACATGGCTTGTGGGACAATCCTTCTGGCAATGCCAATGCAGCATATCACTCATTCAATTCTATCGTACATACAAAGACAGGATTACGTGAAAGAGTGTACAATAAGCTGCGTCCACTCATATTGAGCTTTGACTTCAATGTGGCACCTTATTCTACGTGTATTGTCTGTCAGATAGATTACGACCACAAAGTGTTCTATGTCCTGGAAGAAATACTTGGCAAAGTCAAGGAAAAGACAAACAACACCCCAGCACTGGCTAAATTGGTTTCAGAGACTTTGAGCGCAAGAGGGCATTTGGGTGGCGTTATTATTACTGGTGATCCGAGTGGGGCGAGTAGATCAACACAATCTGAGGATGGCGTTAATAATTTCACAATTATTCAAAAATTCATGAATGATGATATTCTAAGGCCAAGGTTACAACTTCTGAATAAACAGCCGGCACACATCACCAGATTGGATTTTATCAACCAGTTATTCGAAGGGTATGACGGCTGGAGCATCCAGATAGATTTCAGGTGCCACAAACTTACGGAGGACCTGTTGCGCCAAATGAAAAACGAGGATGGAACCAAATGCAAGCATGTCGGACTCAGCCCTGACGGTATCAAATGCGAACTACTTGGCCACTGTAGCGATGCCTTTGATTATGCTGTTGTTACATTCCTTGGAAAGATGTACTCCAAGTTCAAGGCACATGTATCATCACCAATTGTCACGATTCCAGATTACATGAATGCCTATGGAGTTGCATCAGAATGGGATTACTGAAGCTATTTAAAATAAAGAATGAATTATGGCATACAGACGATTTCTTAATGATACCGATTACCTCTCCACAATGACGGAGCAAGGTATGGCTCAACTGATCCGTGACCGTCATAATCGCGTGATTCAGGCAGAGCAAAGCGCGGAGCTGTCTATCATAGAGTATTTGAAGCAGCACTATATGATAGAAGAAGAGCTTCTGATAGGTAAAAAGATTGCCGAATATAACAACCAGATTACCTATCCACCAGATGTCTATTTTTTGTATCCAGATGCTGAAGATGACAACAGACTCCATGTGTTCAGGACTCTTACAAGCATAAACGCCATCAAACGTCCTACAGATAAATTGTATTGGCGTGAAATGGATAGCTTTGAGGATATTGGCAATCTGGAAGAAATACCGATGTATTCCCAGATGGTTACCTGGAAGCCAGGTATGAAAGTCAAGTACAATAATTCTGTATGGTTGTGTGTCGCCGGTAATGGTATTGAATTTAAGAATATCCAAATACCAGGCGTGATTGCTTGGAAGAGGATTGAGACTTATGAGTGGCAACCGAACCTCTCATATAATTTCTATGATGTTGTTCGTTTTGAGGGTGAGTTTTTCATGCTTCTGGATACGGCTAATCTGGAAACCCTTGACAAGACCCAGAATCCAGTGATTTCTGAAGCATGGGGGCAGATAGGTGACTACACTGAGGAATACAACTATGATGTCAATGAACATGAGTATGTCGTATTCAAAGATGAGGTTTATTATCCGATCATGCCTGTAAATGCTGAGGAACCAGTCCCAAATGAGAACATCATACTGGATGATCCAAGAAACCTCAATCTTGTCAAGCACATGACGCGCCTTGCTGTTTATGAGTTGCACAAATTGATTTCTCCTACCAATATTTCAAATGTGCGCATCAATGATTACAATGATTCTATATTGTGGTTGAGGGATGCCCAGAAATTTAAACTCGATCCCCAGATTCCACGTAGGATTGACGAAAAGGAGAATTACCCATATACAGGTAGTGTTGTGGTTGATTTTGCGCGTGAGCTGGATCCTTGGAAGATGACGTGGTTTGTATAATATATAATAATGTACGTGCGCGAAAGGATGTTTTCTTGTTTCTCATAATTGATTGATTAATAAATAAATTGAAGTGTTTTCTTACTCTCTTAAGGCCCCATCCGTGAGGACAGGGCCTTTAAGTTTGTCAGAAGTCAGTTGCGCTTAATACCATGTCTCTGGAAGTCACGTCTCCTTGGTTGTTGTAATAGATAGCCTCGCAGTTCTTCACTGATGTGCCTGCCAGATTTGCTACATATATTATCGGTATTCCTTTGCTGATATAGTGCGTGATCCCAGTATGTCTGAATACATAATTGTGAAGAGGGAAATTGACACCAATAATAGGCCCAACTTTTTTTAGCCATACATTGACTCTCTGGACGAATTTGTTAATGTCCTGGTTATTGTCTTTATAGTGCGCGACTCTCGCATTAGTACGAACAGGAAATATGTATCCATCCTTGGATTTTTTCTTCCACCTTTTCATTATATCTCTCATTCGTGGATTAATTGGTACAGAACAATCCGTAGACTGCTTTCCAGCTATCTTTCTTCTTTTAAATACAAAATGATCAACACCATTAAGAGTCTGGATGTCATCATACTTTAGGCATAGCGCATCACATGGAGACTGACATGTATATAGTATGAAGGTACAAAAATCGTGGTACAGTTGCGATTTCCAGGCCATCTGAGGAGATTTTGGATGTACTGGTAGCTGATTCTTCGTCATGTTAATAAAGGCATTACATTGGGCTTTTGTCAACGTCTCGTATTTATGGACCGATTCTTTGTTTTTCTTGGCCCAACGCACACCCTTCAGACTATTAATATCAAAATACCCCATTTTGTCACCCCAGTTTAATGTGGCATGAAGAGACTGGGAAACGTAGTATTTGCACCCTTCACCTCGTTCTGATTCCAGATAATCCAGAATATCATTGACAAGATCAACTGTTATATCGGACAATTGTATATCATTATAGTTCTGGTGATTGGACCTAAAATATTCTTTGATTCGCTTTTCTGCTTTCTCATAAGCACCATAAGTACCTTTCATACTGCCATCTTTGTGTTTCTCCATCTTCTTTTCGACTATCATACGAGAAATAAGCCAGTGAAGGCTGGAGTGGTCTTCTTCTTTTTCCTGTGTTTTGACAGCAAGCAGGAGCCCTGACAGAGAACCTTCCCAGTTCTTTGCCAATTCATCGTAGGGCCTTCTGAAGTCTTCCAGGATCTTGTTGTTTTCCTCAGCGAGTGGGGCAGACTTAGTGAAACACTGGCGTTTCTGGTTCCATTGGCGTTTCTTGAAAGTGCCACGTAGAAGCCTTGTTACGCTTACATACCTGACTTCACCATTTTTGTAAAGTCTTAATCTCAAACCGAATGTTGAGCCGAATGACTGATAATTTACAGTTACCATAACTACAGAATTTTGCTGTTAATCAACTACTTACGCACATTTTTAGCACTCGATTTTTAGTCATTTGTGCATCAAATGTGCATTTTTCGTCGATTTCGCGCTGGAATTATGCCAAACTCTGTAGTTTTTGCAGCTAATTTTTCAGAGACTGCCTTTGCGCGTAAGTGGCTGTTTTTCAGTGAATTGTGGGTACTTTTTCAGGTGATTTTTGTCATCTAAAATTTCCCCAAAGAGCGGAAGGTGAGGGATTCGAACCCCCGGAACGCTGTAAAAACGTTCACCTGATTTCGAGTCAGGCACATTCGACCACTCTGTCAACTCTCCAAACAGCCCTTTTCGAGTGTTAAAATGCACAAATCATGCACATGTGCATCCAATCGGGGGTGCTTTTGCGCCGCAAAGGTATTCATATTTTTTGATTTTTCCAAACCCTTTATATATAATAATTCTTAAAAGGTTTCAAAAAATTATCTTGCAGCTACTTTTTCATGTAAAAATACCATATATAAATAATGTACGCGAATCAAATAAAAACCTCTCCAGATTTACACGCTTACTGGAGAGGTCGGTCTTGAAGTACAGTAAAAATGGCTGGTAGCTTCACCAGCTTGGTTGCGAACGGACTGCTACTGCGTGGTGATCCAGAGGAGTCTCGAACTCCTGACCTACCGCTTAGGAGGCGGTTGCTCTATCCAACTGAGCTACTGGACCGAAAAAGACCTGGGAACTTTACAGTCACCAGGCCCATGAGCTAAAGTAAGAATTTACCTTCAATTTCACATTATTAAATAGATAGAGTATTCCGTTATTCGGTTACAATATCTGGAGAAGGCTCAGTGATGTCTCTCCTATCAAAATGAATTTCCGGAACCTCTAAATAGTCTCTGACCCGAAGAGAGTCAAGTTCTTCTTTGCTTACCTTTTTCATGTCATTTCTATTAGGTCCACAAAAAGATTGCAGTTGTCATGAGGCTGAAAGTATGGTACACTTGGATGCTTGTGTTTTGGAGCCTCCTTAGTGAGCCATGCCCGATAACACTTATCGCGCTTCGGGCACGTCTCGTTAGTACAGTGGCACACATCAGCTATATAGACAGGCTTGATTTCAGACATGACGTTCTACCAGGTCTACGATGTCCTTGACGGTCTCAACGTTCTCAGCGTCTTCATCTGGAATGCGAATAGGAAACTCATGTTCAAGTTCCATAATGATTTCGACACAATCAAGAGAATCTGCCCCAAAATCAGATTCGAGGTTCGACTCCATCTTTACACTTTCCTGATCAATGCCAAGTTTGTCAACCAGGATCTCAGTCACTTTTGATACAATTTCATTTCTTTCCATAATGTTTAAATTTTAATGATACGAATAGAGTTTTTGTCTTTACCGCGATTGTAGTTCTTTTGGAACTGTTCGGCATCTACACTGGATTGAGCGCGATACACCTCAATCCAATTGCCCCAAGGATCTTTCTTTTGAACTGCATACATAATTTATAGGGTTTAAAGTTTCATTTCTTTGATAACTGTCACAACATGCTCCTGAAGGCACCCAGCTCTCATTGCCTCATGACGAATGAATCTGTTGATGTCTTTCTCGATCTCCTCTCGATTTATGTGTGGAGGAAGGATTACTGGCGGTTCTACGTGTCCCATAATTATTGTTCTTTGATTACGTTTAAATCGATATAAGTGTCACCGGCAAATATGGTATAGACAATCCTGTTGTTTGGTTTACTCTTATCGTCCTTGACACATTTTCGATGTTGGTTGTCGGCAACTTCAGCAAGCCTGTCGGCCAACTCATCAGAAGTAGTGTGTTCCTCTACCCAGGGCATAGCCATAAGATCTAAATCATGAACTACAGAACCATGTATGCCAAGTGCCCAGCCACATTCAGCTGCCACTTTACGCAATTCTGGGAATCTGAATACCCAAAAGATTGCATTATTGTCTTTTAGTTTTTCCAAATTGAACATATATCAAACGATTAATTTATCAGACCCATCAGCAAATCTGTGTGACGGAAACTTTCCTTCCAGAATCCATTCTTGCACAATATCCATCAGTCTTCCAGTGATGAATCTGACACATTCCAAAATATATTCTGTAGCACAGTTTCCATTGTTGTCACGATGAACAAAATTTATGATTCTCTCACACGAATACGCCATTTTATAAAAACGTCCATCGTGTAGCAATGTGATGTATATCATTGGATAAGGTTCTTTTGTTTTGGAACCTACCAAGACTTCATAGAATCCACCGGCACATTCATTTTGACCAATAGTGAAAATGATGTTTTTGATTGCAGCAAATCGATAATTCTTCTGTAAATTCCTTATGTAATCACATCGTATTTCGGAACCATTAATGCCACATATACCAATACAATTTTCTGGTGCATGGTCTGTCGCAATGAAGAATCCACGTTTTGACAATTCATCATTCAGTGACTTATAAAAATACCTTTCGATCATAAGCTTTCCAGTATGTTTATCAGGTTTTGCACTGACGGAGCAACAACAGTCGTACCAGAGAAATTAAGATACGGAAGAGCCTGCGGGAACTGTTCCTTGACACGATTTTCGTATGCCAGTTCAGTTAAAACTGTCACGCAATCATTGTAAAAGCTTGATGCTTTGCTTTCCAGCTCCCTCTTTTCACGCTGTATCTTTGTCAATTTCACATACTCCTTTGGATCAATGTTAATACAACGATAGAATGGATATGGGATATTGCCAACGTAGATTTCAACATAGGATCCGCTACCGCCACCATCTGCATGAAAACTGATTCTATCACACTTTTGATAACAATCCCTGTGATTGTTGAAAGCATCACGTACCTCAGCAGGAATATATTTTTCAATAAGTTCATCTACATAAGAGAGAATGCTTTCTTGGATCTTCTTAATTTTTGGTTCAAACTTGTCTTGCTTCATTTCTCTGGCCGCTTTCTTGGCCATTTCCTTTGTAATTCTTTGGTTTGCCATAACTATTTGAGATTAAATTTATTTTTTGTCTATATGGTGCTCACAAGCAACATCCATCGGTTTGATGTATGCATTTGCCTGATAACCGCCACTCTTACTACGTTCTATCTGCAACTTCCATTGACAATAATATTGTTTCTTGTCGCCACGTATGCCTTTCCAGAAGAAATTGCAGAAGTCACAACTTTTACATCGCTTTGCTTTCATATTCTTTAATTGCTTCAAGTCCATGTTTGGTAATTTTGTATCCAGTGCCATGATACCCAGGATTGCGAGATTCCCAGCGTACCAATTTTCTTTTCTGTAGTTTGCTGAGATAAGAACCGGCACATAACCAAGCCTTTTTTCCAGCACAAGCACCATTACCGCTATTGGCTATAGCAGTAAACAAATACTTTTTATCTGGGTCATCGCCCCAGAACTTCATAGCGAAATTATTTGCTGACATAACCATGCAATAGTTCTTGGTGACTTCCAGAACCTTCAGAGCCTTATATGTTTTTGTTGTAATCATTGCAATAATTTGATTTGTGAATTGATAACGAATTGGAGCTTATCCGGATCTTTAATAAAATCTTTGATTTGCTCATTCATCTTGCAGATGGCGATAAGAATATCATGGAAGAATTTAGCATTTTGCTCTGTATAATCTATTTCACGTTTACCATTCATACTAAACGCACCCCATTTATTACCTTCTTTATAAGCGTCCAGAATATCAAATGCTTTTAGTCCAAAATGGTTAAGTCTCATTCCATATTCCCCAAGTTTCTTGGAATCATCATAATTTATTACCCAGTAGAATGTCTTTACTTTTCCACTCTTGAATTTTATTACTTGTTTATGATATACCTGAGCATAAACTCTAAATCCCCAACTTTCGCCTTCAGCTCTTTCAGTGCCTTCGTGCCAATTAGCACAACCATCTTTCAGTTCTTCATCCTTAACATAATATCCATTAGGAACAGGTATTCCCTCAGACATGCAATATGAACAGAATGTTTTGATTTGGTACAAAATAACATTTCGATCCTCCAAAATTTCCCCAGACACAGCTTCTTCAAGAATAGCTTCAAAATTCTTTTTCAATTCAGCGAGAGATGTGGCATAGAACGTTCCAGGCTTTCCAGTTCTTTTGTTAATTGTTCCGCTCATATCAATGCCATAATCGAGTAGCATTTTTTGTTGTTCGTCATTCAGTGTGAAATAGAAATCACCATTTTTGGATACATTGATTTCCACCTCAACACCAATTTGTTCGTTATAATCAACAGAACTCCGAACAGATATTTTATGTTTGCCTAATTTTGCCATTGTTGTTGATTTTTAAATTAAATTTTGTTTTTTGAGCACACTCAATAATTCTACGCAAGCATCAATCAGATACTCATGAATATTCGTTTCAATGCAAATTTCAGTAGTATATGTGCTCCGGTATCCCAACCAATACTGAGTGTCTGATTCCTTTGAGAATACAAATTCCGCTTCAGACTCATCATCAAAGACAACCATCTGCGGTAATTCATCCATAAGTGCCGTCAGAGACCAGGCTGGGATGTCTTGACCGTATAACCGGTCAAATTGCTCTTTAGCACTAATTTGCTCAGGCTCTTTACCAAGAAATCTTTGTACGAACGTATCTGAAACCTTAGCTATTTTTTCATACATCTTAATGGCTTCGCCTTCGAAGAAATGAGGTTTGAACGGCTTTAATTCCCATTCCAATGTTTTAGCCCTGGAATGGGTATGATGCCAAGTCATATCGGCTGTATGAGGATTAATCCCAATTTTCATGAGCTGCTGAGATTGTTCGCGCGAGGTGCAAATTCTCTGTTCCATATATTACCGATTCAAATGTTTGTTGAACATAAGTAAATCCATAGATTCAATCTGGTATCCAGAATATAGAGTTGTGTCGGCCCACCCAATTTGTATTTTTATTTTGTGGGCTTTGCAAATATCAGCGATGGCAAACTTCTGAGATTTAGTTGCTGCTCCATCACCAGCCAATACTTTCGTTGGGTCAAATTTTAAGTAATCCAATTTCTCCAGATCCCATTCCTCGTTGAACGATTCTTTGCCAATTCTCTTGCAAATTTCGATTGCAAGAACATGGTGGTCATTTTTGTTGTTATATGACTGATGACCAAATATCTCGCCATCCGGAGAAATCCACCCGCAAACCACATTTTCAGGTTTTGATGGCCTAATGATTCCATAGGGTTCGACTATTGTATTGTCATCTTCCACATATACATCATTCATGCCTACCAGTTTCTTGTTGCCAAGAACAATTTCTGTAGCCAGATCAACCGGAAAATCAATAATTGCCTTAGTCAAGAAACCAACGCCTTGCGACAGATCATTGGTTTCTTTATATTTTTCACGGGCCAGATTTGTAATAAACTCGCCCTCAACAGAAAAACAAATTCCAGCCATAATCAATATGATTTGCCATGAAGCATGGCGCGGTTCTCATTGTACTTCATCTTAGTCTCGATATGCCATACCAAGTCTATATTAAGGAACTTGGCCCAGCACTCAATAAACGAGAGAGTCATACCCAGCATTTTGTCATCTGGGATGTTGGGGAACGTAATCATGTTGCACAGAGAATAACCGGCATAGGTGAACGACTTGTCGCCAAAAATTCCAACCCATTCACTATAAATATCATCACTGATTGGATTAATCGGCATCAGATTGTATTCGCCTGCATAATCACACAAACGGATAAATGCATCTGCCAGTTCCTCAGCAACGGACCCTTTTATATATTGTTCATATCGCTCATTGAAGTCTGGCCACACATTCGTGCGCTCTTCAAAATCCTCAATACCATTGTAATGATTACCTTTACGGTCAGCTTCAACGGCCTCTGAGACTTCACACATCACCAGCATCAGCCAGTGTTCCTTGCAGCGTTTTTCTTGATGAAAACCATGCTGTGAGGCAATTCTATACGCCTCGTCAATGTAATGCTTGATATTTTCCATATTAATCTGTTATTTCTTCAAATTCTTCTTCTGATACTTCTGATGACATACGTTCTTTCAAACCACGCTTGAATTCCAGGAACATTGCTTCCGGAACCTCTTGGAAGTTTACGACGTGAAAATCAACGACATTGTTTTCCAGCATAACGCTGTTTTCAATATCGATGATGGGGCAAAAATCACAATCCGAACCAACAATGCCGTTTTTGTGGACTATCTGGCCGTCTTGTGTACCCATTCCAAAATAAAACCAGTATTTTTTCATTTTAGGTGTTCTTTGATATTCTCTTTAAATATTTTCTCTGCCTTATTGCAAAGCATCTTATACATGTTGTCACAGTGATCGCCCCACGCATTCAAATTCATAACATCCTCAGATTCCTGTAGGAACTTCAGCTTCTCTTTGGCTTTCTTGTTTGCCTCTTTCAGATCATCGAAAATCTCAACAGAAAGCGTGGCATCAAATTTCTTTATTGCGTCATTCATATCCAAAACACAACTCTCCAGGAGATCAGCTGTCATGAAAGCTGCAATATACAAAATATTCATTTTGTTTTTCAGCTCAATCGGGAGGTTCAACTGGTTTACATTGATTTTCTTTGCCTCTTCCTGAGCGTCCTTGATATATATTTCAAAAGCCCTTTGATAGAGATTGTTCAGTTTCTCTTTCATTTGCATCGCCTGGACGAACTGACGTTTGGCTATGTATTCGTCATACTTCCTTTGAAGCTTCTGGATGTCACGGTCTTTGCCGACAACCTCATAAAACCTTTTCTCCAAATCTGGAGTTGAGAACTGTATGTTGTATTGATTTGCTAAATTCATTTTCTTCCAAAATCTGCTGCTATTTCTCCCCAATTCTTATTATCCCAATGAATTACCTTGATGTCTTTGATTTTTTCATCCATGATACGGATAAACGACTCGGCTTTCATTAGTTCCATATTACGCTTGCCAGATGCCGTCTTACGGTTAATGAACCATGTGATAGCAACCATCGAATCAGAAAAAATAACCTTTGGTGTATATCCTGTTTCATAGATATGCTTCACACCTTCCACGATAGCAAGAAACTCACCGATGTTTACGGTCTGGTTGCCAAGTTTCTCATGGAAGATAACCTTGCCGGTCTTCAGGTCAACACCACGATATTCAGTCATTCTATTCTTGGTCGAATGAGCTGCATCAACGGCTATGCCTTGTGTTCTGTCAATCATAACTGGTGTTTTCTATAATCCTTATATATAGCACACACCATATTTGCAGAGCGCAGAAAAGCATCGATGACCTGTTCTTTGTCACGGATGTCGTTACGCTCATTCAAAGCCTTCAGTGCGCCTTCTACAGTCTTTCTGGAATCATCCAGACCATATTGGGGATCATATATTATAGATTTGTTTCCAAATTTGACGGTAACCTTGAAACGATTGCTGGTTACAACTGTGTCAACAACAGCTGGAAACAAACACAGATCAACTTCAACAGCAATAAACCCATTACCGTTTTTCATAGGTTTGAGGCCACAGTCATAAAGTGCATTTTCCACAATACTATTGGCCAAAACCGAATCTGGGATTACAACTTTTTTCTTTACGGGAGCGTCTTCACGGCATCCCATATAGACTCCTTTTTCATTCTTTGTTACGTAGCCCACCAGGGTTACATTGTCTTTTGCGGACCGTTTGAATTTAATCTTGGTCCGAATCAATTCTGTCTGACTCATCTCCTATCAATTAAAATAATACAACTAAAATTCTGGATGCCAGCATAAAACAACTGACATCCAGAAATAGCTGACCTGGAAAAAACCAGGTTTTTAGTTTAACTCCTATTAATTGGTTTTAACTTCGATTAGTAGTCTGCCATTTCGTACTCTTCAAGTTCACTGAGATCTGGGAGTTCGTATTCGCCATCGACATTGATATGAAGAACCAATCTGACCGACTTACCTTGCTCATGCATATTTTGAACGAGTTCTTCCATCCTCCTTTCACCAATGAGAATCGGTTCACAATTTTCGGCAAGGTTCTTGGAGCCAATCACAAGCTTGTCTCCACATCGGAATATCACATAATCATAATACCCCTGCCCATAGTATTTGAACAGGTGGTAGAAATCGTCATTACTACACATAAGCCTTAAAATTGAGGTAAGGATTCAGCATTACACCGTGTACACACCCCACCAGTACGTTTTGCCATAGAGACGGATATTCGTACACCGCACATCTTACAGAAACACATCTTGCCTTTGTAGTTTTTGTACGCCATATTACGGACATCACGAAGGGAAAGATTGTACTCTTTTGACAGGGCCACCAGAATTTCGCTCTCACCGAATTTTCCCTTGCTTTTGGCGATATGCCTTTTGTAATTAAGAAAATCCTGTCTTATTACCATTCCCTTGATCCTGGGAACATTCAGTAGCCCCTGTTCATTCATCCTCCTAAGCAAATCAATAGGGATCTCATAAATAGCACTTGCCTTAAGAAGATCCTTTTCTCTTAGAATTTCCTTTATTTCCGCTTCCATACACTTTGAATTTTACTTCGATTGTGACATTTGTAGCAACACGAATATCGTTCCAGGCATTGAAAAGCATATCCAATACGATAGTGTCTGTTTGCTGCGGAGTTATGGTGCTAAGGTTATACTTATCCATTTTGAGAATCTGAACCATATCATCATAGAATTCATTTTCCGGTGTTATATCCGTAAGCTCAAACGGTTTTCCAGTATCACTCAGAAACGTTTTGCACATTCTGAGAAACCTCATATAGCTATCATACGCTTTCTCTGTCTCCTTTAGGTGCCCCATATATTGAATCGTAAAGTTTTACACCACACCTGGTAGAGAATATCACATCCCAGGCTATACACAAAAATAAAAAAGAAAGCCGGAGTATTAACGGCCCAAATAAAATAGCTGTCAATACTCCGGTCAAGATGATTAACCTATTCATTTCTTATTCCTTAAATCCAAGATTTCTTAGAATTTCGTTCAACAATCCCAACAATATTCCACCAAGTTTGCCAAATGCGACAACCAAGAACAGAATAACAAGCATCCATGTCAACACCCAGTCCACCATATTACTTATTGATTATGTCCATATTTGGCATCCAGTTCACGGGCAAACCGCTCAGGATTTTCTTCATACCTTCCAGTCTCAGAATTGTAATACAAACCAGCAGCATTCATTGATTTTTCCCTTTCTGTATCAGAACGTCCAGATTTTTCATGAAACCACTCGCCTGCATCATGGAACCCATCATTCAACTGTTCGGTTCCAGATTTGTCAGTGGGGACCATCAAAGCACCCCACTCAAATATTCCTCCACCAATAATAATGAATAATCTGATGGCCACATAAACACTTACAATTATGATTGCTGTTTTTATTATGCGATTCATTTTTGATTATCAATTACCGTTATTTCAAATTCCAACCTTGCCATGAGAAGACAGAATCGCTTAATGCCTATCGAAACAGACTTGTCCTTGACTGTGTGATAGTCTATGCCCTCATTAATCAAATCGCCATCAGACAATTTGAAAAAATCCATACCTCTTTGAATGGCATAATGGACTTTTTCTGGGCCGTCCAGCACAACTCTTTCACCGAACACATTATTGGTGACAACAAGCAGCATCTTCCGCTCATGCAAATAATCAATGAGTGTACCAGTCCTGTAATTGCCGCCACTCTTTTTAGGGTGCTCAATGGTGGAAACAATGTGCTCCGATAGTTTTTTGGGAACCAACTTATAACCCTTGCGGGTTTCAAGTATCCCCATGATCATTTTGCTGATTCCGAACCTGTCCGTCATAATGCAATTGCCTCTTGAACTTCGTCAATGGCGGTCTCCAAGTCTGATACGGCATCACGAATCTTATCCGCAATTTCCTCAAACTGGTCATGTTTTTCAGACATCTGCATGTTTTCAGGCATGTTATCTGCCTTTTCCTGCTCTTCGTCTGCTAACTGTTCCAGTGTATCCTTGTGTGCCTGGAGTTCATCAACGATTTCTTCTAACTGTTTTCTTGTTTTCTTATTCATTTGCAAAAGTAATTAAAATATATGAAACTTGTCTATTCTATTAAGAAAAATTAAGCCAGCCATCTTCACAGACAGCTGGCCTCACGATGAAACAAACCACTTTGTGTAAAATGATTAGCTTATAGTTCTTCAATCGCCGCTTTTATCTGAGTAATACGAGTTGCAACCAGCTCTTCAAAAAGGGCAATTCCTTCAGGGTCATCCGTTCCAATATATGACATACCAGGAATCAATTGGTCAAGTCTGATCTTCACGGGGTAGTTCTGTTTACTCTGCAACATAAGCTGCATTCTCTCATAGGTACTAAGCAACTGAAAAAGTCGCTCTGCACTGGGAATTTTGTTTGTATCCATATTTCTTATATTTTAAAATGGTTTCTATAAAGAAATAGCTGGAAATACCACAGCTATAATATTCTGCACCAATATTTCTCAATTTCCATTGTCAGGCCACCGTTCCGCTTATTATTCCAGTGGGATTCAAGTTCTTTCAGTGACATGGTGCCTGTACAATAGTCTGGGAAGTCACTTGGACGCATCAGTTCAACCTCCATTCTCGAATATCGGTTGACAGAAAAAAGATATACTATTTTTTCATCCATACTCTTTATTATGAGAATTCTTTGATAATTCGTTTGCAAAATTCGCTTTCTGTCAATTCAAAATACTCAGTCGGGCAATATGCATAGATAAGAGAGTCCTCTATTTCAGCAGAGCGATCAACCGGGTCACCATCATCACCTATAAGGATCTTTGACAATGAATTTTCAACGATAAGCCAATCACAGCCTTTATCCATTTCATCGGGACTTACAACGAGTGCGGATTTGTAGGCTTTGTTATCATAATAAGTGAGCTCGCAAGGCACAATCGGGTCCTCAGCATAGAAGTCCACGTATATGCGTTCAAATCCAGCTTGTAACCTTGCGTTTGCGCTCACATAAGGTCTTGTATTAGTTGCACAGTAGATGTCGTAAGGCTCACCCAGTATATTGCCGCTACCATCCATATATTCACCTTGATAAACCACCGCCTCTACAACTCTCTCGTCACCCATGAATTCCTTTACAATGTCCTGGGCAGCTTGAATTGCAGCATCCATACTGTCATAAGGATTGGCGCACATCTTATGATTGATGCCTTCCTCATTGAGAATGTCGCTGAGGTCAATGGTCCATATTTCTTTTCGTTCTTTCATAATCGTGTCGTTTTTGTTGTTTTAGAATAGTTGTCCTATAATTCCTGGAAGCAGCTCTTTCAATCTCAGCACAGCTTCCTTGAACGTATCGAAACTCTCGCTGTCATCATTAATCTCCAGAAAATATTTTTCCAATTGTGGATTGTGATGAATCTCGATGATCGGACATGCCCAGTCATCGTTTGAAAAATGTGGTTTAATCATCGTTTTTAAAATAGAATTCTTGAACTAAACAGCCGTCATGTTTCAGACGGTCCCAATACTCACAATATATACTTGTGCTGTCATCAGTAGAATCATACTCCTTTAACCTTTCCAGAAGTATGTTATATGTTTCCTGAACATCGCTCTCAGTGTATTGCTCAGGCATAATATTCCACCACAACGCATTATTTTGAATACGTGCCAGAACAACACACTTATTAACAAAGCCGACATAGGATTTATCTTTGTGGCCTCCACAAATACAATTGTGGTCATCAAAGATCATTTCTATCCAGTCGCTTGTCACGTTCTTTTCATCAATTGGTGCCGGAATCTTTTTCATGTGTATCTTGTATTTACAGTTACAGACTGAATATCAGAAATAACATCGTCTTCCCAAGTGATAGCTTTGATAGGTTCGAGTGTTTTCTGTCTGTTCTCAATATCGAATTTCAGTTCAACTTCATAAATGACACCTGGATGATCAGGATGGCCTTCGAAGAACAGAGACCAATAACCGTCCTCATAGCACTCCATTGAAGTGTCGAATGCATCATTTTTCTTACTGTTACTCAGCTCATTCAGAGTCTCTTTAAGAATCGCCGTCTTCTTGATTGTCTGACCATTACTGAGAAACTGACACTTAATTTGAATCATAGTGATGTTCTGTTTCAACGCCCTCTTCAAATACACACTTCAAGCCACGTTTCGCTGTATCACGAATCAAGCAGCCACTTCTATCAGTAATGTAGTTAGGCTCTCCAGTATCTTTATCCCAACAAGAAGGAACACCGATTTTATCTGGAATCAAAGCGCATAAAACACCATCGTCTTCAGAACTTTCATATCCATTATAACCATTGATGTAAGCACCTCTTCCAGAATATAACTGGCCATTGAAATAATAAGAGCCAAGCACACCACCTCTTGCAACAAAGAGTTTCTTGAAGTCTGTTTCAACCTCAATTCCTTCCTCCACACAATCTTTGAGAAATTCTTCAACTTCCTCTCTGGTCATGTGAATCCATTCCTGATTCTTGCCCTCTATGCCGACAAATCCTTCCATGTGATAGTCGGTAGGGTCAAGTCTGTAATCGGATGCCTGGAGGCTCTTATAGAACTCCTCCAGGATCCATTTTGAAGTGTAACTAAGCATCTTATTCAGGTTTTGTTATGTAACCACGCTCAATGAACATCTGTTCGAGTTGGACTGCCAGGAACTGAGCGTCTGGGTGTGGTTTACCGGTAGTTCCTCGGCTACGCAAATCGAAGAAATGATCCCAATCAGAAACAAATGCTGTGTGTACAAGAGTTGTGTTGGTATCCAGAGGGAGAATTGTTCGCGCTTGCTGTGCTGGCCATCCAAGCTTTGTCAATTCCAGATACGCTTTCTCACAGAATACATTGGCCATAAGCCACCAATCAAGAGCACCCCATTCTTTGTGATGATCACCAAATTCAATCCCTCTCACAAGATCCTCAAATGTTGGCAATTCATTTGGGGTGTCAATCCATGTCGGAACATTGATGGCAATCTCGTTACCATACTTTTCCTTAGAGTAGTTACAGTAGCGAGTTGATTCTTCAGCAATTGAGTTGACACGATGGCGATTGAACTCACGGGTGATGGCAATCTGGGTGGTGAATCTTGCCGTAACACGTTTCTCGTGGTCCTCCGTCGGTTCACACAGATATTTCAGGTCATCCAACCATCCATGCTCAATCAGCACCCTGTAATTGGTGGTGATGCAATAGTCGTTGTTCTTGTTGAGCCGAAGTATGCTATACGGATTCTCACCATAGTTGCTGATGACCCAATTCCCCATGATCAGATTCTCAGAATCCAGCCTGGGAATGAGCAAATAAACGGTGCCATGTTCCAGCATCGCATAATGTTTTGATTCAATCATGCGGTCCACAAATGGCTTTGCAGTACCCTCACCAATGAGGTGTGAACTCTGGTAGCAGTTACGGCCTGCTGCCTCAATAGCCTTGTACATTCCTTCGAGACCTGGGCCTTGCTCCAGAATCTCAACTTTTGGTTCGATAAATTTCATGTTTTAATTCTTTAATAGTTTAAAATATATCTACTGATACACAATTCATAGTTACACGCAGTTCGATGGGTCTGTTCTCAGAATACACATGGTATTCAGTCTGCTCATAATCATACGTCGGCGCATTGAAATTACGTTCTTCTGCTTCAGAACGAATCTGCATCACTATGTCATTAAAACGCTTGCGGGCACCATCTTCTGTTGTGAAAAGATCAGCGTCCGAATATAACTCATCTTCATAAGAAGAATAATTCACAACCCAGATATTCATTTTTTCTCCCTTTCTGTTAAATAATCGAATGTTTCCATACACTCATGGATTATCCCCAACTGAAGTCTGGCACGTTCCTCATATAATTCACACAGAGTCCAGTTTCCATTACCATATTCTTCAGCCGCGCAACTGTCTTCATCAGCTTCTCCGTCAAGAATTTTGTCGATGTCATCAACATACGATAACTCATCACTGGGAAGAGACACAAGCTGATGCTCTTCCATGAATATCGGATATAGAGTATCAAACACCTTGGCAATAAGGCTTTGTCGCTCATTCATCTTGATTCCAAGATGTTCTTTCAATATACTGGCCACATTGACCAGCCATTCATCAGGAAGCGATGCAACGCGAATATCACCTTCCATATTTCCATCGGCACCATGAAATAACCACTCCTTGCAATCCTGAGAATTGTTTCCAAGAAATGCCGACTCAACCTCAAATCCATTTGGCAATGTTAATTTAATGTCGGCTGCAAAGAAATTGCGCTCTTCCAGTAATTCAAGAAGTGCAACCACGATGTCTTCAGAGCTGTCATTCCAATGAACTTTTATATCTTTTCTTTCCATAATTGTGTGATTTTTGATTGTTATAGAGATTTAAAATCCAACCGATAATCGTTACAAAACCGCTTCCATGAACGAATGCTCATTTCATAAGAATCATACTCTTCGTCAAAGATAGCCTTGATTCTGGGATGGTCCTCCAGAAAGCACTTCAAGAACTGCCTGAAGAGACCACCATGAAATTCCATATATACAACTTTACTCTTCATCTTCCGAATCCTCTTCTTCGTCTTCATTGATGTAATGCTTCCAGATTTCTGGATACTCATAGATATAAGATGCAGCATCGTCGATTTCTTCAAGTGCTTCGCGCTCAGAAAGAGATTTGAGATTGCCATATCCATTATAGCGGATATATCCATCTTCCCAATCAACGTCGCCAAAACAAATATGGCGAACAAGAGTCATTTTGTCTGAACCTGAGTAATTGTCCTCAAAGAACTGTTCGTCGAATGTTGAAATCATTTCATCAGGATTGTGCTCTATGCAATACTCCTGATGACACTGAAGTTTCTGCTGGAACGTCAATTCGTCCCACAACTCCATAAATCTTTCTTCTGTCATGATGCTTTCTTTTTAGGTTTGAACTCAACCTCATACTGGTCAAATGCATCGTCCCAGGCAACTTTCTTCATGGTGCCACCAAAGAACTCAGCAATACGATAGTAGCAATTCTCTCCGACACCATAATCAAAGTGTGGGAACCAGCCGTTTAGAGTCATTCCATAAGGAACTTGTTTCTTGGTACGACGCATTCTCCAAGCCATTCCAGACATAAAATCATTGAAAATCTGGGAAAGCACAGTAGAAGCCTTGTCATAGCCACAACCGCTGCAAGTATAACCATCACGATACTCGCCAGTTCCGTCTTGATATGTGACCCAAACGCGCCCATGAGGATTATAACCCCACACAGAAGAACGCTTCCAGCTCAACTTAATAGTCATAGACCGAATATCCTTACGATTGGCTTTCTGCTCATACTGGGCATTCAGTTTCTTAAGATGGTTCATGAAACCGCGCTCTGTCTTGTATTCACTCTGTTTCTTTTCAAAAGCAATTTTCTCTTTATGGAGATACGGAAATTGCTTACACATTTCTCTTATAGTCATAGCTTTATTATTAACAGTTATTCCCATTCAGTCCAATAAAAATCAGTTCTGTTCATAGCAGTATCCAAATACTCGCTACGTTCATCATCAGTCAGTTCTTCATACTTTTTCTGGCAGTTATCCCATTCCATAGCCTGCTTGATAAAATTCTCATCACTCATTCTGTAACGAAAATCTTCAATAGACTCGTTGAAGAACTTGGCAGCGCATTCATCAGAGCAAACAACAGTGGCATCCAACACCCAACCCTCAACCATGAGCTCACCGCAAATCTCACAGACGCGGCAGCACTCCAAGTCGTATTCGTCAATTACCTCTTGCTTTTCATCTGCATTACCTGTTAAAAGTTTTACGAATTCTTTATTGGCTTTCGCTTTGCTGCCAACTGCTTCAAGAATGCACTCATAGATATGATTATAATTCTTAGTCTTCATAATCCGCCATTATATACTGGAACATCGATTTCCTCCAAATCAAATGCATCCACACTACCAAGATATGTGTAGAGCTCATCAGAACAACTGTTCTCAGAAGATGCGATACGGCCAACCAGTTTCACATTGCCGTTATCGTCCATACTGATTCTGTGAACATAGAAATAATGCACGTCGGTATCGGTGATATGAACTTCATCAACCTTACACTTAATGCATGGGCAGTTCTGGAATTCATCTTCGTCATTCTCGTCATTTACCATATCAGATGGCAAGAACTCCCAAGTCTTATCTTCCCAAGTGGCCAGACAATCCGAAATACGTCTTGTCTCTCGGTCACGAATGATCCTCTCCAGATTGCGGGCTGGGAGCTTCTTGAATATCTCAAATGTAGCTGCCAACCCCTCAATATCCATCTGAGCCTCTTCCTCGGTCAAGTCATTGGAAAACAACTCATCATTTACCAATGTCCGATAACGCTCATTCGGCCATTCAAAATCAGGATCAACCTCTATCCGAAGTCTTATGCCGTAGATACCAAGTTTTTCCTTGTATGGCTTGGCGAACTGCTCCAGACTCTTTAATATTTCACTTTTATCCATTTTACTTTGAAAAATAATGCTTACACTTTTCTTTACCGAAATATATTTTCTCAGGAATAACCGGATAACACTCTGGGCACCCAGTCAAAATACACTCGTCACGGGTAGGAGCGTAACAAATACATGTGGGACACTGATACGCAATATTAATCTGAATTAAGTTCCATTATAGTCTCGTCACGTTACTTTATTTGTTAGATTCAATCCTGATTATGAAGGATGCTGACCGGCGTTTACAGCCTACGTTGGAGGGTTTCAACGCCGGTCAGCATCGTATTAAGAATCAGGATGCATGAACCATGACTATCTCAAAGAACATTGGCCGTGATACCATTTCCGTCATGATTTATGCAAGACCCATACGTTTCATACGTTTGGCCTCAGACCACTCGGCACGTTTCTTTTGGATGTTGATACCGTTGTCTGTGATAAGCTTCTTCATGAGTCCGAAGAGTCTCCAGCCCTCACCAGCATACTCTGTTGCCTTGGTCATGAGCAACTGGAGAGAAGCGTCCTTTGAGAGCATACGGCCACGCTTATCCCTCATGACGCAGCGATGGAACAAGATCATGTTCTTCATCGTATAGAACGCACCAGCACCCTTGTATGCGTCAATCCAGCGGGCACTGCAAGGAGTCTGCCAATCCAGTCCGATTCTCTTTGTGTTGAACAGACGGAAAGCATGATACAACTTATCAGGGTCATTGTGAATCATCGAAATCTTGCAGCGGACAGACTTCAACGGATTGAGAACCTTGGCATCGATGTCAGATACGAAGACGTTCTTACCGCCAATGCAGATATACGGAACGCCCTTACACTTGTGGAGGTGTTTGCGCTGCTTCTCGTTGATGACTTTCTGGAGTTTCTTCAGATAATCATCGATCATGGCCAGCACAACCTCGCCATTAAACCAACGATTACGCTCACGGAAGTTCTCCATATCTTTCTTCCAGAGCTTAGCCTGAACACGCAACTCTTCTTCAGTCATCTGCCATGTGTACTTGAATCCCTTGGAGTGAACCCACGCAACGAATCCCTTACCATAGTATCCGTCATAAACGATTCCCTGGAATACCTGAGCCATCACCCAGCGACGAAAAAGGTCTCTGTTTGGAACTGTACCGGCATCGAAGATAGCTCTCAGTACAGGGTCATCAGCAGTCACAGGAACTGGAGTATCGCCTTCCCACTTCATCATCTTCTCCTCACCACTTGGAGTCTTCATGGAGAAATACTTGGTGATGTCGATACCAGCGGTCTTCAGCTGTTCCTGACGATCCTTCAGTTTCATGTAGATGGTTCCAAGACCAGAGTCAGCACCAATTACCGTCGCATTCTTTACCTGGCACTCATGCTCATTGATTTCGAACTCTGCACCGCAATTGGGGCATACCAACTTTGTTTCGTTTTTCTTTGTTCCCATAATTGTAACTTTTTAAATGTTAATGATGTTAATTGTTATTTTTTACCGTCAATCCACTCTCGCAGAATAACTAAATCTTTGTCGTTTTGTGATTGCCAGAACCACTTTCCCATGTTGTCCTCGTCCCATACGAATAAACCAGACAGGACCCAACACAACAGATATGACTCCAGCCTAAATTGAGCAACTTCCCTGTCAATTCCGTACAACATATCGTCATCGCTCAATTCATTGATTTTGAGTGCTTTGAAATATCGCCTCTGTTTGTTGTCATTTCGTTCAGACGGTCTGGAATGTTTGTACTCTTGATAGAGATCTTCCAGAACCGATATACTGAAGCAATTCGTATCAGTCAATTGGCCGTCATACTCGCCATTCTTGACCAGATACTTCTTATCAATGCTCAGGTTTCTCTCTGTGAGATTGACCTTGAACTTCGCACCAGCTTCTATAGCCTCCAGTGCTTGTTGGATAATTGTTTGTTTCATCTTTGTCTTGTTTTTAAAAGATACATTCAAGTCCTTGGCGTGTTACTGTATTTTTCAGATTGATTCCGGTGGGTACATCCGAACGGACCATCTCGGATTCTGAGATCGGTCCTCGGATGTGTCTAAACCGGATGAATGAAACAGTCGGACTGCTCATGTATCTACGTTCACGCTCCGCATCTGGATTCCTGTGATATGGTACATTATCTGTAAATTTCAGATCAGTACAGTTGTTAAGCTCATAAGATGACAGCCGGAGATCAAAGTGTTGATCGCCTGCTGTCATAAGATGAGCTATAGCAAACTGTAATATGAATTTGTCACCCTTATCCAGATCCCATGTACTTGGTATGTTTTGCCAACAACCCAAATGGCTTGTCACATTTCTATATTCTTCAGATAACTCCAGCGTAAGAAGCACTTCTGAGGGTGACATAAGCTTTATGTAATGAAGCATGTCCTCCTCGTGAAGGGCTATTCTACGCTGGGATTTGAATTTGCCATCCCCTGTTGTAGGCTTCTGTGACAGATTATTTTTGCGATTCCTCAAATGCTCATGACACATTGCTGTATTTTTCAGATGTTGCGAGCCAGCGTCAACTGTCTTCTGGAAGCGGGTACGACGGGATTGGTGTTTCCCGTCGCACCAGCTGTAAGAAGATGTGTAGACGCTGAACCTGAAAAAGAATCCTTGGAATCGCCCTCTGTGCTGAGAATATGTGGCATCATGCAGACCCGCATCTTTCTTTATGTTACAGATACTTAGATGGCAGAGCCATTTGGAAAGATCGCGGCGGCTGTTGGATATAACAGTGCCGCGATCATTCCGATACATTTGCCATCTCAGTTGAATCATCGTCTGCCAAATACCACCGTAGTTTATGCTAACGACTGAGAAGGACATCATGCAGACTGCACTTTTCTTTAGTCTCCAGATATTTAACCAGGACGAACTGGGAGGAATCCTGGAGTCATGCGGGTCATAGACCGGCCAATGACCCTGGATACCTCCCAGTATCCAATCCTGGTGCTTTGAATAAACTGCCATTTGTCCTATGCATTGTGCTATGCTGGAACACTCACCATCGTGGCGCATACCTTTACGATTCAGATTGAACTCTGTGGAACTGAAGGCTGAGATGCACGACTCACACACAGGATATTGTCCTGTCTGAGAGTCGAAATCTCGCCTTCTTGTCCCCAGAGGAATGAATGTGTGATGTCTTGTGTTCCGTTCCATGCGCTATCTCTTCACAAATTACAACTGAGCAACTAATGTGTTGTAGACTCCACGACGAGTCTTGATAGCGTTAGCCATACAAGAGATAGTCATGTATCCATCCAGTTTGTCACCAGTCTTAGTTCTGTTTGCCTTGACATTTCTACCGATACCGCGAGACACACAGCCGTCCTTGCCGTCACGAATAAATCCAAGACCGCCAATTTTTGTCTTCCCAGTCTTGACAGCCCTGAGAGCATCCATCACGAACTTGTTCAATTCATCCAGGTCTTTCTTGACGTTGACAATCGGAAGAACTTGTGTGGCCCACGAAAACTCGCCATTGCCTTTGTAGAGATACCGATTAACGGCATTCAAAGCTCTGGTGAATGTGGTGCCATGCTTTTTTATTGTCCTGTCCTCAATTTCTTTCTGGAATGATTTGATACGTGACTTGGCCAGTGTTATGTTGTCTTTGTTTCGGCTAAGATTCAACGCAAATCCCAGGAACTTGAACCACTTGCCACGCTCCAGATATTCAACCTTTTTGGGATTCAGCTTCATATCCATCTTATCAAGCTCCTGTGTCAATGCAGCCATAGAACTGAGGTATTTATCACCAATGAACAGCATATCATCTGAATATCTCACATAATAGCCAAGTTCACTCAGTTTCTTGTCCGTCTCGTACAGGATCACATCTGCCAGCCAACTCGCTACCGAACATCCTTGTTTCAAAGACTGGTATGCAGACTGAAGCTTACCGTCCGTATCAAAGTAGAAATCCGAATGGTAATACTTTCTCAGGACATCGATTACAGCACTCTTTCCGTGTTTATCCTCAACCATATTAAAAGCTGCATCGATACACCAAATAGGCACAGAATCAAAATACTTGCTAAGGTCCGATTTCCATCCCAGCATATCGCCACTGACCTTGTGCGAGTGCTCAGCAATCTGTTGTACTACCATGCCACAGCCAATGCCCTTACGATAAGCCTTACAGCTATCATGGATACGCTCAGGAGTAAGTTCAAACAAAAGGTCGTTTGCAATACTCAGAATGATACGGTCAATCGGCTCATTTACATATACAGTCCGGAACTCGCCAGGAGTATCTTTTGGTATCTGTGCTGTATGAGGAGGTGCAATCTCATACTTACCAGCTTTCATCAACTGGTATATCTGAGCTCTTGTCTCTTCTTTCGTCAATTGGTAAAGATACGCCCTATTGATGTCCTTACCGACACCCTTTTCAATTGCATACTCCCAACGCTGAGGTTCGAAGAACATTTCTAAAATCTTGTCATTCATAACTGATAGAATTGGTCTTGTTGTACCAACCAGTTTCTGTTGTCCTTAAACAACTGGTCGATGATTGCTTTGTAAACAGCTATCTCAGTAAACCCATAAACTTCGTCGAGATTTATCCAGCAGTCAAATTCAAGACCGCTGTCATCATCACTCTCCAGAAAGATTTCGATTTTGTCGCCATTTGACCCAAGATTTACGGATGAGCACTGGACCTTATAATATCGCCTTGTGCTAACTGGGTCTTGAACAAAAACGAATGGCGCAATCTTCTCAGAGAAATCAAACAGATACCCAGATCCGTTTTCACCAAACTTTTTATAATATGCCCTGAGAATGGAGAGAACCGATTTACGAATCTCTCCACTCATTTTCTTAATGTCTATCATACTGTTGGTGCCATTACGTACTGGTCGATGAAGCTTACCATAGCCTCATTCTGAGGAAACAGCTGGGTAGTATCCATGAGCTGAGGCTTGTACATGTCATTTGCGATAGAGTAGAAGTCCCATGCCGTCACTTGCTGATTGTGAGCGTTACGAAGTAGCAGCTGCTCAGTCATAGAGTGAATCTGCCAGTCATTCAGTGGATACGTACCATTGAGCTTGATTTCCTTGTACTTTGTATCACAGGCAACACGGGTAGCATCCAGCATACCGATCAGCATGAAGATCTTGGCAGGAGGAATCACGGTTGCTTTCATGCGGGCAATCTTCTGGTCATCCTGGAATGTGATATTGTGAATGTTCTGCATCCACTCAACAACCTTATTGAGAACGTCCGTGTATGTAACTCTCTCCTTAACACGGCCCTGGCCTCTTGTATATGTCCTGATGATGCGGTCAGCACCAAGAATTGTCTGGTTGTGACAGATACGGACATTTCTACCGATTGCAACTTCCAGACCCTGCTGATTATAGCCGATTGCAAGAGACTGGTCGCTCTCGCCATCGTCAAAGCCATTGATATGGATAGTAGAATAGATACGGCGAACCGTATATGCTGCAACATTCAGCTCAGCCTGCGGGTCGAATGTCAATGTCTTGGAAATATCCTTGTTGAGGGACACACCGGGATACTGTGAACCTCCAGCCTTTGCAGCGAACATGTCAAATACCTCAGGCTCCAAACCGGCATCCTTGACAATATCCATTACACGCTCAATCAACTCGAAGTGGTGAATACCGTGCATCGGTTGGCCACCATTCAACTCACGATTGGTCTTCTTGAGCTGTTCGAGAGTGATGTCCTGTGTCTTGAATTCTTCCCAGTTCTTGAAGTGGTCTGGGTCATACACTGTAACAGCTGTCTCCTGAGCTGCCTCTGCCATAGATTCCTGTGCTACTGTTGGCATTTCAATGCCTTGATTGAAGTCAATACCTCCAAAAATTCCGTTGTTCATAATCGTAACTGTTTAATTGTGATTGTTGTTAATATTATTTAGAAGTGGAACGACACAACTCCACCGATATAGAGTTTGTCACCAGGTTTTAAATTCTTAAAGAGAGTCAACACAAAGTCACCAAGAGGATCTGGGCCATTGTCGCTCGGATAACCGCAAGTCCAGTTCGTCCATACATACCGGTCCCAATTCCTACAATGAGACTGCTGACAGATTTTCTGCAAATCCCAGAACGACAATGATTCAGATGGATTCAATTTTGCAGCTGCATCCTGAGCGGCTTTTATCCATTCATTGATGAAATCATTGCATCCTTTGAACGTGAGCTCACGGCCATTCCTTTCGAAGAAGAGTTCAAAAATCGGGTCGTTTGCTTCAATTTCTCGGATTTGCTCTTCTGGAGTCAGTTCATCGTCCATGTAGTCGCGCCAATCATTGTAGCACTCTTCTTCATAGTCAGAAGGGTGTATGTAGTCCTCTTCTGAGATTGGCTGAGTTGAAATCTGAAAAATCTTGTAGTATGACATAGTTTTACCCTATTACTTTTACCATATTTTCCAATACGTACTCTGGAAGGGCTGCGAGATTAATTTCTTTGTAGAAGTCATCACGAACCCTGCCCTTGTTAGTAGTTGCCATTTCAATCATTGGCATTCCAAAGAGAGGTGTGGTGCCAACTCTGTATGTGTCATTGCCATCCACAAATGTATTTCCAACCAAAATCAAGATATTTGCCTTGACCTTGGCAATTCGCTCTTCATGAAGTTTCTCAGCCTTTTCAATAAGGTTATCTGCAATACCCTTGGCTTCTTCGATAACCTCTTTCACGTACTCACTACCGAAATAACCCCAGCATGAATCAACTACATCGCCATCAGGGTCTTCCAGCTGGAATCCATAAACGTCTCCAGTGTAGTACATATCTAAGGTTTTAACCTCACCGCGAAGACAATTGAGAGCTTTTTCACGAACTTCCTTAGTACAGATTTTCTTGCCGTACTCCTTGATTGCGTCTGCTTTTGAGACCGCAATAATTCCAAAGAGTCCGCTGTCCCAAGGGTCGTTATATGGATAGCCGCCATCACAGCTAATAGTCAGGCCACTGTGCTCATAACCACGAATCTTCAACCAAATATAATTCTTCTTGAATTCATCACTGAGACCAGTTCCTTCGTCATTCAGGATTTCATCAATACTGTGTTTATCTGGGTCATAACTACGACTGTTTGAATAAATCGTACCCAAATTATCCCATTCTCGCGGAGACTGAGGATCTGTATCGTAGTACACATTAATGGTGTAACCACGATATTCTTCCGTTTTGTAAAGATAATCGCTTAACATAATTGTGTGATTGTTGATTGTTGTTGTTTAATCCACCTCAAAGTTTCGATGGTCGAATTCTTTTCCGTCAAAAATACAAGAAAACATTTCAGAAGAGTTTGCTGTGCAATAGTAATCCAAGTCTTCATTACTCAGACCATTGTCACGCTTCAATCTTGTAAGACCTCTATCAATCTGGTCAATTTGTTCTGGAGTGTAAAGGTCTTCCAAGTCAATAATCAAATTGTTTCTTACATCTGCTATTGTCATGTCATTTTTCAAGTTTGAATCTATAACACCTACTTTCATCCATGTGCTTATGGCACCATTCCAGTTGTTTTGAATTCATTCCAAAACGATGCTCACAACGCTTACATTTTTCTAAGTCCATGAGAGATTTTCGAGGCTTTTGTATTGGCATCCCATAATTAATAATTGGAAGCTCAATATCTGGCACTCTTATGTCGATTGGTTCCGCATTCATTTTCATGCGCTCCAGTTCTTCTGCATCAATAGGCACAATCTGAACACCGGACTCCAATTCTTTTGTTTTAATAAATTCTTCATCAAGCTTATCAAATTGCTCTCGAAGAATAAATACTTTTGGAACTTCCTTTTTAGGTACATTTACAAGTTCATGTGATAATTCTTCCATTTCCTTATTATTAAACCTGAAAGGCACTCCTATAAGGGGTAAATGTGGCATAATGAATTTTGTTTTATTCTCTGTGCCTGCGCTCCAAGAGAGCCAGGCACAAGAGATAATGGACTAAAGAGATAAAGAGTTAAAATGCGGAGACAGGGCGAACCCTGCCCTCGGACGTCTTGCCGTTGGTGGTCAGATAGCCATTGAGGAAGTACACGTCCCAAGCGAGCGTGGCACTGCGAACTGTGCAAGACCAATACCATTCATCCGCAAATGGTTCCTGACCGATATATGTAAGGGCAGCGTCCAATTTTCGTCTCAGTAGATACATGAGGTAAAGCTCACCGGCAGTCGGGATCCAATAGTTTTCTTCGAGCTCAATCTGGAGTCCCAGCTCAATCAGTCGCTCAGTTGTCTCACGTCCCTTGAAATCCTCAACAGCCTTGTCATACCAATCAAAATACAGAGACGAATCCTCTTCGTTAGTTTCCATCGAGACATCCGTTATGTCGGACGAAGCCAGCCTTACATTGAGGTCACCGTACTTTGCGCCAACAGCTATGGCACCGTCCTTGCTATTCTCGCCGGTAAACAACTCATGATGTCCGTCCTTATAAATGAGGAATACACCACACTCGCCAATTGGACCGACCTTGGTTTCGACTATTGGCTTAGATTCACTACCAATAATAAAATCAAATGCTTTCTTTGCATTTTCCACATTGTTACCAAACCCTTTAATAAGGTCGTAACGCAACTGCTGTAAATAATTCAATTGTTCCATTTCTGTAAAAAAATTAGAGTTTCATAAAAATATCGTCTGGAGTGCCGTATTCAAACCACCAGCCCTCTGGAAGATCATTGTCATCACCATATTCTTCCATAAGGTCACTAATCTCATCCGAAATAGTGGGACTGGCAAAACTAATATCACAACGGTAATAATCTATGCGTTCAAGAGCTACCTGGGCCTCTGCATCTGACCATCTGTGATTGTCACGGACATACTGGATTGCTTCATTAAAATGATTCATGGCTCATCCTCCTCATGCATTTTGTTATTTACGGCAAAATAATAACCGGCACCATAATCATAATACAGATCCCAGTCATCGTCAATCACATCAACGAAATTGTGATATGTAGGCATATCCTGGAAACTGCCATCACCACCATAAATGACATTTTTGAACCATTCCTTAGCGGCTTGTTCTTCTGTCACATTAATTCCGTGACTCTTGCTTTCTTCCTCAGCAATCTCAGAAGCCTGATAAGACTCTAATATGCCGTCATACAAATATCGCTTACTCATACCATAATCCGTATTCTTCCAATTTTGATTTAATTCCGTCAAAATGCACTCTCTCGTAATTATCATCTTCTGAGAAGTGCTTTGCAGTAGCATTCCATTTATCGAAACATTCCTTACAGAATACTTGATTCAAAACTGGAACATAGTAACACGTTTGCCCAGCAATCTGTTTATTACAATTGTCACAAACAAGAATGCGGCCAACAAATTGCACAGGCACACCGAATCCGATAGCCGCAAAATCTGTTTCGCTACCCTCGATTACCAGAAATTTTGATTCCTTAAATTGTTTTGCCATAATTAAAAAATTAAATTCATTCTATTGAGAAGTGAAAAATATGGCCCGAACATTTCCTTGAAATCCTCAGACATTTGGCGATTCTTGATGTATTTCTGAACTGCATCATGACGTTCTTCGTCCGGCATATCAATGAATTCCATCAGTCGTTCTATCCAGTCTTTCTGAGCTGCAAGCTGTTCCTTTAACTTAGAGTTTTCTTCAGAGAGGCGGTCTACTTCTGTACGTGCCTTTACATAAGCATTCCAGTTGTCACTTGACCGCTTCTTCCAAGATTCCACGTCCCGCTTATATTTAGCAGCCATCTGTTTACGTACTTCCTCACGAATTTCGTTCGGTTTCTTTGCCTTAGACATAATCGTTACGTATGAATTGACCAACGGTTTTCATTTACATAATCAGAATAGATGATGCCACCAACCAAACGCTGCTGACCATTGACCCATTCACAAAAACCAAAGCTGTTCTTTGCAAAGTCTCCGTAAATCTCAACATAGTGGTCGATAGCGCATCTTGTATAATGAGAGAGACGTTCGACACAATCTTCGAGGGAGTGGTCATTCAATTCAATGCCAAGCCCAACAGTTGCATCATAACGTTTTTTGATTTCATCGGTCATACGAATCTGAAGTGGTTCACGTCTCAAATCAAACTCGTCAGAATATTTTTCCATGAGCCGTTCATATTCTGGTCTCCAAATGTTCATAAAAATATCTTCAATGTCTTCACGATGAACTTGGGTCAGTACAAATCCGTCCCAATAGAAGAATTTATAACTGGGATCTTTCCAGTATATGATAGACATCAGTGGAGCATTCTCTTCACGGAACCAGGCAAATCTGCAAGTTTGATTAGCCATGTATTCACCCATTCTTGTAGGACCTACATGAACAAGAGACGTACCACCCTCACGAACACACCAGAAAAACGGCTCCCACGAATCTTCCAGTTCCTTGATGTCGTACTTCTCAAAGTCCTGCTTGCACCAGTGAGTATCAAATAACTCACTTCTCATTTGGTCAAGTATCTCTTTTGTCATTTTGAATTTTCGGAAAAGTGAGGGCAGGCTTGTGACCATACCCTCGGTTTAACAATCAACACGCAATTACGAAAAACTAATTCCGCAATTATTTCTCACTATCAAATATGACAGTATCGCCTCGCTTGATCTCATGAAAGGCAAGTCCGTCACACTCCACAAAAGTCTTGGTAGATTGTGGCTGATTTTCACGATACATCCACAAATCGCCATCTTCGTCTCTATGCAAACATATTTTCATTATGCAGCCTCCTTTTCACACATTTCGTGATACATGCGTTCCATTTCACAGTAGGCAATCTCATGGCACCCAGCCTTAAGAATGTCATCCTTGTAATATTCAACAGAGTATCCTGCCATTGTTACTGGAACAAACGGCTGACCATTATGCCAACCATTGATGATGTCCCAATATTTGTGGCACTCGTCAAATGTCATTCGGATACCCTTTGAGGTCTCGATGATTCCATTCTGAGAACCAAATCTCAAAAGCACATTACCACCATAGAACAGGTCACTCTTGGAGATATTAATTTCAGCAGGAATCGAACCAAGATGCTCTCTCCAGATACGTCGCACACCATCAATACCACCATTCTTGTAAGCCTCCAGCTTCTCCAGTTTGGCTTGGTACTCCTTACGTTTACGCTCAAATTCAGCACGTTCACGTCTCTCACGATCTGCATCCCAGCGGTCTTTACGAACCACAAATTCATTCATGATGTGGTGGTCTTCCGGAGTCAGAGACATATTGCCATTGAGTGCAACATAGAACTCATACAATTTGTGACCGCGCTTGCGTCTCATACACAATTCAGCTTTCTGCCAGAAACGCATACGATACAGTTTTTTATCGCGGGCCTGGCAGAATCTTTCATATTCAGAACCTGTGAAACTAATTGTGTCACGATTGAAATATGCTGAAACATAATTCGGCCAAACAGATTCAGAAAGATGATACTCAGTACGAATCCATGACTTCGGGTAGTCATTCAAATATATGAACTTTCCACCCTTATCTACGGTCTTGACCTCCAAATTTGTGCCCCATCGCATATCACTCTCACTAAGAGTATTGATACCCATGAACTTTCTCGCACGATTGTACGATTCACGTTGACGCTTGATACGGTCAGACTGTTCCTTGTTGGTTGTAATCACTGCCAGACGGTCTTTCTTCATCTGCAACAACTCCAAACGCCCCTCATGGGATTTGAGCATCTTTCTCAGACCCTTATTTGTCAATTCGTTCTCGTTCTTCTTCTGGAAAGCGTTCTCATTGGTAGCTGGAAGAAACAAATACTCACGAATTGCATCCATTTTGGCAATTGTAGCCTGAGCCTTACCAATACCGGCAATACGCTTCTCCATAGAAGCCCAAGTACCCTCACCAAACATGGCATCAGAAATCTTCTGTCTCCAGTTCTCTTCACCAGTGGTAAAGTTGACATCCCAGTGACCATTGTATTTCTCACAAGAGGTACTTACTTCGATGTGGAATTCGAGAATCAGACTAACCATTGTGCGGACTCTCCTGTAAACTTCTTTGCTGTCAACACCCTCTTCTACAAATTCGGTGGTGCCTGGAAGTTTCTCATACGGAGTGCGCAGCCACTTTTTCAGTGAACAATCATCACGATACAGAGAATTAAGAATACCGATTGCTTTCAGAGGATAGAGATTGATATTTGGTGTCTCTTTGGTCTTTCCTACGGTCACATACTGGAAATCCCAATACAAATCCATGAGGAAATGATTCACCAGCCACATACGCTTCTCTTTGTTGAAAGAGTCACGGCTACCCAAGAATGCCACGTTGTTGTAACTGTGGTAGTAGTAATAAGAGGAATTTCGAGCATCCCAGTGTGTCTCGATAACGTGCCAGTCACTCGGAATTGCATGTCTCAGATGACCAAGATGCTTTGCCGTCTCATTGGTCAAATGCTGGTCAATCATCAAGAATAAATGCTTGTCTCGGTCAAGACACTGGCAAATCGTTGTCCTGTAAGACAAACACGAACGTTCGTCAAAATGCATGTTACTGCTCTCATAAAAACGAGAGTCATCAGATTTCATTCTCTGATTGTGTACCCATCTGTGGGCGCACTCTGAACTGTTATAACCCATAATGTTGGAAAATTAAGTTGTTAAAAAATAGTTTTATCTACCAAGTATCCAGTGCTTCTCTTCTTTACTCCACACTTCTACTTTCCAGTGGTCTTCACCCTTACTGAAATCCTCTACAAGCCTCGCATGTTCTGGCAGCTTGTGTTCAATGGGACACGTAGGACCGAAGAAAATGACTTGATTCTTATCCGTATCGATGTATGCGCTATCTCCTGCTACTATTTTGTAACCAAAGAAATCGGAGAGCGCAACCATCTGTCCGTATGTCAGGTTTATATCCATAATACTTGGTTTCTGAGTTTTAGAAAAAGTGCGGGCTGCATAAGAAAATACGTTACCAAGAACAATATCAAAATGCCTCCTCCGAAGAGTAAAGGACTTAGAACAAGAACCTCCAGACTGCTAACAAGAGCAAAATCATACCTCCGTCAATCAAGACTTCTCAGGTTTGGTAATTCGCAGTTCCTGGAGAAAGACATGCCGTATCCAATAATGGCAGTACGACACATCGGTTGTTATACTTAATTATTGTTCATGAATGTAAAAGAACGCATCTTCTCACACATGCACCCAGGTTTCCCGTCAACTGGTCAGTCCTGGGTTACCCGCACGGAATTCAACTAATTCTTACCAAGCATATTTATCGCTTCGTATATCTTCGCAAGGTGGTCTGGAATGACGATTTTGAGGTCAGCAATCTTCTTGGATTCCTCAGACTTCCATGCCTCGAACTCTGCCAACTGTTTCTTGCCCTCTACATCCCACTCACGGACTTTCTCTGCATATTCAGAGTTTCGCTTCATGTTCTCAGCACGAACCTGTTCGTCAATATCATGGAGAATCGAATTCAACTCTGCCTGCTTTGAACGATGCTCAGCCTGAAGATTGAAAAAGACCTCATTGACATCGTGTTCATCACACGTCGGCTTGTACTCATATACCAGAGCATCACGTCCCTCACCCTTGACCTCAAATGGAGCACCACTGATTTTCAGAAGATTCTTGCGGGCATTCGAATATGTGCCGTCTGGATGTATGAACTTACCGAAGACCGCACATGTGGTCTGCAACTCATAAATCCGGTTGCGCTCCTTGATATTGAGACTGGCAATATATTCGTCCTTGGTTATGCTGTCTGGACGCTTGGGCTGTCCCCAGAAGTCCATACCGCGTTCCTTGAACCATTCTTCGATGTCCTTTTTGTTGATGGCATTCAGAAGATTCTCACGCGCCTTGATAGCCTCACGCAGCCATGCGATCAGAGACTTTGCCTCAGACACCTGTTTGAGATAATGCGGAATGTCTCTCAGTTCTTCTGGAGTCATGCCTACACTTGTCTGTGACTTGTCGGGACTTCCTATCAGACCCACATGAGTCGAATAGAAATCAAACTTATACAATATGCCCATTTCGATGTTCTGAGCAAACTCTTTCGCCATGTTAGCGATGTGATTGGCAGAGGTCGATGTCAGACCGTTCTCGCCAAAGAAAACCATATTCTTATCCATGATTCTGTGATTTGTTTCATTCAAATTGAAATAGGGCAGAGGAATCCCCTGCCCGTTGTTACTTTAACTTAGGTTCTCAGAAATTAACGTCCTTTAAGTACGTGTTCCTCGAATCTTTCCATAGCATCCAGCCACCTGTTCAAGAGCCCCTGGTGAGACATGGCCCATGCGCACAGGAAGAAGAAATACACAATTCCGAAAATATTCGGCCACCATGACTTACCCTCATCCACAATCAAGAAACAAGGCGCAATGATAACCATCCAGCCGATGAATTTTGCCAAGTCGTTCATACCAGTATCATTCCTGTATTGCGACGGGCGAACAGACTGCGACGGATTGCCTCAGCCTTTGCCTCGAACGGTGAACAACTACGCTGGAGGACCAGCACGACATTCTTTACGACGAGACCTAATCTGTAGTCATAAGTGGTCTCAATCGCATTCTTGCGGAATCTCTGGCGATGTCCGCACTTATTTGGATTTTTAAGTGTTATCATATCAGTCGATGTTGTAATTGAATTCGTATATTACTCTGCGACGTAGCATGGAGACTTCCAGATTCGAAAGTCCGCATTCCTTGATGATTTCAGCCATTCTGAACGGGGTGACATACATGGATACGCCAACTCGCGCCATCATACGGAAGATACCCAGGATTTCCTCGTAGGCATCCAACTTGGTCATGATTTTGTGGTGTGTCATAATGGCCTCGCTTTCTCTATTTAATAGCCGACTGCCACCAGTACGATGACATTCAGGGTCCTCTTCACACAAGAGACGATCTCGACACGCGAATACGTATCCAGAAGACGGTCTCTCAAATCCTCTACGTGGCTCATAGAGTCCACACTGTACTCCTTGGTCTTCATACGCGAACGCCCTCCTTAAGAATACGTGAATACCATTCAATATCTTCAGAACACCTGTTGATGTGCTGGATGATAGTGAACTTGTCGAACTCTGACACAGCATCGTTATAACGTGCCTGCCACTTCTTCTTTGCCTCATTTAGCCCTGCGATGAGGTTACGCAGCAAGGTCTGTCCCTTGGGTCCGAATTGATGTTTCATAATCTTGTGGATTAAATTAAACAATAAGAAAAAAGATTTGTGATTGCGCCTGCCCAGCCCTCGAAAAGCTGGGTGTCTGCCATATTGCTACTCAGAACAAGCATTCATTCGTTCGTTCACCATATCATTGAGCACACGAACCACCAGTTCGGTTGCTCTGCTTATTGAAACCCTCTCATGTCCTTCAAGGATTGCCCTTGCTTTGCATAGTAGGGTTATCCTATCATCGACTGTCATTTTGCGGTCCTCCGAAATTTATGAGAAACATCCACTAAGCTCTCTCTGAACCTGGGCAAGGCTCTTCTCCTTGGAGAACACATAGCTGCCACCACCACAGTTCTTCAGGCGACCATTCCATTTGCCACCCAGCTTCTTGAATGCCACCATGAGGCACTTTGTATCCGCATTTGTGCTCAGGACAAAGCACTTCTCAGAGTAGTCCACGAACTTGAACTTCATCTTCTTGATAGCCTTTTTGTCAGCCAGGGAAATCTGCTCAATCTCCATTTTGTCGGCTCTCTTCTGCATACGATTAGCCTCTTTGTTACGAGATTTGAGCATCTTGACGTGACTGTCGTAAGCTGCCTTGATGTCCGAAAATGCGGTCTTTGCCTCATCCTCGCTCATGCCTGTGAATATACTTGCAAAATTGTTGTTTGCGGGCTTAGTCTCTTGCTTTGCAGTCTTTCCTGCGGTCTTCTTATCGTTTGCCATGATGATATAGTAGCCCCACTTGAAAGCGGCTACAACTGCTTTTGTTGATTGTTAAAAAGTTTTCTTCGATTTGCACACTATTGTGACTTTTGAATTTGCAAACCTTACGACATGGAGATAACTTCCAGTCTTGTCTCCTACGTGGTCTCGCACTCGCTTATTTGTGCGGGTGCCCTTGCCAGCATTGAACATTCCAAGACCACACTCCAAAGGACGCTTTGACTCCTTTGCTTCTTCAAGCTTTGCAAGCTTTTGTTCGTAGTTATGACAAGCCTCTTCCTGTGTCTTATACGAACGCTTTGATTTCCAAAGTCCGTCCTGCTTCTTGTGGCGTTCCCACTGTACACGCCCACGAATCTGAGCGATTTCTTCCTTTGCCAAAGCTTTCTCAGCTTCAGCCATTTTGCGCATTATCCGCAAAGGCAGTCCTTGACGCTGGTCTGCTTTGACTTGGTTCTCGATAGTGCGCAACTGTGCCTCGGTGAACATGTCACCCATAGTTGCTACTGTCCGCATAGTTATCCGCTTGCCGTGTTGCGGTAGGGCTTAGATTGTGATACTTTGCACTCCACCCAAAAGTCACCTTTGCAGTGTGTCGGAGTGTGGTCACTTGTGTTCCCAGACCACCCCACAAAGTGAGGCGGTTTCGTCGCAATTTTCAGCGTACTCTTCAGTGGGACTCTCGATAACCCTATGAGGGTTATGCAGCCTTTTTGAGGGACTTCTTGGTGCTCTTCTTGGAGCCCTTCTTGGAAGATTTCTCTTCCAAGCCGGTGAAACTCCACACTCCGTTGCTCTTAGCAACATGGCACCAGTCTGGCTGCTGAGAAGTGCCGATGTTGACATAACCTTCGGTTATGCTTGCAGCCTTGGCAGCAGCCTTTTCGACCTTTGCCACCCATGTCGTAGACATGGCACACTGCTTCAGTCCGTCCACTACCACATCTGTGGTAGGAGCCAAGTTGACCTTGCGGTCAAATGCTTTCTCAGTTTCACTGAGAAGAGTGCGCTTTTCGTACACTCTCACAGCCTTGTACAGACCACCCTCTTCGAGGGTGTACAGGGTGAGGTCTTGACCGTCAACAGTCACTTTGTGACTGATGCTGCGGAACATCTGAGGGTTGCCAGCCTGGTCTTTCAGACCACCCCACCAAGCGGTGAAGAAGTCAGCAGCCTTAAGGCTGGAGAGTGTGGTCACATGAACACCAAGGGTGTTCATAGCAGCGAGAAGTTCACGTCCTAAAGCTCTTGCTTTAGACTCCTGAAATGCTCTTGCAGTGGCATTCCAAGTGTGGACTGACTGCTTTGCAGTCTTGGCAGCGTTATTCACACGGGTGTTGTTACTCTGCTTGCGGTTGTTACTTTTGCGTGTTGTCATAAAATGCGGCTTGACCGTGATGCCGTAGGGCTGAATGAATGTTAAACAAAATTGAAAATTTTGTGCTCACAGAGGGAGTCGGTCAAACCCCATTTGGGGTTTCTCAGTCATACCCGTGAGGGCTCATACTGAGCCTCTGCAAGCAGTCCGTTCGCTCCGGAAGCCTATGCTTTCACTCCTATGGAGTGGTCACGGCAATTTCTTCCGTCTTGTGACAACCAACACTCAGCATAGCTGAGTATGCAACGACTTCTTCGCTGGGACTGCTGCTACGTAGCAGATAACTCTACGAGTTATTCGGGTTGTTCCCCCGACTGGCACCCTTATAGGGTGTTGCTCAACCAGTGTTCGCTCCTCTTGCTTTCTAAAGCAAGACTTGCCTGCCCTTGTGAGGCTACATTTGCAGAGCAAATGACTTGTGGTCGCTTTGCAAATGCAATTTTAGAACAAGTTCTAAAATTTGGTTGCTCTCTCTCGCGCCCGCTATGTGGGGCTGAGTGCATGTTGTCGGTCATCCGCTAAAGTTCCACAAGAACTTTAGTGCGCTTCTACGGGACTTGTTCTCTCTTCGAGAGAAGCGCATATAGCAGTTGGTGCTCTACTTTGTGACCCTAAAGGGTCAGTAGCGAGGGACGCTGCTCTTAGCTCCTAAAGGAGCCGTGTCGCAATACGTAAAGAACTCTATCATCGGGGTGCCATACGCTCTGTATCGCTGGGGACTTGTCCGATGACACCAACAAAGAGAGTGGTAATTATCTTTTCTTCCAAATTTTTTTGCAAGTATTTTTTGAGAAAATCAAAATTAATTTTTTATATTTATATGAATATAAATATATTTTGAGTAAATTTTCGAGTATTTTGACAAAATTTGTTGGTAGGTAGCAAAGTGGGTGTTGAGAATTTTTACTGAAAGTTCGGAAATTGAAAAATTTTGACAGGATTGAAGAGTGGCGGTGGGACATCACAGTCAGGTAAAAGAAGCTGAAATGCCGACCTACAAAGGGAAACGACGATTTTCAATCCCAAATTTTTAATTGTTAAAAAGTCTTTCGAAAATCAAAACGAAATTTACTCCGCAGACAGTTATTCATATATTATATATAAGGTATATTGGTTCACTTATCATAAAAGTGAAACAAAAAAGATTTTACACCGATATTTTCGAAAACATCAGTAAATAAAGGCATTTCGAGACGTTTTGGCACTACCGAAAAAATAAAAAAACCGAACACCCCACCACCTTCGGACGGGGCACCCCACACAAAATTTTCCCGAATTTTTGCAATCTCGTTTTCAGCCCTCAAAATCCCACCTTACACAACACTCATCCGTCTACTTAGACTAACTGAAAACTCTCTCATTATATTCTGGGTGCGCAGCACAGGCCGTCAGGCACACCAACACAACTCACCAAAACACCCCAAAAATTCACTAAATCTTTACAAAAATCGACTTTTACCATATCCCAAATTTTCTGGGAGCCCTATTTTTGCAGTCTCGTTTTTGACCACCACTTATGACCACCTTTTGACCACTACATTTGACCACCTGGGAACTTCGCAACAACTCAATAATAACTTCGTAATAACTTAATAAAAGTTATCAAACCACAACTTAAATAAAAAACCAGGAAGCCTCAACAACCTCGCAATTTCCTGAAGCTATTTTTTAGAAAGCATCATTTTTATATCATTATTTATTTCAAAATTACACTCATGATCAAAAACAGAAGCGAAAACCCCAAATTTGGTGAGGTTTACAAAGAAAAGATTACCAAAATGCCTGGTGGGTTTGGCATGATTCCTTGGGATTCTTTTAATTGCCTCAACCCAATTCAAACAGTTGTATGGCTTAAAATTTGTGAGACAGCTTACAAAACAGTTGCTAATAATTACATCACGATTAGTGAACCTTGGCTTAACAGAAATTTTGCTGATCGGTCAGAATGGAAAGATGTAATTAATACTGTACTTGACTTGGAAGATATAGGATATATTTCATGTACCATATATAAAGCATCCATCACAATACGTATAGATTATGACAACTTAAACCTCATACTTCAAAAAGTTGGCCGTGAAAGGGGTGCTGGAATGAGAATCGCAAAGCTATCGACAAACATTTTGTCTTTAAGCAACGAAGAAATTGGTTCTGCATTAATACAACCAATTTATCAAGAAAGAGCTTGCGAAACCCTTAAAAATATCATTGATGAAATATGCGAATAAGTACATTAAATCGCCTACATCATGAGAAAGGGTACATGGAAGCCTCTAAGCGACGCTTCTAAAAATCAAAATAGAAAACGAGTGAATGATTTATTTATGAGCAAAAAGAATGGATACGGACATGACAAACGACTAATTACTATCTTCTTCCAGAAAGAAGCAAAGGTATTTGACTATGTGCGCTCCACCATTCAAGCTTTTGGATCATGCATTCGTAATGACAGTAAAATTGCGAGAATGACTGCCTGCAACAGAATTGTCTGCAAAGAAATACTGGACGCTCTTGTGTACGATATGGAAATATTGCGTTACACAACTCCTCTGGATGATGATGTTGAACTGATCGAAATAAACGACGATGTATTCAACAAACTCAATGATTTGCTTTATGAAGTCTCAGATGAAGGGGCTATTGAATTACGAAAACTTATAAAATATGGTTCGCTCAAAAATGATTATAGACACCTTTTGGAAAAAATTCCAGCAAAATATCTCAGGAGTCATGAAAATGAATGTGTCGATTTTTGAACACATTATTTTCCGAATGTGTCGATTTTTCGACACACTTTTTTGGAATGTGTCGATTTTTCGACAGGCTCAAACATATATAAGAGAGAATAATATAGAAGAGAATATTTTTAATAGAAGAGTCCGCGCACGTAAACTTCAGATAAAGAGCAAGGTGTTTTCTTATTCGAGTGAGTCATACTTCCAGTTATGCGTAAGCAATATAAATTATATTCCCAGGTCTTTTAATTATATTAATCGAAACAATTATTCAAGTATATCAAGACAATTTAAGACAGTTTATATATTAAGGGGTTCTTAGGGGAAATTTTTAATTTTCGAATTTAAAACAAAAATACGATATGGAACAACAACAAAAATCAAAGACCAAAAGCGGCAGGACCGAAACCCGCATGACGGAGACGGAGCTGGCCATCAGGCGAACGACGCTTCCACTGCATTCGTTCCTGACCGCCGACGAACTATCGCTCTACTATATTTTGGACCGGTTCCCAGTTCAGAGTCCAAACGGCATCGGCGACCCGAAATTTGCCGGAGCCTTGTCATCCATCATGGGCCGTTCGCTGAAGGACACCAGGGCCGCTATCAGCTCTCTCGCAGCTCTTGGGGTGGTTCTTGCCCCAGGCACCGACACTCTTGGCATGGAATCGGTCATAGATTTCCCAGTTGTTTGTACTTTCTGCAAACAACTTGGAGACTATCCAATTGGATTCGGAAGATACCTCAGGAAGATTTCTGGAGACACCAGGGTTGATTCTATCACTCCGATGGAATATACAAAAGCATATCAGAAAATGACAAACGTAAAACATAAAAATTAAAATTATGGAGATTGATGAAATTTTAAAGAAGAAAATTGCTGAGCAACTGAAGTCCAGCAATGAAAAAGTGGAAGTACTTCGCAAGCACATCGTAAATGATGCCGGTCAGCAAGGCAGGGTTTACACAGACAGTGAGGAATGGTTTCTTGAACGTCTCGAAAGGGCCAAATCATATATTGGAAAAGCCCTGTTTGAGATTCAGAGATCGGATTTTAATGTTGAACACGAAATTCCAGAACTAATTAAAGCATGATTATGAATACGACTGTGATTTTTATTTTGGTGTGGTTGGCTGGTGCCATCATTAACTCATGTGCCATCTTATATGTGGTCAAAAAGAAGAACTGTACTTTCCAGGATCGATTGGACTATATCATATCCACGATAGTCATTTCTGGATCTTTTGTTATCGACATCATATTATGTGTCGCGTATGTGTGTTCATATATAGAGTGGTACTTAACTGACAGAAGAAAATGACACTGGATATTGGAATTTATCTTTTGGGGTACATCACAATGGTGGCCTTGTTATTGGGTTCTTATTTTAGGAACAAACCAAAGAATACAAAACTATCCGATGATGCAGCGGCGATTACGTGGTCTGTCATGATAGGTATTGGTTCGTGGCTATTTGTTGCGATATTCTTTTATGAAGTGTGGAGTGATAAAAAATTCAAAAACCGCAATGAGAATTTATGATTTACACTCTATTGGTTGTTTTGGGTTCTATTTTTCATTAGATTCATTAATTTAAAAATTTATCTCATGACAAAGAAAGAACTTTTAGAAAACAAGATCTTCCAGATGATGTCTGAAGACTCTGAAATTATTCTGGATGCACTGGGACATCACAGGGTCCGCACAGTAAGACGTGGCCAGACTCCCAGGACAGGCGACAAATATGTATTGATTTTATCTGTGAAATAGTTATGATTGAAGACAAGGAGATTTTCGATAAGGAGGCAATGGAACCTTCTTATGGTGAATACAAAGAAGATTTGGTATCCGAATACTTGTGGCTGGATTCCAAGACTGCCAAATTGTATCGGTATATCCACAGTGACGCATTTGAGAAGCTTCCAGATCTCGAAAAAGACGATCTTGGGTCTCAATTGGCCACTTATAAGACTCTCCTGAAGATTGTGGGCGACAGGGCCAGGAGAAACGGACTCTGGGACCAGATTCAAAACATCATCCAGTAGTCATAAGCTATTTATGAGTGAGCAGCAGAGGCTGAGGATGTGTTTTTCATATTAAAATTGTTTTAGGTTAGTAGTAATATTTATAGTTTTAGGTTTTTAGTTATTAGTATCACCGTTCGAGTCTGGGAAGATTTGAACGGTTTTTCTTATTAATTAAGGTTAAGTTCTGCTAAAGAATCGGGAATATTTCGTATCTTTGCAGCCTAAATGATAATCCGCATAATATGGAGGCAGACAAAGTTATAAAAGACGGTGACGTTGTTGTTTTTGGAAATACAATTGGTCACGTAATGTATGTACGAAACGGTTGGGTTGGTGTTGACGCATATTTTACGGACACGAATCACAACAATCTTTTAGTAAATCTGTTTGATATAGACGAATCAAACATAGATGTCCGATTGGCCAACGAAGATGAATCCAAGGAGTTCAAGTCTGCTTTGATGAAATTTGGGTATCACATCAAGTCAGATACAGGGAAACTCGTCAAAAGTCATTTGTGGTCAGCTGGAGAATGGGTTGAGGTCAAGTCTGGTGAATCCGTAGTAAAGGGGATTATCACTGAGTTTGACACACCAAAGTCTGTTGTCTTGTCGGCAAGTCTTGACAAGACTCTCATATATTATTCTTTTGATATTGTTTCGTCAGAAGTACGTGTCCTGAAGATCTCAGAAAAGAAAAAGGCCCTGTCTGAATTTGAGGCGGCTGGCTGGCACTGGGATCCAAAAGAGCTAAGGCCCGTCAGAATCATGCCGAGGTCAAAACCTGGCCAGATGTATTGGAGCATCACGGATAAATTTACCGTTAGATGTGAGGCAGACAATATGACTGAGAAACACAACCAACGGTATAATTCAGGAAACTATTTTGTGACACCAGAAGAAGCAAATGCAGCTCTCCAGCATTTACTTACATATCTTGATGGTCTTCGTATTCATTGTCATGACGGTCACGATGATCGTGACGGGTGCGCTTCTTTGATTGGAAATAAGGCTCTATAATACCAATACCCATTAGTGACGCAGATACAATGACTATGACTTCTGTTATTTCTGGTGCTTCGGAATGTTCCAGTGTACAGTGAATCATAACCCACAATGCACACACCCAGCCTGCAACACCACAGGCTCGTTTACTGCTTACACGTCCTTCAGAAGTCGTAAAAATCTGGCCTAATTTATTAAAAACCGCTTTCATACCTTTTATTGTAAATAGGCAGAAAGCGGTTCTTGAAGTTAGGGTTTCTTCTCCCACCAGAGGCAGCATCCGTCTCTCCAGCTTTCTCTACATGTGAGAATCAGATCTACGCATTTCTTATGTTTTCTTGGTGCCGGTTGCTTGAACTTCGCACAATTCTTACAGGTCCTTTCCGTTGACAGTCTTGGGTCTCGTTTCATATCAGAAAAAACTTTTTAGTCCCTGAATATACCAATAGTCATCAGCTGATTTCTCGCTGATTCGGCTGACAACCGATGTCTGGCCGTTATCCTTAGCCCATTGTTCCATTTTTGTGGCTGAGAATTGCGTATCTATAGAAACCATAGCTGAATCATAATTACGTATCCAACAATCGGTGATCTCTTCCAGGGTAAATTCTCCGACATCCCTGTTGATACGTTCCAGTGCCTTTGCGACTGCATCAGCAACATCCTTGACATATTTTCCTTCATATTTAGCCATCTGGAGTGCCCATACATAGCAAGCAGCCTCTATATCAGTCAGTTTCTCCCAGCCGTCATCTGTTTTTTCGGTAAGCCATACAAGTTTCTTGAAGAAAATACGGCTTAGTCTGTTTTCTTCACCGATTTCTGACAGTTGACCATCCTGAAAGTGCTTGTCCTGAATCTCATGAATACATGCTTTAATGATTTTGACAGCATCCGGATCACCAGGTGCTTCAATATCTGGGAATTTGAATATTTCTTTTGTCAGGACATCCACAGATACGTTTTCGTTTTTGGGAACGCGGTATGGCTTATCGTTGATTTTGATGGTCAATCCATTGTTCATGGCCGATACAAAATCCTCAGCGGCAGATTGAAGCATGGTCTCCAGAATAGAACCAGGTATTACTTGGTTTTCTATGTCCCACTCTTCATAATCAGGCACAATCTCTGGATCTTCGTCTTCAAAATCCATCTGATACAGCTCTTCTTTCAATTTGTGCCAGAAGAACGCCGTAAACAGCCACCATGTGTTTTTTCTGGCAGTCTCTGGGTGCTTCAGGATTGAACTGAGCGTTTCCTTATCAAAATTTTTCGAAATCCACTCCATACATTACTGAATTAAATGTTGTGATGAACTTTGTTGCGAACGTTGGATTTGACTTGGCAAAAGATATGATAACGGATGAAAACAGGTCAATCATGTTTGATCCCATTTCCTCCTTGTTTTCCATGCATCCGCATATAGACGCAATCAGATTTCTTTTGTCCTGTGATAGCAATATTGTCCTTATTTGATTGTTTATCCCGTCATGATGAACCACCAATAGGGAGTCAAGATCACAGACACTATCGCCAAGCTCAGTCAATATCCGCTCTAATTCCTCAGTTCTTTTTTGCATAGTTTTCTATTGTAATAATGTTGTAGCGTCCAGTAATGAATTCTTTGGCCTCTTCTTCTTTGTCAAAGATAGCTGGAGCCGTTGTGTCTCTACCGTCAGAAGTTTTGAGTGGAATACGTGCAGTCATCCATATTGGGAACCACCAGTAACACACAGAAACAATGTAGCCAGTAGATTGCCCCTTTGGATTGTAGATTTTGAGAATCCTAAACTTTGGTTTGAAAAAACTCTTGTTCATGACTTTTTAATTTTAAATGTGAATACTATGATGAACAAGGAATTCTGCCTTTAATCAATTTCATTTCTGGATGTACCAGATTTCTGTTTTGCCCTTTGTCATGACGCGCTTTCTGTTGTAGCCCATCATTTTAGCGAACCTTCCAAGAGCCTGGTCGCTTGGTGCCAGGATATTGTAATCCTTGTACAATTGCACCATTTCCTTTTTTGTCATTGCTTTTTTGTTCTCCATTCCATGATCTGTTTGTTTATTTTGTTAATATTGAGGTATGTATGGCATCTTTCGCCTCCATCTTTCCAGTCTTTCGGAATATTGTTTGCTGGCCCATTTTTCTCCATTTTTTCCTTGAAATAGAATGCACATGTATATCTGTCAAGACATAATGTTCCGTGACACTCAAACGGACCTTCTTTTAGAGGTGTTGCGAATGATTTGTCTACGAATATTGCAGTATCTGGAGTCTTGAATGCCGGTGGCGGTGTTCCAACTTCCCATACGTCATTGGATTTGTAGACTTCCAGTGTTTTGAGATTCATTATTCCGACGGTCTTTCCTTTGCCACCAAGGAAATCACCGACTTCTTTTTCTTTGCAATATGGATAAACTTTATATACGACACCACCGATAACTTCTTCTTTGGCACATGGATCTATTTCGCGTGACATCCAGGCGGCACATGCTCCGCATACACCTTCCTCAAACATGATTCTGCGTATCATGGATCTTTTAGTGAAGAAGAAACAGCTATATACTGCTCCACAGACCCTGCATGTACCTATGTTTTCGTGTCTCATACTTCTATCATTTCATATACTTCCGAAAGCTCTTCATCACGGATTCCAAGATACCTTCTTGTGATAGATATGTCAGAGTGATTGTAAATCTCTGAAAGCAAAGTCAGGGCTTTATCTGTGCATCCGTTCTTATCCCAGTATTCTCTCCCGAATGATTTTCTGAATGAGTGGCTACTGAAGTTGCCAACTTGGATGTTGTATTTCTCCTTCCATTCTTTCATGAGGCGGTCTATGTACTGTTTTGTGTATGGCTTTCCTGAGCGCATATTCAAAAAGATATAAGTATGCATATCTGGAGAGCCATTCATGACATAGAGGTTCTGAAATGTGCTTTGTGTTTTTTCAGAAACGACTATTTTACGCATTTTTCCGGTCTTCTGTTCGTTTAGGACAAATTTTTCCTTAAGGAGTTTGTCCCATGTCAGTTTTAGAACATCGGATATACGGAGTGCTGTTCCCTTTGCCACACGCGAAAACGTTTCACCAAGTACATTGTTGTCATTGTGTAATCCAGTGACGAGCTTGTGGTATTCATCAACACTCAAATAGTCTGCCTTTGTTGATTGATTTTTCTTACTCATTTTGTATTTGTTTTATTTTGGGTGCAAATTTAGAAACAAAATAAAACAAAATCAAGCAAAATTGGCAAAACGAAACAAATAATTAGGTTTGTTTAGATTGTTTAACAAGAACTATTTTACACAAAAAGCCCCCGCACCTTGAACTCCAACACAAGAGGTAGCGGGGGCCGACGAACGAGAACAGGGTTTCGTCAGAGGTCTAACCAGTCGTTAGCGAAGATGTCTTCCCATGTCGGCTGATAGTATGTTGCTTTTGCTTTATCACCCATAGGAGTGATTTTCAGAACCTGATGGTGATAATACAAGCCTTTCTTCAGACTCAGGAGTTCCTTTGTCTTTTTGTTTAGGCTTGTCATGTTCGGAATCACATCTGGTTTGATATTGGTTGGTATTTGCATCGTTATGATGCTGCCGTCATTCCATCTGGTGAACACTTTTCCCTTCTGAAGGCCATCAATGACCTCTGCGAAAGAGAAATACTTAACAGGTAGTGGTGCTTTCTGTTCCATAATCTATTATTGTTTAGTTGTTACTTAACTCCTGTGTGTCCGAATCCTCCATCGCCACGTTCAGAGTCATCCAGCTTCTCTACAGGAACAAATACGCCCTTTGTGTATTCCGTGATAACCATCTGTGCAATACGTTCGCCAGGATTGATTGTGAATGACTCACCGGACAGATTGATAAGGATTACTCCAATATCTCCTCGATACGATGCATCAATTGTTCCTGGAGTATTCAGGACCGTGATTCCATGTTTCAGTGCCAGTCCGCTACGTGGTCTGATCTGAGCCTCGTAACCTTCTGGAAGCTGAATGTGTAATCCAGTTGGGATAAGAGCGCGAGATAATGGCTTCAATACTACAGGTTCGTCAATATTCGCTCTCAAATCCATTCCTGAGCTGTTAGGATCCGCATACTCTGGAAGCTTCTGCTTGCCAGTGTTTACTGTTTTGATTTCAATTGCTTTCATAATGTTTCTTGTTTTTTACCAGGGGTCGTTACTTTCTTTGTACTTGTGATATTTTTTCTTTGGAGGTTTTGGCTTCCTCACTTTTCGAGGTTTAACCTTGTTCGTAAAGGTGTAGTGTTTATATTTGCTGCCCTTGATTTTCTCAAATTCGCTTTCCAGAAGAATTCCTGTTTTCTTTTGAGATCTGGTTGCGTAGATGTATCTATCAACATTGCACTCTTTGTCGAATTCAAGAAGTTCATCATTTCCTATATCATCAACATCAATCATGATGTCTTTTGGAATGTACCGAATATAAAACCCCTTGCAGCAAACCCTTTCTCCTCTGATTGCCCTACTGATTTCGCCGGTGCCGACATTCATCAATTTTGCCAATTGACTAACGCCGCTTGCGACTGCCACCAGTTTAAGTTGCGGGTCGAATATTGCTATTTTTTTTGCTGTCATTTTTTAAGTTTTGAAAGAGTTCAGCGGGGAGCCTTGATTGTGCGAGTTCCATAACGAAACTATCACTGAAGGCTATTCCGTTTGTCATTACATCATCAACAAGGTCATTGTAGTAAACCATGATGTTTGGGTCAACATACATCAGGAAAATATGAGTCAGTATTTCGTGATATAATTCGTCGCCATTTGGATTGGCATAGAACAATTCTGCCGTACTTACCCCATATCCTTTTGCAAGTGACTCGATCCAGAACCTCATGGCCCTGGAGAACGTTCTGTAATCGTCTTGGCGTTCTAATGTCCTGAGGTATTCAGAGGCATTAAAGACGAGTTGCTTGTTCTCCAGGTGTCCGAACTTCAGCGCGGGCACGTCCGAGATTCCTACCTCATCGCATATTAGTTCTTTTGCCAGTCGGTTTAGTTTGTAGTCCATACCTTACATGTTAGCATACTCTCTTTGGATGGATTCCAATGTCGATGGGAGGATGAATGCAGATGTGAAAGCCATAATCTTTGTTGCCGTAATAGTGGCATCAGGATACAGCTTTTTAGCATAAGACTCTGCTTCGCCAGTTGTTGCTGCTGGAATGAACATTGAGACCTTGTTCTTTTTCTCCTTGCCGTTTTCATCAGTGTACGGATCATCAAGATTTACCTGATAGAAATGAAAATCTTGAGATTCGAGATACATTTCTGCAAACCCATCGAAGAGGTCTGGTTCGGTAATAATGCAGTCGTTTGTGTGAAGGTCGTTAATCTTCAGGCGAACGATCTCTGGCTTAACGGGCATGTGCTTATCCCATTGTTCGTCATGAATCAGGGCATAAGCCAATTTTTCAGCGTCTGTGTAGTTGGCACATTCAGCAAGAATTTCCTGCTTTTGCTTCTTCATGTCACCAGTTTGGGCATCCTCAGCCTGATACTGGAATTTTAATACGTAAAAATCTGTTACTGTAACCATAATAATTAATGTTTGGTAAATTGTTTTTATTGAAATAGATTATATGCCGCAAGGTACGTTGTTAATTTAACATACATTATTATTCTATCGGCATTTCCGAAAGTTACTATTTGTGAAAAACTATCTGCGTAAGTGTTTATTTTGGTATGTTTTGTGCCATCTGTTTTTACTGATAATTGGTGTTTTGCACCCAACATGGGAGTTTTTGGAACCCTATTTACAAGAAATAGGAATTATTCTCATGAGAAAAAGAACCGAGACAAATTCGCATGGTCAGTTTTTCAGCGATGACGCGCTTATTTCTGAATACAGGACCATTAAAAAGACCATCCAGGATTATGTTTTCGAAATCATGAAACATAATCGTTTCAAGAGTACCGTCAGTTATACAAATGATGGCACCATACTTGATGACCGTTCAGGACTTATTGATTTGTATGAATCAATTGTGACTCAGGATGCCCATCTTGCAGGAGTCCGTGAAACACTGGAATCCCAGTTGACAGACGAAAGATATATGTTAGCAACTCCAGATGGTAAGGGTGGTTGGATACGTGATGACGAAGAATCCAACAAAATCCAGGGGTCACAATTTGAAAAGATCATTCAGGGTGTTGTTGATTCGAGAGCATACGGTTACACTTGTCTGGAGATTATGCCACGATTTATAGAAATCAATGGCGTTAAGCAGTTAGCGGAAGTTAATAACATCGAAAGACGAAATGTGCTTCCAAATCAGTCTCGTATTGTTCAGCGTCAGGGAATCTGGCTTCCAGGTTGGGATCTGGAGAACGAACAATATAGGGATAATTACATTTTGATAAATACTGGTGGTCTTGGTTATCTTGCAAGTCTTGTTGCTATTGTCTTGGCTAAGAAATTCACTCTTGGTAACTATATCGGATTTGGCCATACATACGGACAGCCGATCATTCATGGCAAAACCCCATCAGAAAATGACAACGATAAGCGAAAGCTGGCATCAGATATTGCGAAGAGTTCAGAAAAGCGAGTTCTTGTGACTGGAATGGATGACACCATTGATGTTAAGACATTCACGGTTTCAAATTCAGAGCGCGTCTTTATGGGACTTATAAACTATGTCGATCAGGATGTGTCGAACCTAATTTTAGGTTCAGAATCTGTTGCCGGTGAAGTACAGGCATACGCTGGTTCTGCAAAAACACATGAAGATGTATATCGTGCCCGTATTAAGAAAAACCGCCGTTATGTTGAAAATGTCATGAACGAACAGATAATTCCTCCGCTTCAGCGCATGGGATTTATCAAAAAAGGTGTTTATTTCAAGTATTCGAACCAGATTGAGATTTCCACTGAGAATAAGATTAAGTTGTTCAATATGTTGACAGACAAATATGAGGTGGCTCCAGAAACCATCGATAAGGAATTTGGTGTCAAGGTTGGAGAACAATTTAATATTGGCATGTCTGGTGGCGGTCTTGGTGAAGGTGGCTGGGGTGACAATGATCATGGGATTATGTCCGACGAAGAGTACATAAAACGTTACGGCCATCCCAGAGGTACGAATGCCAGGATAAATTTTCTCGAAGGGAAGTAAGGAACAGGGTCTGCTTCTCTGAAATATACAATTCCCTGAGCGATGATGAAAAGGTCAAACATGAATCAGAGGCTAAAAAGCTTCTGGCAGCATTTATGGCCGTTGTCAAATGTATCAATCTTGATGCCGACGTTGACCAGGCACTTTATGAATTGATGGAGCTTCGTGCAGAGTTATCTATCAATTATTTGTTGGCTGGACTGAATCTGGATGTCGATGATGCAATGATGCTTTTGGAGAATCTTGAAGATGACAGTCTTACTCAGCAAGAGAGAGATATTCGTGACAGGCTTGTTGCAGGCATAGATAATCTCATCGAGTTCTCAGTGTGTGCAGAATATCAGGCTTTCATGGAACTTCCAGACGAAATTGATATGGATGACCCAGATAACATGGCCGAATATGAGGAATTGAGCAACAAATATCATTTGAGGTATGCCAGTGTAGAACATAGTGATATTGAATACTCTGCTGGTATTGCATTAAAATGGGTTACATTCTATTCCGCTGCAACGGTTTTGACATACATGACAATGAATGATGACAGGGTTCGCCCTTGGCATCGTCAATTGGAAGGGTTCTCAGCACCAAGAGACCTGTTTCCGTCATGGATGATACCGCCAATTGAATGGGGGTGCCGCTGTTATCTCGAAGATGTTTACGGAAATTCTGTGGAGAACAAATTGCCGTCTATATATAATAAGGTGCCTCATAAGCCGAAAGAGCTTGATAATGTATTCTCTGAGAGTCTTGCAAAGTGTGGCAGGATATTTGGGAAGAGCCATCCTTATTTCAATGTTCGTAAAGAGCATAAGGAGAAACTGGCTGGGTATGTTGAACGAATAAAGGAGAAATGGTATGCCAAGAAAGTTCTTTAATTTCAGACGAGGAAATGCTCCCAAAGGACATACCAAGCCTATCACCAGGCAATATTTTTCAGGCCCGTCGCATTTTGTAGATGCACAAGGTAATACGATTACCACCGCTTCCCATCCGCAATACATAAATCCGAATACTGGCCAACTTGATTTGTGGAGACTTAGAAATGCTCAGAAGATGGGTAAAGTAAATGAGTTCCCGAATCAAGCTGGAAGCAGTATTGCTGTGACAATGGAACAGGCCGCAATGCATTTGAGAAATATCGCATCCAGAAAAATCAAAGTGCAGGCCCTAACATTTGAAGTAAAATTGGCCAAAGAAGCTGTTGAAGTGTTTAAGCGTTCATTTTTGGAGAATAAATTTCGCAATTATGGCTCACAGCCTTGGAAGAAGTTGTCTCCATACACAATAAAACAAAGACGTAAATTCGGTACAAATCCGAATCATATACTGAGGGATACAGGTACTATGATGAAGTCCATCCAGGTTGTAGATGGTAAAGGGCTTGTGCGTACAAACCCAAATGCTTATGGTACATCAAGAAGAAACCAAGGTGTCTGCTATGCCGGAATTCATAATGACCCTCAATTTTTTGGCGCAACCAATATTGCTGCAAGAAATCACCATGTCCCACAACGACAGTTTATGGGTCATTCTTCCTATTTAAGAGAGGAGGGCTGGGTTCTCTCTGAGTTGTATTTGTTTGATGAACTGTTTACACCGATAGTATGATTATACCTAAGAAAAAATTGCAGACCGATCCTCAGGAGATTCCTGTTCCTGAGAAACTTCAGATACCCAAAAATGGACTGATTGCCGTTTATCATGCCATTAAGGAGATTCTGGAACAGGTTCGTTGGGATTACTATGATCCCAATAGCGAGAAGATTTTTAAGACCGTAATGATGAATCGCGGTCAGTTTGAGCGTATCATCAGAAAAGGTGGTAACTCAGAATATGCGCTTGGATTCCCAGCTGCATTTGTTGAATTCACGAATTGGAGGTATTTGGTACAACAGCAGCGTATTAATGAGGGTAGAGCTAATATGCAAATCAAATTTGTCATGAACCGACTTAACAATCAGGATCCAGACACTTTTGATGCAGATGGCAATGTTGTTGAATATCGTGAAACTGAAGTCGAATATGTAGCTCAAATTATTAATCAGTTTATCCAAGAACTAAAATACAAATATCCAGCTCTTTCTGAGCGAGTCAATTTGACTTATGTGGACCCATTAGAAAGTTTTGATAATGGACTTCAGCCATGTTGGATTACGTATGAGGTGTGGTTCCGAGAAGAAAGCATTTATGCTACAAGATGGCTCAGAAACACATATATCGTATTTCCACCATATACTAATCATAGTGACCAAAAAGAAGACTATAATCAGAACGGTCATGATAATTATGACCATCCTGAATTACATAAGGATCATTCAAAATTCATTGATGTTGATGGTGAACCACCAGTTGATCCATACGAAGATTGGGAAATGCCTGAAGGTGGTGAGAAAGAGATTGAAGAAGACAATGGGGGTGAAACTCCAGACTCTTCTGAAAATTCAGAAAACACCTCTGACACTGTGCCTTCTGAGCCATAAAACAACACAGGAAATCAAATACTCACTATTTAAAGAAAAACGAAATTATGACAAAAGAAGAATTGAAATTTGTACGCGGTAGCCTTAAACAGGGCGAACCAGCAGAGATTTTGTTCTTTGATGATGTGGAATGGTGGAGCTGTGACCGCTTCCTTGAAGAGTTGCAGTACATTATTGACTGTATCAATCCTTCAGAGATCAATATTCTTATCAATTCTGCTGGTGGCAATGTTGTAGAGGGTATGAAAGTCTTTACGAAGATTCTCAATTGCCCGATTCCTACAAGGACAACCATTGCCGGTATTGCTGCATCAATGGGTTCTGTTATTTGGGCAGCTGGTCAAAAGCTCTATATGAGCGATTTTTCACTGTTGATGATTCACAATCCTTGGATGGGCGCAGACATGGATGATCCTAACAATCGCCAGATTATTGAAGCTTTTAAAAAACAGATAACGACTGTATATTGCAAACGTTTCGGTTTCTCTGAGGACAAGGTTAAGGAAATCATGGACGGCCAGCCTGGTTGCAATGGAACATTCTTGACAGCTCAGGATGCGGTTGATCAGGGCTTCATTCCTGCTAACCATGTAATTGAAACACCACAAACCATTAAAGATAAGGTTGCAGCAGCGGTTAAGGGTAACACTAATTCTGCTTCTGTACAGGCAATCATGTCTCTGGTTCTTGGCCAAAATTACCAACAGCAGCCACAATCGGCTATTTCTGATAAAGAGCCGAAAGGCAATGATAACATTAATTCACAAATAAATCAAAAGAAAATGGAAGAACTGAAAGTAGTCGCTTCGCAGCTGGGTATCCAGGGCGAGGTTTCGCTTGAAAAGGTTTCCGATGCCATTCTTCAGTTGAAGCAGGGCAAGGCCGACCTGAAAAAGGCAAGCGATGAACTGGCAACAGTTAAGAATGAACTGAACGACCTGAAGATCAAGCATGAGGCTGAGAAGGCCACCAGTGCTTCCCTTCAGAAATCTCTCGACGAAGTGAAGTCTGAGCTTCAGACTTACAAGGACAAGGAAAAGGCTGAGCGCACTGCCGCTATCAATGCTATGGTTGACGAGGCAATTGCTACTGGCAAGATTTCTGCCGAGGCAAAGGCAAGTTGGGTAGCAATGGCTGAGCAGAACTTTGACATGGTGAAGAGCTCTTTGGAGTCAATCCCCGCACGTCAGCAGCTGTCTAAGCAGATTGCCGGTGCTCCTGAGAACCGTCAGGCCGCTCAGGATGGTGCCTTGACTGAGGAGCAGAAGATCCAGGCTCATGTTGAGTCTCTGCTGCCTGAGGGTTTTGCCTTCAAGAAGGTGTCTGACCTGAAGTAAGCGTGTGACCAAATAATAAAAGTAATCATTAAAAAAGTAAAGAGAATATGCCTAACACAGTAAACATGAGTGGTGTTCGCGCAGACGGTTCTTTCCAGTTTAAAGACAACCAGTATTCTGGTGAGTTCCTGGAGGATCTTCTCGTTTACACTGCCTCCGAGAATGAGACCTACAAAGAGGGTCTGATTCACATTAAGACTGGTGTCCAGATGAAGTATAGCCTGCCTCTTGTGCAGTTGGGTAAGATCATCCAGGACCACGTTGCAACACCAAGCTCTGACCAGAGCGGCAACGACACGGGTAAGTACAAGTTCACCGAGCGTTACTTGGAGCCCCAGGATTTCATGGTGTACTTCGAGTTCAATCCCCGTGACTTCGAGAAGTATTACAAGTGGTTCCAGCCCGATGGCAACCTCGTTTTCCGCACCCTCGACCCGAAGATTCAGGCCGTGATGGTTCGTCTCCTGATGGAGAACAAGAACGAGTATATCGACAACAGTATCTGGATGTCTGCCAAGGGCGGTGCTTCTGCATCAAAGATCACCACTCCTACCGGTGACGATTATGAGGAGATTGGTGGTGATGTAGACGCTGGTCCAATGAAGTATTTCGACGGTGCCATCAAGCGCATCATCGACAACAACATTGGTCTGGATGGTGACAAGGATCCTCGCAAGGCCGTTGTTGCCGGTACTACCGCTTTCTCTACTGGTGCAGACGTAGAGGCAGCTCTGCGTACCATGTGGCGTAAGACCCCGACCAAGATTCGCAAGAAGGCATCGTTTGTCTTCGTGATGGACCAGAACAGCTGGGATCTGTACGACCAGTACCTAACCGACAAGACCGTCAAGTACACGGACAACACCGAGATGAACCAGTACCGTTTCAAGGGAAAGCGCATCATTCCTCTGAACGCTATTCCTAAGGATACCATCGTAGGTGGTGTATTCACCAACGGTATGGATTCTAACCTCTGGATGGCCGTTGACTACGCTTCAGATGAGAACGTTCTTCAGATCGACAAGCTCCAGAACAACTCTGAGCTGTACTTCTTCAAGATGCTCCTGAAGGTTGACGTGAACATCGTTCGTCCTGGTGAGATCGTTATCTGGACTCCTTACGTATCGAGCGCAACTGTGACCTATACAGCTGTTTCGAGCACGACTGGTAAGAATCCTGCCGACGAGGGTTGGTACGAGCGCAGCGGCTCTGAGGGCAGTTACGTTTACACACTGACCAAGGACGTTGCTCCTGCCGCCGGTAAGACGTACTATCAGAAGGTTGTTTCTTAAACACCTGAAGTCGCATAGGTAAAGCGGAGGGGACACGCTCTCCTCCGCTTTTTTCTAAGTAAAACTCAAACATAAAGTAGTTATGGCAAGAAAGAGTACAACAAAGGCCGTTAATGAAGAGGCCGAGAAGAAGGAAGAGCAGCAGCCCACTCCAGAAACTCAGCAGGAATCCGTACAGGGGCCATCTAATGAAGCCGAAACACCTACTGATGAAAACTCAGAAGGCACCGTAAAGGCACCAGAAGAGAATCCTGAGGAAAACCAAGAAGAGAATCCTGGTAAGGGTTCAGAAGGTGAGGTGAAAAGCCAAGCTCAGATAACTGGTGAGCAGTTTTCTTCAATGATGGAAGCTCTTGTTGAAGCCAAGAAGATCGTTCCTGGTGACAACATAACCAAGAAAGTTTCAGACTCCCTGGAGCCACTTGATGAGGAAACATTGACCCCAGAAATTATCATCGACACGTTGAATGAGGCTGGTCTTACAGCTTTTGCAGATGCTTTCAAACGTGTTTGCAATGGTGAAGATGTGTCTTTGGTGGCATCTGAATTTGTTGTTCCTGATCCCAAGAAACCCGCTTCTAAGACTCAGAAAGTCGCAAAGGAGCCAGTTGACAAGGCAGAGCAAGAGCGTATCGACGGAATCCTGAAGATGTATCCTCAGTACGCTGAGCTTTACATTGATTCTAAGGGTGGCGTTTTCACAGTGAACACTCCAGAGTCTGTAAGGGGTAACGCCAAGCTCTACACTAACAAGTATCACAAATAATTAAAAAAAGAAGAACAATATGGCAAAACATGGTGGAGTCTTTATGACTAATGTTGATGGCTATACCGCCAGCAACACCGTACCTTCCGAGAACATCGGTGGTCTTTTGTTCGATATTGGTAGGCGCGAGAATCCATTCTCAGGATACTCTGTTGCTCAGGCCAAGCTGGGTAATCGCCAGGTAGTTGAAATCAACTCTTTGGAAGATGCTATTCAGTTGGGTATTGAGGAAGGCGGTCTCCTTGGTGGTGTCGCATACTACCATATCGAGAAATTCTTCGCCCTTGCGGGATCTGGCCAGCGTCTATTTATCATGTTCGCTGACTGTACCTCGAACTTCAATGCTATCGAGGACATGCAGACTGCCGCCAAGGGTCTGTGCTTCCACATCGGTCTTTGGACTGAGCAGGAGCTGTTCACTAAGGTGAATGATGACTATCGCCTCAATTCATGGGTATCCTCTGTAGAGACTGTCTGTGAAAAGCTGGGCGGTCGCATCAAGAAGCAGGGTGAGAACTATGTCAACTATGACGGAAACGCACAGGTTGTCGTAGTGATCAATGCTAACCCAGGCTACATCACCGATGGCCAGTCAGCTATCAAAGAGATTGACCTTACGAAGCTTCCGAATGCTATCAGCTCTTGTCCTTATGTGGCTATTTCACTTGGTCAGGAGAGTTCTGATGATGTTCACACGATGCAGCTTCACAACCACAACCAGTGCCCCGTTGGTAACATCGGTATGGCTCTTGGCGTTTTGGCTGTTGCTCCTGTGCAGCACTCTATCGGTTATGTGGCTAATTACAACTTGTTCGCTGCCTGCCAGTCTGCTGAGCTTGGTTTCGGTAACCTCTCTACTACTGGTGAAGGTGCTCAGATTGCCTGGGCTGCAAATGCATCGTTCACTCACATCGACACTCTCACATACACAAAGCGTAACACCCAGATCATTCAGAAGGGTTTCATTATGCTGACCAACTACGATGGCTATGAGAATGGCATCTATTTCAGCGGTGACACCACCCTGAGCGACGGTGACTTCCGTACTATCGCCCGTTGCCGCACAATGGCCAAGGCCCGCCGTCTGGTCCGTATGGCTCTGTTGCCTTATGTGAATGCCCCTGTACAGGTGAACGCATCCACCGGACTGCTTTCAGCGTCTCAGATCACTACGTTCAAGAACCTCATCGCCAGTGCTCTTGACACTGGAATGGTGAATCCTGGAAGCTCTGTCTCTCAGATCAGTGGGCGTACTGTCAACATTGACGCTAACCAGAATGTGTTGAAGAATGACGAGCTCATTATTGACTTTGGTATCGTTCCTGTAGGTACGACAACCATCATCAATGTGACTGAGCACTTCACCACCAGCACACAAGCGTAATCAATTAAAAAAGTAGAAAGAATATGGCACAGATTAATCATGTTGCATGTAGCTGGAGTATGATAGAGCTCCAGGCTCCTGCTTTGGGTGAAGACATCTTCGTGAACTGTACCGCAATCAACTGGAATGCGGCCCGTACCGTTGAGACCAATTACGGTCTTGGCGGTCAGCCACGTTCTCGCGGTTTCGGTAACAATGAGCTGAGTGCGTCTATCACTCTTGACGTGGCAACGATGATCATGCTCCGCAATCTCGACAGCAACACAGGAAAGACCCTGATGTCGCTTGGAGAATTCGACCTCATCGTCAGCTGGATCAGTGACATCATGCAGAACACTCCTGAAGAGGCCGTTACGTTGGCTGGATGCTTCTTCTCTGAAGACGGCATGGAGGCCAATCAGAATGATACGAACATCACCAAGCAGTACGACTTGCATCCGTTCCGTATCTTCACGGATTCTTCAGCACAGACTGACCGCTCTGCCGAGCTTTATGCTGGCAACTAACCACGACGGTTTATGTTTGGTAGTTTGGACGGAAGGCACTCAAATCGGGTGCCTTCTTTTATTTTGTACCCCATTTAATCAACCTCCATATTTTCACCTATTCTATTTATAAACGACAACAAACATCAAACCGTTTTTAAAAAATTGTACAATTATGGCAGAAAACAATGAGTTGATTCTCACTCCAGAACTGGAGGAGACCATTAAGGCAAAGTGTGAGGCAATTAAGGCTAAGCAGCCCAGTATCAAACGTGTTATCCCCGTCGTTGTGGAAGGTAATGTAGATGATGGCGAGAAGCCATTCTATGTAGCCTACATGAAACACCCTGACATGAAGGCATTCTCGAAGTTCATGATGACCAACAGTGCCAACAGTATCATCGCCCAGAAGAATCTGGCCAAGGACTGTTTTATTGACGGTGACAAGGAGCTTCTGGATGACGATGACCTGTTCCTGATGGGCCTGATGCCAAACCTCAATGTGCTTATTGAGGCACGTAATACGAAGATCGTAAATTTATCGAAAGCCTAAAGGTCGGCGATGGCGACATCGATGCTTTTAGGCAAAGGTACATTTTGATCGCGCATTACTTTCCAGGTATCAATCTTGACGAATTGGATGAATGGGGGTTTGCATTCTGGAGCGAAAATGCCCAGTGGATGCACTCTCAGCAAATTCTGATTCAACAAGCAAACATGATGGGAATGTTGGGAGGAGGTGGTGGAGCACCGAAACAGCAATCGGCACCGAGACCTCCTGGACGATGAAAAAGGCCCACTGCATTAACTTGTAGTGGGTCATTTTTATCTATTTAATAGAAAACGATTATGGCTGGTATTAATAGATTCACGATAGATTCTCAGAAGAGTAATCAGATTACCGGGATTTTTAACGAAACCGTGTGTGGGCTTGTGTTCGATATTTCAAAACGGAGCAATGTGTTTGGAAATTTCCCATTGGCACGTCAGCATTACGAAAGCGGAAGGATTTGTGAGCTAACAAGTATGGACGATGTGATTGCGTCTGGAATTACCGAGAACGGAATCATGAATGGTGTTCCATATTATCATCTGAAGCATTTCTTTACGATGGCTTCAAAAGATACATCCCCACACTCAATATATGTTGTTTTTGAGAATTGTAGTTCGAATTTCCAGGTGTTCAATCGGATGATGCAAGTTACAAATAAGAAAATATATCAGTTTGGCCTTTGGACTGAGAAAGATATATTTGCATATTATGGTGACGAGCTGATTTCGCCATTATTGACACAATTGGATGAAGATTTGTTCTCATATAAAAGTGAGACTCCAGAATCAGAAGACTATGATCTGGATATTCCGTTTAATGTATTTGTGTGTGCAAATCCAACAAGAACACAATTGATTGATACTTTTGTGTATTTAACAGATAAACAAGGCGCAAGACTTAAAAAGGAAGACGGTGGGTATCTTCTTGCAAATATATTGCCTAATAATCAGACATTTGATTACAGAACGCTCCCAGACATTACCAAATACAATATACCAGGTTTATCTGTATTGCTTGGCCAGGAAAGGAGTGATGCTGTACATGTCATGCAGAACAAAAACGTCAACCAGACTCCAGTAGGTTGTATTGGTGCAGCTCTTGGTGTAATGACATTGTGCCCAGTAGAATATTGCTTGGCAGACAACTATCTATTTAGTTTGCGAGATATTATTCCTGAAGCAGAACTTGGTTTTGGAAATGATTATACTCCAATACAAAAATTAGGGTATATCCGAAGAAATGCCTTGGATGCATCTGGATACATATTTTTGACTGATAAGGACGGATATATCGGAGAAACATTTTTTTCGAGTGACAAGACTCTTGGGAACCGCGATTATTGTACTTTGGTTAGGTGCCGCACTATCAATAAAGTACAGAGAATTGTACGGAATATATTGATAAGCTATGCCAACGGAGCAGTAAAAGTCAATCCAGAAACAGGTACTATATCACAGACACTCGCAAAGGCAATTCAGAATGACATTTATAAGGAAATTGACGCATATATGGGAATCAGCAGTAGTCTGAAAGGTGCAGCCCAACTTGATTTCAGATATGTGAATATACCACTTGAACAGGATCTCCAGAACAACACTTTGTTAAAAGTAGAGGTTGAAATAAAACCTGGAAATCATGTTGAAAGTATTAAATTCGTAGCTGAAACAACAACTTCTTGACATTTTTTGATATAGATTATTGATTTTTGTGCAGGCGTAATTGTGAAATTGCGCCTGTTTTAGTTGACGCGCTGCCTTCTTAGTGGCTATTTAAAATAAAAGTAAGTTATGGCAGATGTAAAGCAATATATTGTTGAGTATCTTGTACAAGCGAACGTCCAGAATGCAGTTCAGAACCTGAGTGGTCTGACTGGAATGATGGAAGAGTTCCAGGCCAAATATGGTGCTGGTCTAAGACAGTCAAGCGTAGCAGCTGACCGAATTCTAAATCGGCAAA